TTATTTTTTCTTAAACTGGTATATTTTCTTACCAAACACTTTATAGTAAGGTGGAATATCAATTAAATAATCAAATAATTTCCAATCAATATAATCAAGCATAGGAATAATTGCAGCTACAATAAACATCCAACAACCAATAAACATTAAATTTATTTGTGAATTCCAAAATGAGAATGGTAAATTTCTATAATCCCATATATGATAGTCATAATTAATTATATTACCGACAAATCCTTCCATCAATGTTGAATATGTAGTACAAACCATGATTTGTATTAGATAATCTGTCTCATATGTAAACACATTATTGAAAAACATAACAAATAGACCAATAAAACCTGCTAGAAAAAACATACTTAAATCGGTTCTTTGTCGGAATGCCATCTCTATAAGAAGATATAATCCTCCACAGAAAGAATATGCAAATATGCATTTACAGATAAATTTAAGGATTTTCTTAACTATTTTCATGATAATGCTCCTTATTCTGTTGCAATAAATGCTTTTGCAACAGATTGTTCATGCTCCATAATTGTATTATATGTATTCAAATATTCACCAGTTAAGTCCTGACCATATGCAATAGATTCAACTTCAGCCTTTTCCTTTAATGATTTTACATATAATTTTAATTGATTAGCATATGTAATATTATGAGCTTTATTCATTTTCTGAGTCATATAAATCTTTGTAATTTCTTCTACCGTATATAATTTACAAGAACCATTATCACAATGATATGATTGCTCCATCTTTGTAGATTTTGCCATTTGTGCTATATCATCAATATTAGCTTGATCTTCAATTGTATAAGAAAAATGTTCTGTCTTACCATCTATCTCAACATCGACACCACTTGTAATCATCTTATTACAAATTGTATTTAATTCAGAAATTTTATTTGTTTTAATGTTTTCCAATGTTTCAATGATAGGTTCTGTTGGTTCTGGATTTTCAGGTGTAGGTTCAACATATTTATCCCCTGTAGAAAGGTAGTAAGCATTATCTGTTGATTCTACATATATAGTTTTATAATCACTATAATCTGCCATAATACTATCATTAAATTCATTAATTATTGAAAATCCATTTGTAATAATTTCGTTTGGAATAGCTTTTTCTGATTCAATTTTAATGACATCATCTTTAACCCGTGTCATTCTGACATTAAAGATAATATCATTTTTATTAAATTTTATTTTTTCCATTGATTTTTTATTCCTTTCTATATTTTTATGTACGACAAAAAAGCCCTTATTATAAAGGGATAGTTGCTTTTATATATGTGCTTATGCAGAATATTTCTGATAAGATGCTTTTACATTTGATTAATAACGGACAAATATCATATTGCAATATAGGTCATTAACAGTTGTAGCTCCACTTGAGATATTTTTATAATGTAACCTTAATGTACCATCACTATTTGGCACATTGGATACCCTTACTGGAATAACGTAATTATTTGAACTAGTTCCTCCAATGCCTAACACACATTTATAGTTTTTAACAGTCGGTACGGAAAAATATATTTCTGCACCCTGTCCGGCAGCAATTGATGTGGCAGCATATATTTTTACTGATTTAATGATTACTATAGAACTTAAATTTGTGTTTAATTTATTAACTTGTGACTGTAAATTATATCCACCAGCAGCCGATAAAGCATAGTTATCATTGTTTGTATTTAAAGAAGAAGTAATTCCATTAATTGCACCAAGAGTAGTTTCTGCGTCACTTCCGTTATTGAATTCTACTTCTGATGCCTTTTGCCATTCGCTAAACAACTGATATCCGTTATCTGTTTTTATATATCTCTTAGCTTTAAAAATAGTAGATAAAATACTCATTTCATGTCCTCCTATTTAGAAAAAGGTTGTACCCAAAATACTTTCCCAACCATTTGTTCATCTGTTGGTTTTTCGAGAGAGTAAAAGGTATCCTGATCAGCAGTAAGATTGAGAACCCATATTGCAAGTTCCTGTGTTTTCTTTTTTAAAGAATTAAAAATAGAGGCTCTACCGCCTCTATCAATATTTGCATTATTCAATTTTTCAACAGCAGACGAGAAGTTACCAGAAGTTATATCCTCGTTATAAGACTTCAATACATCCATATCATCCGCCTGTAAATCACTGACTGGTATTCTGGTTGTATTTAATTCAGCCAATTTAATTCCTCCTTTTAATCCAATGGTTGTATCCAAGATGAACCAGTATCATAATCTAATGTTGGTTTATCTTTTGATACAACTGTCCCTGATAATCGTTTTGTGTATATTCCGATATTTTGTATTTCTTCAGCAAGTAAATTAAAATCAGCAGCATTTACTTCATAATCATCCAATTCAGGATGGTCATTTCTTAATGCTTTTGCTTTATTTATTTTATTATTTTCTATGAGTGAATAGATTTGCATGACAATATCCTTTACAGAATCGTCAATGTCTTTTTTATCATTCATAGACAAAATTGAGTCTGGAAATAAACTTCCAGACTCTCTTGAATAAGTTATTGCCATATTAAATTCTCCTATTCGTATAATTGCAAGAACCGATACATTGTAATAGTGCTAGTACCGTCTGCAAAATTATCAGATTTTGATTTTACAACATAGGAATATGTTGTTTTTTCTTGTTGCTTTTTATAGTCTAACTTTACATTTACATCTAACCAAGGTAGCAGAAGAGTGGTAATAGTTACTGTATCATACATCGTAGTTGTAGACCTGTTGCTATATTTTGCATTCTGCATGGCAACCGACTCGGAAATAATATTGTCATACTCATCACCAGACTTAGAATCTAAAACTTCTCCCATTCTTTGCACACAAAATGGTGAAAAATGTTCAACTCTAAAGACTATATTTTTCTGCTTTACGTTATAAACCTTAGAAAAATAAGCCTTTGTATAATATGAATCATTTTCATTATTAGTTAATACACATAACGCATGTGGCTGATATACACCAAGATAATACGCAACATATTTATCTTCAATTTTATATATTTCAACTACAGCAGTTTCGTCTTTTAACAGTTCTTTTGCATTTAATGGAGTAGTGGTATATTCGTAATAAATAGGAATTGCATCAAGAGAATTTATTTTAAGTTTTGCACCAGCAGAACAATTTGCAGTAGGTTTAAATGCTATCATATCATATTTTGAATAAGCTCCTACATTATCCAAAGTTAATGTATACATATTACTTATATAAGTTACTTTCTCTGCAAAATAATCTATATCATAATCTTTCCCAAATACTTCGGTTACATTTCTGATAGATTTAGTATCATAAGATACAGACTCTGCCGATGCACCAACCAAGATTTGTTGAATATAATCGTTATCTAACTCGGCTCTGTCTGAATCCAACGAAGGAATCATGTCAAAACAGAAATTATCATAAACATCAAAATACATTTGACAATTAGGATATAAATCTCTAATCTCAAATAACATATCGCTCATATAATTTCCGCTAGAGAATTCCAGGTCATACGGTATGACGTTCCACTCATCATGTAGTTTTCGATACTCAGCATAATCATCATTATTTTGTGGCATTCCATAAAACTCACCAATATCATCCACTATGTATTTATCTACATTAGTAGATGATTTTAACAAGTTTATAGTAGAACCACGCAAAGTCTGTTTCTTTCCGTCCACAATTTTCGGTATTTTAATTGTAGGAGCACCGCCAATTTGTCCGTTTCTTGTTCCGTCAAGTTCAGCCATTCTATCGGACAATTCCAATGTAATAGAATTAGTTGATTCATTATATATGGTGCTTGAAGACGTAATACAATATCTGCCATAAGGATAATATATATATTCGTCTGTTCTTTGATTAAAAATACCAACTTCGACTTCATAGTATAATCCAAGCCAATGTGAAATCTTTGCTTCTATATCATTAATAAAGTCATCTAATTTAATCGTACAACTTAATGTACGTCTTATATTGGAATCAGAATCTATATTACTAGAGCCAAGATCTGTAATACCGGTTAGTACGTCTATAATTTTTCTCTTATTATTAGTCACAGATATACGAATTCTATATGTTAAAGCATTTGTGTTTTGAAGAATCAGTTCTTTATCTAATTCTGTTATTCTATATTTCATATGTAACACCTACCATCTATTCGGTTCTACATCGGATAATGCAGACCAATATAAATCTTTTTCGCTATCAGAATCGCCAACTTCTGTAAAATCAAAACTGATTCTCTTAATATCAGGATGCCCACCATCAACAATAGAAGGAGTCCCTGTTATCTTAATAATCTTTACAACTCCGTTATCAAATTTTAAAATTTTAGGTTTTCTATTAGTAAGCCAGTTCATTATCTCTAACAGATAGTCCATTTGTTTCTTACCAATAAAAGGTTCACAATTTTCATCAAACTGCAAAAAAAGAGCAGTGATATTACCAGAACTATAATTAGTATCTGCATTATTTATAACTGCTGGATATTTACTGTTTAATAAAGTGAGTACACTATTTGGTGTATTTTGCGTAATATCTGTAGAATCTAAATTGTAAGCTGTCTGATAGAAGTGGTCTTTATCTGCAATACAGATTCCGGCAAACTTAGAAGCAGAAGAGAGCAATTCATAAGAATTTTCAGCACCATTAATCGTTGATATAATCATAAAATCATAATCTATATCCGACTTAGCATAATTATATTCTTTTAAAAAATTGAAATCCGATAGTTTTTTTATTGGAATAGTAAATATAGTAATCCAATCGGTTTTACCTTTTTCTCTTCTTTTAATAACAATAGTATCGGTATTTTTTAATGAAAACGCTGTATTACCACCTTCTAAATTTTCATCATAAGAAGCATTTACTCTTGTGTATTCGTTCCATTCATCATTAATGTTTGATACGGTATCTGTCGAATTTGTTGATACATATAAATGATCGTATGTTCCACCATTAAGAGATATTTTGTCCATTTCTTGTGTGGCAATAGGCTGTGGCAACATTGAATATTTTCCACTAAAAAAATCTAATCCTAAAAACATATAATGTCACCATCCTTTCTACGCATAATATGCTTTTAATGAAAAAATACCATTAATTCTATGAATCTCAAAATTGATTATAGAATCTTTTGTATGAGTTGCAGAACTGTCAGTAAGTTCTTTATATATTACATATATACTGTTGTCTTCGGTTGCTTTTAGTTTACAATAACGTATATTTGAAATTGACAATAATGATATATCTACTTTTGCTTCATCATACAATATATTACAAAAACATGTATCATATATGTCTTTTGCTCTGATAATGATAGTATGGTCATCATCGACATGATTTATATTATAAGTAACAACATTATCGCTACCAATAATTGCTTCTCCGTTGACAATTTTATAGTTATTGTTCTTAACATCATAATCAATTGCAACAATATTTGCATCTATGAAGAACTGACCGTTCTTTGGTACAATATTTGCACTCATATTAGTTACAATTGTTTTGTATTTTACAACAATACCAATATATCCAGTATCTATTGTAAAACCATAAACAGTAGATCCAATTGCTCTAATATAATAGTTTGTTAAATTTTCTAAGCCATAATAAACATGATTAGAAAAATCATCATAATACATGTTAGAAGAGTATATATTTGTTTTGTTGTTGTCATATAATAGAAATTCAAGTTCTTTAATAGAATCTCCTTCGTTCTGTGTAAATGTAATTTCTGATTTTAAATTAGCAGTTGTTATCATTTCTCCATCAGTTATATCAGTAAAAACTAAAGAAGGAGTGGAATGACAACTAAAATTCTGTGCTTCAGATAATGTACTTGCATTTCCATCTACATCAAACACCTGAACTTGAACAACATAAGTTGTATTGTTTATCAATGTATTAGCAGGAAGAGTGTGAGTTAATTTTAATCGTTCTTCAGTTTGATCATAAACAATTGAATAATCATCATTCTTTCTAATTACGAGTCTGTTTTTTACCGCTTGTGTACCAGAATAAGAAAATTCAAATTCAAATTCTTTCGTTGCATCAAATACATCTATTTTATTTATTGTAGGAGTGCTTAAAGCCATTTTATTTCGTTCCTCCTTATTTAGTTCTTAATCCACAAATATGCATATTCCTTAATTCGCCAGATGGTATTTTAACCCATACCAATTGACCAATAGATAAATCACAAGGTAATGCATTTGGAATTGAATGTAAAATTCCCTCATATGGTATTTGATAATTTGAACCATCTTTACCATGTATTACAGCCGGGAATGTTTTATCTTCACGACATTTTCTACTATTGATTAGTATTTTTACCGATTCTAAAATATTATTGTTCATATTTTTCTCCAAAAATAGGAGAGCAGTATAAGCCACTCTCCATAAATAAATTCCTTTAATTCCGTCTATTCGCAAACTGGTAAGCGTCAAGCTTAAGTCTATTTAATTCTCTTGTTAAATTTTCATAACCAGAGTTATTAGTAACATTAGGTAATGTTATATTTACACTCTGAGTAACCATAACAGGAGTATTGTTAGTCTTTAGACTAGACAGCATCTTCGTATAATCAGGTGTTGTATACAAAGTAGCGGCAGTTGGAATAGCTCTTAATGCTTCACCAAGATTCTTGATTTGTTCTTGATTCATAACAGCTTCGCCCTGTTTTAAAATTGCCGGTACTTCATATTTCTTAAGTCCATATTTCTGAACAAGATCAAAGTTGGAATCTTTCTTGCTAAAATCAACAAGACCATTTTCAAGACCATTATGATAGTATTTTACTAAAAATTTTCCGGCAGGACTTAAATGTTTCTTGATATAGTCGTCTGCTTCTGATTTGCTACCAAAACTTAGATTTGAATAATCTTCTTCTTTGTAAACATACCATTTTCCATCTTTATACTTATAAACACCTTTACCATTAAAACTACTTATTTTACTTGATGCTTCTCCGCTTGTAGAATAACCACCTACAAGGTGTAATACATGATATGCCTGTTGATTTTGAATAGGAGTAGAACCTCCGCCGCCTTCTGAACTACCACCAGAACCACCAGTACCACCAGATGCAGCAGCGTCATTTCTTGCCCTTGCACCATCTAAGGCAGCTTGTGTCATCTGACGCTGAATCTCAAGATATTGGTCACGGAACTTACTTAATACATCCAAACGTCCGTCAAGAACATCTTTTTCCCAATTAGCACCAAGAATCTGAGCAGCATACATTCTTTGCTGTTCTTTCTCATAAGCAGATGAGATGTCACTCCACTGTTCTTTCAGTTTATTGTAGTAGTCTACTTTTTCCTGGTAAGAGTCGATGAGAGATTTATTATCATCAATCTTAGACTGAATTTCAAGATATTTGTCTTTAAAAGCTTCAATATCCTGAGTACGGTTCTGAAGAATCAACTTTTCATAATTTTCTCCCCATAAAGCAACCGCTAGAGCTTCGTTGGTTTTCTTTTTATAGGCATCTGCAATATCATTCCATAAGTCACGATATTTTTCAAGAAGTTCAATACTGTCATCCAAAGCATCCTGTTCGTCTTCAAGTTTTTTAATGACTTCTTCATTCTTAATATCTTGAAGATTCTGTTGTGCATCCTTATAAGCATCTTGGTCGATACTATAAAAATATCCACGGTCTTCAGTGTAAATTTTTACATTTCTTTGCTGACGAGCTTTGTCTAATGCAATTAACGCTTCTTGCTTCTTACGTTGTAACTCTAAAGCATCGTTCTCATCATTGATAGCATCAATCTTATCTTGTAATAAATCCTTCTGTTCATTAAGTCTGTCTATTTCGTCTTGATATACTTGGTCTACTGCCGATAAGATGGAGTCATAATCATCTTTCTGTTTTTCAAGAAGATCGTTTTCGTCATTTAAAGCATCAATCTTGTCTTGCCATTTCTGCGCTTCATCCTCTAACAAATCGGTTACAGCAGACAGAACAGATTTATATACTTCTAATTGCTGATTTAAACGTTTCTCAACATAGTCGAAATACTCTTTGGCTGTGATACGACCATTATGATACATATCGTCTAATTTGAGAGTGACATCACGAACATAATCACTGTATGTAATTCTGCCACCTTCAAGAGCTTTTTCGAGATATTCCATGTATGCTTCGATTTCTTCTTTGGCAGTGTCTGATGCTGATTTACCAGAACCAGAACCTTTAGAACTAGAAGATGATTTTCCGGCTACTTTTCCAAAATTGCCTGCATTAATAGAAGCTTTTGTAGTTTGGATTAACTTAAGCTTTGTATCCAATCCTTTCATAACATTTTCTGTAGCAGTTTTATCTTTTCCTGCTGCATCTGATATTAAAGCAGACATTCTCTGTGCTTGAGCGGCAGTCATAGCAGCTTTTGCAACACCTTCATATGAACCACTCAACTGAGCTAAACTACTCATAAGGGCAGCATTACCGGCGATGTAATTTGTAGTTGACTGTGCTGCTTCGCCATTAGCAATAGCTTGTAACTCTGTCATTGCCTGTGTAACGGCAGTAGCTTGTGCATCATCAAGTTTTGCTTGTGCTAACTGAGCCATTGCATCCGCATTAAGAGAAAGTTGTCCGTTTTCTACTTGTAAACAAGCAAGATATTCATCACTAAGAGAGAGTAGTGATTGAATTGTGTCGATAGATAATGTTCCACCGTTTGTATTGTACTCCTCTACGGCAGAGTTTAGGGTGTCGTATGCTGACTGGATAGAGTCTATTGCCGAGTTGAGGTCGGAGATTTGTTGTTTGAGGGTTTCTGCGTCTGGAATTTCAAAGGAAGTCGATGTTTCTTGGGATGTATCAGCTTCAAGATATTTCTTTTTTGCTTCAGTTGCAGTGTCACAAGATTGTGCGATTTCACGCCATTTATCTATTTCTTCTTGTGTATTAATAGAATTCTCTTTAAAAAATGGAGTTAAATCTTCACCATATTTTTCTTTTGCATTCTCAATGGTTTGCTTATATGAAGATTCTAAATTCGTTGCAGAATCTTCAACATCGCTAATTCCAACTGGAATTTCAATGCCATTGGCTTCACAATATTTACGAATAACTTCTAATGCAGAATCAATTCGATTTTTGTATTCTTCAATAGTTTCATTATCTGATGGAGGCGCGTATAAATCTGTAAGAGCCTGTTTAGTAGAATTATCATGTGACAGTTCTTCTACAAACTTCTTAATTTGACTTTTTACAGAAGCCATTTTATCTTCATCATATTCTAAAATTCCCATAGAATTTTCAGAAGTAATATCAGATATATCAAAACCTTTTAAATAATCTGTGACAAATTTTTGCTGCTCTTTAGATAAATCAGAGTAACCATCTGCATATTCTGCGATATATCCCAAATCTGTCTGGATAGACTCATTAGCACTTTTTACAGAATCTTTCATATCGTTATATTTTTCAGCATAGCTTTCAAGCTTTTCGATATTCTGATCAAATACAGTATCATCTAATCCAACTTCTTCAGCAGACAAAGAGTTGGTTACGGCATCTAAATTATTAGTAATTTGATCACAATAATCGTTCCAAAAATCACTGTCTTGCCAATAACCATATTCATTGATATATTTCTGAATTTCTTTGTCAATATCTTTAACACCAAGAGCGTCCATGATGTCTCTTGCCATACTCTGACCATCATAATTTTCTCTATTGTTTGTATTAAAAAGTTCCCATAAAGAATTTTTGAAGTCAGTATCAATAGTAGTGCCAACTATATTACCTTCAGCTGTAACATAACCACCATTTAATGCCTCTTTGTATTCAGCAATATATCCAGACATGGAAGTTTTTAAATTATCAAGATTTGTTATCTTCCTTAATTCATTCCTGTATTCTATTTCCTGTAATTCTATTGCACGTTCTAAAAGTCCGTTTTTATCAGCTATATACCCATTTTCTGTGTCATAGCCCTCTGCTAAAGATGGAGACATACCAACAATTTGTTGAACGATTTCTTGATATCTTGCATATTGTTCTGTTGTAAGCGAAATGTTGTCTCCATATTGAGAAACGCCATCTGACAATTCTTCAAATTCATCTTTTAAATTGTTTAAGGTCTTTACATTTGACGCATTTGTTTCTTTAAAATCATTGTATTTATCTCTAAGTTCTTCGGCTTTTTCAATGGCTTTTTCATTTGCATGAACTAAATTGTCTACCAATTTTATCAATGCAGAAATTGCGATACTGACACCCATGCTAACAGTTACGTTTAATGCCAATGCAGCTACTTTAGAAGCGACCATTGATGCGGTTAGTCCATTCTGTGCTAATTCAGCTTTTGCAACAGCAGCTTTATAATCATCCATTGTCGCTGGCGCACCTTTAAGCTGTTTTAACCAGCCATTCATAAAATCATTACCAGTTCCTGCTTCAAAAAACTTCGCTGTTGCTTCCGCGCCTTTGTCTAAAGCCTTATTGTAATCATTTAAAACATTAACAACACTATCATCTGACAAAAATTGAACAGGAGATGTGCCTTTCCATGCAGACATCATTCCTGATATAGTTGCATCATTTGTAACAGCAACGTAGTCAGTAACCTGTTTCCATTTTGTTGTTATTGTATCTCCAATGTCTGAGAATGACTTTCCAAACATTCCCCAACGAGAACTCATATTATCAATATCACTGTCAAATGTTTTGAATATCATACTTGTTAATATTTGAAAATATGTTTGAGGTATTTTCTTTAATGTAGTATAATATGAGATGTTGATTGGAGGTATGTATAGTGAAAAACAAAAAGAAAATGTCTATAATTATTGGAATGATTGTTCTATTATGTATTTGTGTTATATTTTTTATATTTAGTTCAAAAAATAGAAATGGTTATAAGACTACTAATGATTTATTGAAAGAGGTTTCAAAAGCAATCAATAATTCAAATACAAATAGAATAGAAGAATGTTATCCAAGTTTTATACAAAAATCATTACCTGCATTATCTACTGAATCTATAAAAGAATTTCATAATAAAGTAGGAGATATTTCTTTTGAAATTACACATGAGAATAAAGTTGATTCGGATGAGTTATTAAACAAACAAAATCAAATAAATTATAAATATAACTGTAATATTAAATTAGAAGAATATGCTTTAACCACATGTAAATATCATGATAGTTTCGGAGAAACAACATTTGAAATGGTTAAAATAGGAGGAAGATGGTTTTTATATTATGATGGTAATTTCCCTGAGCCAATACAATATTTCATGAAATAGGAGATAGAAGAAACACATGTTCAGACTACACATTTATTATAATTAATGGTAAAATATTCCTATGTAAGTTACGGAGGAGGTATTATAATGTATACATTTAAAATCACAGATAAGAACGGTGAATGCAAGGAGTATAATCATATTGTAAAAGTTTGTTATACAGTTCCCGTTCCAGGTGCAAAAGAAATAGTTATTGAAGGAGAAGATATATTTACGTATCAATATAAAACTTGTTATGATTTACACTTGTATGCTGAAAAGGAAGCATTCACCGTGTCAAATAGAGAAATATCGGTTATCAATGTAGTTAAAGAAGATTAATCATCATACCCGAATTCAACAGTAATTTCTGGATTGAGTTCGGGTATTTTATTAAGATTAAGAGTCTTTATATACTCAATAACTGGTTTTAATTCCTCTAATTCGTTGATTTTAATTTTAATATTTAAATTTGTCATTATTTTTTACCTCGTAATAATTTTATGTCGTAGAAGATTGATTGTTTGCAAAAGAATATACTAAAAACGAAAGAATAGGTAACATATTATGGATTTTTCACCTAAATCAAAGCATAAAAAGAAGAAAAAACATCAGCAAAATAATTATAAGAAACAAGATAATACAAATATTCCTGTGCAGAAAGTTCCAATACCAAAAATCAATCAAAATCAAGAAAAAATAAAACAGAACTGTCCTTGCAATAAGAAATGATGGTGTGTTCTTGCTGATAGAAAATGTGTACCATACTCTCTAAAATGTAAATATAATAAAGAAGTATTTAAAAATAATACCTTCTATTACCCAACAGAAAGTAGCAATAAAACAAATACAACTACAAAGATATCAAATTATAGCTTGTATGAAGATGAACGATATGGCTCAAATAAAGTCATAACTACTTTATCTGATAATAGTATCGTAGAATTATATGTATTCAAAGGTTTCTTACAATTAAAACTTTCTCAGACGATAGATTATGAGATGACAATTAAAGATCTTCATACAAATAGAACAAGTACAATTTTGGTTGCATACAATAAAACAACTGGAAGGTATTATATATCCGAGACTCAGATTAAATACTGGCACAAAAGAAATTTCTTTCCTAAAATTATTCTCAATATGTGTAATGATGGTTCTATTCCCATGATAACTGATGGTTTTCAAGAATTTTCTAAATTGGCTTTATATGGGTATAAAGTTGGAATTCATGGATTAAACGAGATACAAAGGCATAAAATTCTTAAATATGTTATTGATAATAAAATCATGAGAGGATATGAAATTATAAAGCATCTACAAGGATTAATATTCTTGCGGAACGAGCAATATAATAAAGACTTTTCAACCGCAATAGAAGATTGGGAGAATGATATTATTTTTATTGAAGAATATATAATTTCCAAATCAAAATAATAGAGTAGAGTCTCAAAATGTAAGACCTGCGGATTAATCAATATACAGAAAATATCAGACACAAAACGCTGGCTGACTATAGGTTTATTTGGACTTGCAAGCAGTGATATTGGGAAAACTAAGTTTTGCAAAAATTGTAGATACAAGTGGTAGAACTAACTCTCACTTAAAACCTTTTCTTCCCATCCTGAATCAAGTAATTTTGGAACATCTGGTTCAATAATTGGAATGCCAGTTGAGTCGTTTAGGTGTTTCAATCGTTGTGCTAGTTTTTCTTTGTTAGTATTATATTTTTTATTCATGTTTAAGCCTTTCTGAAAATATAAGATATGCAACAAATATGTAATCGATCTTTGGTAAGACTTGGAAATGTAATAATTGTAAGTATAAGTGGTAGCAGTATATCAAAATTTAAAAAATAAAAAGCAGGTGTGTACACCACCTGCTCATGAATACTGATGTAGACTGGTCGAGATAAGTCTACACGATTCGGTAAAACCTATTGATAACTGAAGATACGCTACTATGCGTTTCGATTCAAAAAAATCAAATTGCAACGGAATATCTTCTCTAAACTATTATATGTCAATATAATATATATGTCAATTACTTTTTTTAATATTATCAAGTAATTGTTTATATGTGTTATTTTCAGACTTTAATTTCTGTATCAATTGTTTTTGATCTGTAATTTTCTTTTCATTTCTTTCAATAATCTTCTGGAATCCAAAATATTTTGTATATAAATTAGGAAATTCTACTTGGAATACCTGATTTTGTATGGATTCTATTATATTGCTATCTATTTGAACAGATTCTTTTTCAATTCTTCCGGCTGATATATATCTACAATCATTTATCATTAAAATACAATTTTTTTGAAAACCTTCTTGTTCCAACCCTTGCCTATATTTTTTATTACCTCTTGGATTATTTTCTGGATGATAAGAATGTTCAAATACACCATGTCCACTTCTCATTGGAATTATTAATATTTTCCCATCTTTTTTGCCAACACACAACCCATAATGGTAATAAGATAATTCTCCACAGAAAGTTTTTCCATAGTCGATATAATATACTTTCCCAATATCAATTGTTACTTTATTACCATTTCCATCATAAAATGTATCTACTGAATTTTTTTGATCCAATTAGCATCACTTATAATAGTAGATGCCGCATCATATGCATTCATATTTTTAATGCCTTTTATAAAATTTTCCATTAATTGAATAGAAGCTAGTAAAATACTTGGAGATTTTTTAGCTTTTTTACTTTTGTTTGATGGTGTATTTTCTGTAAAATTTGTTATTGAGTTAACATCTTTCCACGACATATTTTGAAATCTTGTCATCATTGTAATTTTCCCTACCAATCATTAATATTATCTTCCATTATACACCAATAATTGACAAAATACTATCAGAACATATATTTATATCATAGAATTTATGATACACTATAATAAAATATTATAGGAGGAAATATAAATGAAAACAGTTAACATTCAACAATTAAAATTCAATGCAGAAGAATTAATTTCAAATGCAATAAATAATGATGAATTTTTCGAAGTAGAGACAAAAGATGGAACAGCAGTAGTAATAAACAAAAGAGAATGGGATGTTCTCGTGGAATCACTCAGAATTAATATTGATAATATTAAAACAGAGTAGCCAACCGACTACTCTTCAAATATTCTACTGTAATTCTTTTATGATGTTTCTCCAATAATCCAATCTAAATCTAACTGATTCAGCCGAATTAGTACCATTCATAAGTTTATCCTTGTATTCGGTATTATCATCGTATGTTGCCAAGAACTCGCTTACTTTCAAAGCAAATTTCTCAAAGCTCTTTTTGTCTTTGCAAATTCTATATGCTGCGAAACACAATACAGAAATACTTGTCTTAGGGATTTTCACATCTTCTTCAAGAGATTCATCAAGCTTATTGATTGCTGTTTTAATAATTTCAATCTTTTCTGGTTCAACTTTATCATTGTAAAACTCAATAAAATTCTCTTTATCCTTACCTCTAAATGAAGCAAAGTCATTATCCTTATTAGTAGAGCATAACATTAATAATTCAAGAGCAATGCTCTGATCAACAGAACTCTTTAATTGAGCAGGTGTTAATCTCTTTTCAAAGAATGGAAGAGAGACAATATCAAAAATTACATTACTGAGTTCATCTGACATGTCAGGTGTAAGCTTCTGTGATGTATTTAACGGTTTTCCTGAATTGAGCCTTCGGAACATTTCTCTGACATCTTTATCTGTATATTCAGTGATTTCATATACTGTGATAGCAGAACTATCTAACTCGTCCTTTACAACTTGGTCAAGTTTGCTAAATTTCAATCCTGCAATATTATATTCAGTTCCTTCAATTATAACTGGTTCTGCTTTTTTAGATATAGCAAACTCATCATTATAGAATCCCTTTAACGTGCTTAATCGCTGTACACCATCAATTACATATTGAATGCCATCTTCAGAAATAGTGTAAACTGGTGGTACAATATATCCTCTTAAAAGAGAGTCAATAAGCAATGATTTGTTAGGATTAGACCAAACAGATTCTCTTCTCTGTAATTTGTGTTTTAATACAATTTTTTCTCGTTTCATTTTGCCTACCAATGGTTTTACTGGACAATTTTCTCTTGAAACTTTCATCTTGTTACCTCCTTCAAAAAATCAAAATTTTTGATATTTTGAAAGTAACATAAATGATAAACTTTGTAAATAGTTTGTTCGAAAATTGAATATTTTTCGTATTCCATAAATCGACAAAACTAATGTTCTGGATTTATGAAATTGGAAGTATATGGTAATATAATACCAAGCAAACTGCGACTGTATTACCACATTGCAGTCCGTTGTCACGGCAAGTGCTTGGTATTTTACCATGTGGGAGTGTTTGCGTAGAATCAAACACTATTTTGGAAATAAATTCAGCCCGTTCTGGGCAATACGATTTCCCTAATGTTATGAAATTTCTACAGAAGGGAGGGTAGAATTGTTAGAAGTTCTAACACAATTATTCAAAGTCTTAGGTAGTGTAGGAATGTGTTATTTTGGATATTTGATTCTCAAATTAGTAGTCACAATATTAATTTGCAGACATCCTGAACTTAGCAATGAGAAAGTAAAGCACATAACTCATATGATTGCCAAAGACAAACACCAATCTAAATAATTTTATTCTTTTGTATAAGCCATAATTTATTTCCTTTTATTCCTTAATTGAGGGCAAGTCATCACGACTGTCCTCTATTTTATTATTCTCTGTTTTGCTCAATATGAAATCGAGATTTCTTGGTTTTGTTCCATCTTATCAATACACATAGGAACGATGTGTTCAAACAACAGAAGATAAGTTTCTGCATTTTACAATCCATCACAGATTGCCCTGTTGTGTCAGGTAGTATCGAGCGCATATTCACCAAGCATCGTTGCATATAACTTGATGTGGAAGTTGTCGCTGCAGTGAGGGCTTATCTCAGAAAGATCTATCCCATCGGATTCCTTGAGCGTCACGCTTTTACGAACCTAATTATGTCGCCATAATAGGAGAGTGGTGATACGTCTGCATTACCAGACCGTTGTACGCAGTTCCCGATTATTGTTCCAATTATTTATTTATCACCGTGTATCTCACGGATAACATACTTTAAACCTCTGTATTCAGAGTAAATTATGTATGTTGTCGGCATATTCAAAAACTGAGGGAATACATTTTATCCCTACCGACATTTTTAAATGATAGTGCTGCTCCAATTCCTGTGAGAATAGTTGGTAATAATCCAACTGTATCTACAAAATCAGTAGTACATTTAAGCAGAGTGGATAATAAATCAATACCATTCTTAATAGTTTCGGAGTCAATCACCTTAAACCAGAACTCCTGGGCACGATTCTCTAGCTGTGCCATTTTACCATCAATACTATCAAGATAAGAGTTTAATTCTTTTTCTGCTGATCCCAATGCTTCTTCTGAAGATTTCTTAACAGCTTCAAGCTGTGTCGGATCTTGCAGTATCGCTGAAGCAATATTCGAGCGATTTTTTCCTGCTAGTTCTTCAATTAAAGCTGTGGCATGATTTGTTCCAAGTTTTTTATCTTGTTCCTGAATCTCTTTGTAAACCTTGGCTATACCAAGGAGGATTTCATATGTATTTTTATAATTCCCATTGTTATCAAGAATATCAAAACCTTGGTAATTGTTAGAAGCTACGGCAGTATAATCTTTGATTATCTGTTGTTTTTTTGAATTTGTTGCTTTTACGAAAGCATCTACTTCCTCATTCATTGCAGAAAGCTCTTCTTCAGCTTCTTCTGTACCAACCAATCTAAGAGAAATCGTGCGTAAACCTGCTGAAACACTATCTGCGTCCTGAATCGTTGCATTAGCTGTAGTGACTAAACTTGCAGCCTCATCAATCGTATTTCCCATAAGTGAGAGAGTAGCTGATGATTTTTGAAGGGCGGTGGCTAATTCATCTGTTGATATTGCATAATTATTCTTAAAAACTGTTACTTTCACCATTACTGGTTACTGACCATATTATCTATGGCGATACGTCATTTCTGGCGTATTCTCACATTTCTTTAAATTGGATTATTGTGTGAGAACAGACTATATATTACATCCTACATTAAACATAGGAAGGATAACTTCGAGGTATATGTTACCATACACCTCACTGTAGTCGTTACGGATAAATGATATTTACTATCTTTTCTTTTATTTCTTCGTTACTCAAATCATATTTCAGTCTTAACAATTTTATATTATTTTCAAAACAATATTGATTTTTTATAGAGTCTCTAATTTTTGTTTCTTCAAAATGTTTTTCTCCACCATAAAATTCTATAGGCTCAAAATGTTGTTTCCCGTCATATTCAATTAAATAAAAAACTTCGCCTTTATCATCCAATAAAGCGAAGTCAAATTTTAATTTATATTTATATTTACAGTCATCAAAACTATATTGTGATATATATTCAATATTATTATTTTCAAGTATATATTTAATATATCTTTCACCCTTAGATTGAATTTTACATCCACATGATGTAGTAGAACCATCCATAATATTTGCAGGTAATATTTCAAATATTTTATTGCAAAGAGGACATTTACAGTTCCACAACCATTGCCCTGATTTGTTCTTTCTTGATTGTGAAATGAATTCTACTCCATAATCAGAAACGATACCTGTCCAATCCTTTGTATTTGTTAAAGACGCCGTTTCTTTTTGCAAACACCCACAGGACTGAGTATGTCCACTTTGTACATAATTTTTGTTCAATATAACGGTATTTCCACAATCACATTGACATTTTACTTTTGGAAATTCTTCATTCCAAATTGTTTCAAGCACAGTTAATCGTCCAAATTTTTGACCGTTTATATCTCTACTACATGTTTTAATAATATAATTACGTTTTTGGCAACCACAAGAAGTATTCGAAGTTGCACGACTTAAACTGTCTGGTGATGTTAGATGATTTTTTGTTCCACAATCACAATCACAAAGACACTTAGTTCTTTTTGTTCCATTATAATTATAAATCATTTTTGTAACTGTAAGATGACCATATTTTTTACCTGTTAGATCTACTCGCCTTGCCTTTCCTGTAGCGTTGTGAGCACATTTCCAACATTGATTAGTTTTTCCTGATTTTAAAGAAGAAGTATCCACGATAGAACTTTCTCCGCAATCACATATACACAACCAATATGTACGTTTTTTCTTTGAATTAGGATTTTCTGTTTTTTTAATGACGGTTAATTTACCGAATTTTTGGTTGGTTAAATCTATAATTTTCGAAATATCTATCACCTCCGTTGGTGATAGTAAATATCAAGTCTTTCCTCGGTCTTGAATATCCTTATCCTTTAACCGATATAGTTATCTACCATGCTATATTTTTATAGCACCATACATTACTGTATGTTTGGGCAACAATTTTACCCACTTCATTAAGCTTATCAACGATAGTCATTTTATCTAAGTCTTTATACGCTTGTCCCATAGCAACAAGTGACTTAGTTGCATCTTCAATATTATCAAATTCAGATACATTCAGGAGTACATTTGCTGTTTTCGCACTTTCGGCAGCTTGATCCATTGACTCTCCGAGACGCATCCAATCTGCTGTAGAATTTTGTATTTGCTTTGCAGTTGTACCAACTGCATCTGCCGTATCGAAAGTAGTAGCTTGATAATTTTTCAAACTTTGAACAGTCTCATTAGATACTTTTCGCATTTCTGTAAGGGCAGTGTTAAGTTCTCTTACAACATTAAAACCTTCTTTACCAAGGTTGATAACATCATAAACCCCAAACATACCTGCCATCTGAGCAGCAATCTGATGGAATCCACTATTCTTTAAAGTGTCCCACAATGTTCTGCCAGCACGACCAGCTTCGACTTCTGCATTATAAATCTTTAAGATTTCACCATGAATCTTGTCAAGACTCATACTAGGATTACCGCTTTCAATTTCCGCATAGTAAGCTTTAATTTTAGCCTTTGCTTCAGAAGACATCTTACTGTTCTCAGCTAAAAGTTTGTGAATCTTGTCTAATTCTTTCTGACCTGAAACAAAGTTATATCCCTTTTCAGCAGCCGACATATTGGTAACAGTAGCGATAGTATCTTTAATTTTCTTTTCATAGTTATCCAATTTGCTAATATCGTCACTTGTCACCAAACTAGCATCTTTGCCTTTTAATTTTTTGAGCAGAGTTTCATACTCATCAACTGCATTCTTAACGGCTTGTACATTCTTTAAGTACACATCACTTATCCAACCACCATCGTTAAATCTGTCAATAGTGGCTTGATATTTATCAACCTTACCATTATAAGAATCTAACCGTTTATCATACTTATTAATGTTTACATTGGCATTTTGTTCTTTAGCCTGTGTATTTTCCTTAACTTTCTGAGTATTCTGATCTAATACATTATTCTCTTCTTTGATGGAATTAGTAGCAGACTCTACAGAAGTAGAAACATATTTATCAGGAAATGCGTCTTTCATGTCCTTAGACGGAATAGTAGTAGGAGTTTTAATCTTTGCTAATTCAGATTCTAACTCTTTAACTCTATTGGTAAGTTTTTCGATTTCATCTACAGAAGCATTTACATTTAAACCATTTTTTAATGTCTCAGTAAATCCTTTTGCAGATACAGAAATCTCATCAAGCTTAGAAACAATGGTATTTAACTGTTCAATAACACCAGATAAATCTTTACTATTACCAAATAAATCTCCAAGAATTCCATTCTCTGAACGTTTATTCTCTGCACGACCTAACTGAGCATTAGCATTTTTTATCTCTTTTTTTAAATCATCATATGTAGAACCAAGTAATTTCTTATAAACATTACTATTTCCGACCTTAAATTTTTCTTCGGCTCTCTTTATAATTCCTTGATATGCACCAATAAGCTCAGTTGCACTAGCTTCATCTGGTTCAAAGAATTTAAGCATTTCCTTATTGGTCTTTCCAGTACCTTTCATGGCAGAAAAGAGTTTTCTATATGCTTCAAGCTGTCTTTGGGTTGACTGTGATACTTTCTGGTTTAATCGTTCTGACACCTCGTTACCAAGATCGAGATTTAAACTTAGTTTAATATTAGAAGTTGCTTCTCTGATATTATCAAGCTGTTTTAATAACGGAGATAATTCTTCACCATCACCGACATCAACCAGAACTCCCTTAATAGAAGATAAACTTGACTCAATACTTCTAAATAATGATTCAAGTTTTGTAAACTGTTCAGTATTGAAGACTTCTGTGTTCTTAGTCTGATTAGTTTCGTCTATTAATTTCTGAAATAAGGCTGTAATTGATTTTAGAGATTCTTCATCTTGAAGAATATTCCCAAATATAGAACGCTGAGAATCGGATAGAGTAGTGTCTTCACTAAGATTTTGTACTGATTTCGCTATAACACCATTGGAGAGAATATCATTAATTTTATTTGATGTTTCCTCTACTTGGTGAAAGATAGAATCAAATTTTGTAGAAAAGACTTGTAATTGATCTAATCCAAATGAGTCTCCGTTTGACTTATAGCTATCTTCAAGAAGGTAAGAATATTCTGATTTAAATCGTCTTATTGCGTCTGTAGCTGTAAGAGTACCGTTTTCTAATTTTTCAAAATATTCAGCAAATCTATCATCACTAAACCAATCGTATCTATCAATTTTATTTGCATCTAAAAATTGATTGAATGTCTGAGTAGCCTCATCACGAATATTTTGCATTTCTGCTTTTAATCTATCTAGTTCGTCTAATTTGTCAGCAAAACCAGAACCAACTTTAAAGTTTTCAAATTCATTTCGCAATTCTTCATTGGCATTTTTTGCATCACTCAATCTTCTAGTGAGTCTTTCTACTTCACCTTCTAGTAAACGAACATTTTGCTGTAATTCACCAATATCAGAGCTTACACCGAAATGACTAAATAATTTTTGAACATCTGTTCCATACGCTTTTAATGTTTCAAAAGAATCAAACGCCTCTTTAAATCCTTTTACAGAAAAAGCACTATCAATATTACCAGCAACCTTTTGAGCTTCAGACATACTCTTCGAGATTTTATCAAAATCAGGTAGGATATGTGATAAATCTGTTCCAGACATTGCTTTTAAAGCATTTGTCACTTTAATTAACTCAGAAGCGTTGTCTTTAGAAGACTTCTTTTGAAAATTACTATAAGCATCAGCAGTAGCATTTATTAAATCTTGTTGGGTTTTCCAATATTTTTGAAGGTTTTTATTATTGGAAATTTTATCAAGAGTGTCTGCAAATGATTTTAATTTATCTTCACCATTGATATTAACAACAACTTGTTGTTCAACGGTGGGTGCTTTTAATTTTATTTCGTCAGCCATTCTATACCTCCTATATGTCTATTTTTATATTTGATTTATATTTATTCCATATATTTTCATAATCTTTTTGATACTCTGTTTTTTGATATTGGTCTATTCTTCTTTTAAAATCTTGAAGTGGTGATATTGAAGCTTTTTCTGCTTGTTCCCAGCCATGCTTAATACCAACTCTTTTGTTCCAAGGTTCAGGAAAAGACCAAGGCGTTCTGTTACCATCGTATTCGACTGGTGGTGCAGTCCAAGGAACTAACATTTCTCCATTAATATTTGCTCCACCATGCCAGCCTTGTCTAAACACTTGATCATAAAGACCATCTTCTCCTGCGTATCCATTTCTATAGGAAATTAAAGAGGGTTCAAACCATATACTTAAATAATCAGTAGCCTTTTTAGTTTGAATTAAATCATATAAACTTCCACGCCTATCATAAAAAGGGTTAGTGTAGCTATTATAAAAATCCGTAATAGTATCTTTATATATAGTTCTTATCTTTTTTTCTGCTACATTAAAATATTCCGAAAAAGACTTCTCTTGAGCTTCCTTCACTGCTTCCTTTGCTTTTTCTTGTAATTTTTTCATATATGATTGATAAAATGAACTTTGATTATTCGACATGTAATTTCATCACCTCCAAAAAATTCACTATAATTTCACTATTTTTACACTAAAATAGGAGAGCAGTATAACCACTCTCCATAAGAAAAACCCTATACGCTTTGACACATATAGAGCCTGTTTATTTCTTCAACAATCTGTGATATAATCCTATCTGTAAGTACTTACATTTTTATGTAACTATTAACCCTATTCGAGTACCTTTTGGTACAGAAAGGCGAAGGTGATATTTATACTTCGTATACATTTTCATACAGCTCAACTCTACCAATTGAATCTCGTGCCTATCACGAAAGGAGAGAAGTATGAGCGAGGCTATTCAAGTAGCTTTCATTTCAGGATTCTTTAATGTACTTTGCGTACTGATTGGAATTCTATTCAGAGATGAGAACTAATAAAATCGGATAGGAGCTGAGTTTTGGTGACGACCATTACTCGAACAAGGAAAGTGGAAAAGTCCGTGGCAGCCAGTCACGGCTTTTTCGATTTTATAAGTATAAACACCTCATGAAATTTGAATTTCCTATACATTTATATATGTATTTGTTTCTTCATCTAACTTTAAAAACGCATGAGCCAACGTAGCTTTTCTATCATCCTTAGAAACAAGAGTAGTATATAAATCTTCTGATCCGTCATCCTTTTTCAAAAGTTCACTCTCTGATCCAATTTTATTTTTGTTTTCCTGTTCTAATCTATATTTTGCTAAAAGCATTAAAGCTTCTCCACAAGTTCCGTTGAAATCATCTGGAAGATTAAACCAACATTCTTCTATATAAAATAGCTTGTTTGATACCATACCTTACACCTCTTTAAAATTTGCGATACTGCTAAGTTTATAATCATCAAGAATCTTTCTCAACTCATCATTGGATAAACTATCAAGTTTCTTATTCACAACTTCAACAAGTGGTGTGAGAGTAGCATTTGCTAAATCAGAAATCCTTTCAATCTGTTTACTAATAAATGCCTGAGTAGTTGTCTCATTAAACTGGGTATCTGACTGTTTCATTGTTAAAATTGTCTTGAACTCACTTAATTCGCTCATAGGGATAAGTGGATTGGCTTTATCAGAACCAACCATTAAAATATCAAGTAAACCAGATGATTTAAGTGCATCATATCCCTTGATGAATCCTTTATCATCCTCGTCAATCTCAAGGTCGGTATATAATTCAATCACTGCACGACAAAACTGTACATACTGAGCAACAGAATTTACTCTAATCTTATCTGTTTTACGATACTTGGTTACTCCATTATCATCATAAGCTTCCTGCTCAAACATTGTCTTATTTACAATCAACTGTGCATAAGCATCTTTCTTAATGATTGATACATAAGGCGTAATTTTGATTTTACTTAATAACTGTTCCTTTAATGTATTATTTGCTGTGTTGTTATACTTTTCTACAAACTCTAAAAGTTTCATATTCCTTTTTTCTCCTTTAATCATTTACTGGCGAGAATTTTTCACATTCTCCATTATATATTTCTTCTTGAATTCGACCTTCTATAGCTTTCTTTAGAAGACTACAATTTCGTTTGTATCTTTTACATCCGATGCAGTGAGATTTAAATTCATCAAACTGTGAAGCATTGTCAAAAACTCCAATGTAGTCAACAGGATAGATAGTCAGTTCAATTCTAGGATTCTCTGAATCATAGTAAATTCTCTGTGGTCTAAATAAAGCTACATTGTCATCTTTCCATATTAATTGTGTTTCAGTAATAGTGTCATCTAAACACTTTTCATAGTTCGCACAATCCTTGTCAATTCTGTCAAAATAAAAAACAGCATCTATATTAAAATGCTGTGTACTGTTTACTTCCAAATCCCAATTTTGTAATTTAACTTGTTCTTCAATTATTTTCTTAAATTTCTTTTTATAATCTTTTGCTTCTTTCGTTTCATATACCATAGCCATAGGTCTACCATTTTTCATTATAGTTCTGACTGAAGTGTAATGATTGACCGAAGGCGGGAGAGGAGAAGTAAGTTTTAAAATATTTCCCATTATTCCTCCAATATAAAAGAGCGAATCTAAATGAATCCGCTCTTTCATATTTCTTATATTTAATTGTTGTATGTATTGGTTTTAATTATTAATTACCATAAGATATAATTCCCATTTAGCATTTTGATATTTGCTGATATTTTCACAGACAAGTTTATGGACATCATTCATATTCCCTAAATTCTTGTCAATATGAATTACTTTTCCACCTGTTATTTCGATTTCTTCACAAATTACATTGTAATACATTCCCATAGGCACACATCTCCTTTATCTCTTTATACAAAATAATTCATATAAGTCTACATGTAACGCAAGAGATAAAGCGACTGCATGAGATAATAAAATATCAGAAGTATATCCATTTTCAAGATTAGATATTGCAGTAGAAGAAAGTCCACATCTCTTGGACAATTCTGATATTGATATATTCTGTTTATACCTATATTCACCAACTTTATTCTTCATGTAATGTAGTATGTTTAGAATTATTTTGTATATTCATATAATACATAAGAAAATATTAACCAGAATTGGTAATTTTTATGGTATAATAATCACTAGTCGTATTTTAATTTAACCTCTACTGGTATAATCGGTAAATGTTCTATACAATAATTGAATTTTGCATCTCCATGATGATTCCCACCAACTCCGTTATATGCCTGGTGAAGCGATACAAATTCGTCAACCTCATCTTCAGGAATACCGTTAATAGCAATATAATGCTTATATTTCTGATTTATCTTATCAGCAAGAGATTCTTTTTGTGCCCACATTATATTATTTATTTGCTCATCACGAGAAGAATCTGATTCAGCTAATTTTGCAATGCTAGTTGTTAGTTCTTTCTGAATCGCAAAACTTTGCTCTCTATCATGAACTCTATTTTCTGCAAATTGAGTAATGGCATCTTGCGTTGTTTCAAGAGATTCCCTGATCTCATTTATACATGAATCTAAATTCTCTTGAATTTTTTCATCATGTTTTATTGATTGATTCACATCTTCTAAATGACGTGCAGATAAATCTTTTAAATCATTTGCAGTTTTTAATAATAATTCATGCTCTTCTCGTTTCATTCTCATAGCTTTTGTTTCTATACCTAAAAAGTCAAATAATAACCATTTAAATATTTCAACAATAGCTTTGAATGCAAAAAGAGCGGCAATAACTCCAAGTATTACAACTTGCCATTCAATATTAAACAAATTTTCTATAGCATCCATTCATAAAATTCCTCCAATCTTAGATTAACTGAAGGAATTCAGATGAGGTGATTGTTGATCCATCATCTCCGAATTTTGCTTTAGAACATTTTACAAGACCGTTTCCATATGTACCAGGATATTCAACACCATTTGGGTTATAACCATTTAAATACATTAATATCTCCGCAGCCGTAACCATATATTGTTTTTCGCCATTTTTAACGTAGTGAGAACCTAATGCTCTTTTAGACGCTGAACCAAATTTACCATCTTCTACAAGACCTGCTTCATAATCTAAATTCATTGCGTGTTGTAACACTCTTGATTTCATAACTTTTGTTTCATTGCCAACTTTTCCATCTGTTGCAATATTTACACCGGTAAACTTAATTGCTTCCTGTTGACCACGTTTAATCAATGAATTACCAGAAATAACACCTTGAATAGTTGTAGAAATAGTATTCTGTGACGTTTTAGAACCATCTGTATATGCAACAATCACATGTTTTCCTGGTGCAACAATAATATCACCACATTTAATATATTCGGATTTTCCAAGGTACTTAGAGGATGTTAATTCTTTAAAATAACCTGTTGCGATTAATGCTTTTCCAATATTGCCAGAATATACAGATGAAGATAACATGGCTTTACTAAAAGCCACATTTACCGAACATGCAGCCAATTCGGAGCAATCAACCTCACATTTTGTTTTTACATTTGCAACTATCCAACCTGTATTTTTTAAAGCAATATATCCAGAACTACGATGTGTTTGACAATACCCAAAATAGTTATTTAAAGCAATTGCTTTTGCAGCAGCACCAATTTTAACAGCTCTTGATCTATCGGTACAACGATATACTCGTGTCTGACCAAAATTATAAATGCTTCCACATTTTACTTCCCTACCCGTCTGATCACCAGGATTGCCACCTTTTAATTTTCCTCTTTCATTAGAGGAAGCCCATGCACACATTACTGACATAATTAATCCTCCTTTGGTTTCTCATATGTTAATGCTTTATCAGAATCACCAACACCTTTAGTAGTAGGGTCTGTAACTGCATTAAAAAGAGACATTAATGCCATCACAACAACATATGGATTGCTAATTGCAGCAATAAAAGTTTCCCATACTTTTCCCCAAGTTGTTAAATCAGACGCTTGTAATCCGAAATATGTAAGAATCGGAATCACAATAGAAATAGCAACTTGTGCAATAAATAAAATATTCTTTTTATTAAAACGAACTTTCCAATTAATCTTCATAAACTTTTTCCTCCTTTACGTTTTATCCATGACCAATCTTGAATTTGGTTGCATTTAGGACATGGAGTAGTATAACAATCCAATTCCTTATAACATCTTGCACAATAAGCAAAACCACCATCTAATTCTATTTCTGGCTGAATTGGAGTGCTAATTGATACATTTTTAAATTTTTCATTGGTAATGATTTGTTCATGATAGGTCATAATTACACCATTTTTTATATACTTCATTTGTATCCTTTTTAAGAAATACCATTGCAAGAATTGTATTATTTGTTTTTTCATCCAAACTGGTATACATATCTATTGGATAAACCTGATTTTTAATATATAATAAATATTGCTTTGGATTAACAATCCTAACAACTTCATGAGGTAAATAATCTCTTACTTTCTTTAAATTTGTTTTTACCATATTTTCCTTTTATTCCTTCTTATGTCTTCATAGCGTAAAAAATAGGGAACACAAAAACTAAATGAATAGTAATTATGTTCCCTATTAAAATTCTTTAAAATCACTATTCAACATTACTTTTTTGCCTCTTTTTCAGCTTTTGTAATAATCTCCTTATTAACAGACACATTGCCTGAATTCTCTTTTTTACTTATTGTCTTTTTAGTTTGTACTTTTGCGTTCATAATTGAAGTAATAGATTTTTTATAACTGTCACTAAAATTGTTCTTTTTAGATAAATCAAGTTTGGTTAATTTATTTTTTGCTTCGATATCTGAAATCCTTTTATCTTCAAATGCTGAAGTTATCTCATAAATATCATGGCAATTTTCACTACAAAATGTAAAATACCAAGATTTCTTATTTCTGTCTTCTGCATTACAAACTGGACAAAAGCTGTATTTCTTACCGCAAATACAACAAGTTCTTAAATCTTTTTTTGACATATTTTCTCCTTAATAAAAAGGGCAGTAGTAACTGCCCTTAAATTATTTTAATTAAATGTCATCTTCTTCTTCGTCAATGTAATAAATAGAGAATAACTCAGAATCAGTAGAGCAAGCATTTAACATCATAGCACCTTTATAATCCATTGTCTGAGAATCACCGCCCTGAAGAGCAAGAGTAAATTCTGGACTTGGCATGAATGATGGAATATGAATAATAGCAGCCTTTAAAGTTTCTGTATCACATTTATCAACTACTAACGCTTTGAAGAATAATTCATGAGCTTTCGGGAATTTATTACCAGAGTTAGTAATTTTTGCACCACTATGAATTGTTTTCTTAAATTTAACGATATACTGAGCTTCATCTTTTGCGGTTGGTGGTGTTAAAATATCACTTGCTGGTTTAGCAGATTCTGACGGTTCTGTAACTGCATCTGTATGTTTAATTGAGAATGTTGTAGCAGTAGCATCACCAACACCTAATTTATATTCTTCTTTTCCCATAGAACCTTTGGCAGAAAGAGAATTTACAACAACTGATCCTTCTACATAGTCAGTAATATCTAATGTATCACCTGCTTTAACAATCTGAATCATTGGCATAACAATACCTTTGTCTTTAGTTGCAATTTCAGCATCGGTAGCAGAAATTGCCTCAATAACTGCAAGATTTAAGAATGCATTTGTAGCAGTTACTTCGCCCTTTTTACCAGTATATTTACGATATACTAAGTTACCATCTTTATCGTTAATATCTGTTGAATCTGCTGTAATATCAATATTAGCTTCTGTAAGCTGCGTTAAAGCATACAGTGGTGTACCATTAGATTTTGCACCATAACCAAACTGTAATCTATCAACGATTACGTCACCTAATTTAAATGCCATTATTTTTTCCTCCTTTAGAAATTGTTTTTATGCAATAAAAAATGAGCGATTAAATTTCGCCCATAAAATTGATTAAGTCTTGAGGGATATCTTTAGCTGAAATCATGCCGGAATATAATCCTTTTAATGCAGCTGTTCCCTGTTCATATTTTTGAATTCTGTTTACAGAATCCATGAATTGACATATATTTACTTCTTTCAATTCTTCTAATTTATATTTAAAACCTGGATGATTAACACAGCTAGATATAAGCGGTAAGAGAGTAGAATCATTTTCTTTATCTTTATCTTGTGCCGCTTTCATCTTGTCTTCTTGTAATATCCAATGTTTTGTTGTTTTACCTTTTGCCTTTTCCACCTTTGGATGAACATTCATCATGGTTCGAATATACTCTGCTATTTCCAAATATTCATTTTCGAAAAGTAATATATCTTGAAATTCACTATATAAAGCAAGAGTGTTACATTCTTCGCCATTTCTATTTCGTTCCATATGAATTAATTGGAAATCATTAAAATCATTTTCTTTAAAAATTAATTTCAATGGTTCAAATATAGTTTCATTATTTGCATTTCTTAACAATTGATATAAAATATAAAACACTTCAATATCTTTTGTCTTATTCCAGTCTTTTTTGAAAGCATCATAAAGAAGAACTCTTATAGAAGTAGAATTGTTCAAGAACGGTGATAATGCTCTATAAAAATTAGTTTCACCAATATTTAAAATACCACCGATAGTTGGAATTGAAATAGTTATACCATTTATTGTATAATCCTCACCAAAATACATTTTGAGTTTGTCAAAATGGTATTCTGGATGATGACTTTTTTCTTGTTTCTTTTTTATATCTTCTTCGGCAGCGGATTGAAGATTATCTAGTGTTTCTAATACATCCAAATAATCACCGCCTTATACCGTAATTCATAATAGAAGACTTTCCATCTGTTGTTTTATGAATTCCATTAGTGTCAACAACTTGGAATACAAGAGTGCGAACAATATAATTATTATCTGTCGTTGACTCTTTAGAAGATACAAGATGTGTTTGCATTCCAAATATATTCGACCAATTAAATCGCTCTCTTATTATAGAAGCAATAAGATCGTGTCTTGGAATACCAGTTAATTTATCATTTCTGTCATTACCATGAACAAAAATAGTAAATATAACATTTGTATACTTTAATGTGTCCTGATAGCGAGGCATTTCATCAAAAGATACTTGGTAACAGATATAATGTTTTACCTCCGTCTGAGTGTCAGGAATAAACAAATAAGGACGGATATTGGATGTTCCACCAAAATATCTATCCCATTCCCCAAGAGGTTCATACTCTTTTGTATCTTCGTTCCATTCCCAGTTGATATTACCATCATCGTCAAAAAGTTCAGATTCTAATGACTTCTCATTAAGTGCATATAAAAGACATGGATTAAGCATAAGTGCTTTTTCAATCTTTTTCTTATACTGAATATTTTCATCATCAGGAGTATTCTTATATGCACGAAGCTTATTTAGCAAATCATTCTTTGTAACTAATTTTTCTGCCATAAAACACCTCCTATTCAGTTAATTCCAACGACAAAATTTCAGATTTAATCGGCAAGTCATCCTTAACAATTTCACACTTAATCGACAGTATTTTGCTGATAGTAGAAGTGTCGTTGGGAAACTTTACTTTCTTTTGGTTGTACTCTGTACCAGCTCGCCATGTTACTTTATCAGTCCAATCTTCATCGTCAATAGAACAAGTCCATGTAAAAGTTGCATCAGCATATTCGGTTGTAATATCTTCATTGGAATCATTAAATAGATTTACTGTGAGATTTTTATAAGAGCCACCAACTTTGATAGTTGAAGTGGATGCTGAAATTTTTGCTGTAATAGAAGATGGGGGAATAGTTGGAGTAGATGGATCTGTTGGGGCAGTACCACCAAAATAGTTAGCCCAAAGACCTGTGATAATACCGTTTTCATCTTTCTCGATGTAATCAGTATTGCTATTGAATGGTTTCTGATATAGAGTAAGTTTTGTCCTTCCTCGGACATTAACTCGTTCAACCTTACTTACCACCCATGTATTAGGTGTCCAATTCTCAATCGAATAGTTTGGAATGTCTACAATGAGCCGTTGATTATTATTGTTGTCTTCAGAAACATAATAGATTGTATCAGATATTTCATTTGTTGGAATGAACAAAAGTTCCTGATTCTGTTGAGTTGCAGTCACGTTATCTACCCAAATTCCTGAGTTGTAACTAGACTGTGATTTTAAAACGCACCACATACTTCTCTTATATCTTTTATCTGCTTTAGTCTGAATCCACTGCAAAAGATAATCGCAAGGTAAAATGAAATACTTCTGAAAGTCCTGTTCAACATCTTTCATACAGATTAAATGTTTATGATAAAGTCCATCTTTATCTGGAATATCCAAAAACATCCCCACAAAAATATCAACTAATTGGTACTTCTTTCTGTATTCTTCCATATAGAATAGCTCGTCATCTTCTGTAAAGTATTCTTTCTGTTTTGGTCTGAACTGACACTGTAAAGTAGGAGAGTCCTTATCAATAGAACCATACTTACTTACAAGTATCTTCGCATCAATCGGTGTCTTTGTAGTATTCTCATATGTCATACCAACATTTATATCTGGCGAATCGTCATGTTTCCAATCATAGATATAGCATTTTTTACTCTGCTTATCATTGTCCCAAGTCCAATTCATCATGTCGTCAGACTGTTCCTTATAAATCTGACCAATCGTTTTAGCACCGTTGTTCTTGGCGTTTGCGACACGCCTAGCTGTTTGTAGACTCGGCATCGCAACCCACCTCCTCAAACATTTGCTTAATATATCCGTGAGAATCTAAGATTGCCCTACGGAATTTTTTGTAACTAAAATGGTCACTCTTAAAATTATCCATAGCACCTTGTAAAGTTGCCATAAGAGTTACCATAAGTCCGTTATCATTAAATAAGGTTTTTGTGCCACCTAATTTAAACATAACATTCTCAAAGAAGACGAGAAATGCTTCATCATCTTCAAATATTTTCTCTTCAATTGTCTTGTCTTTGTAGAGCAGTAGCTTGTGAATGTCGCCATGTATTGCACGAACTGCTTCATTGATTTGCTTGTCTGTGAAGTCACCATATATGTATTGCATATTAGGACTCCGTGTTAATATAGGAATTGTACATATATCCGTAATCACGAATACGTTTATTCAATTCAGTTTTCATGGAATCCAGACGGTCAATCATATTTTTATGATTGTCAAGTAGCTTCTTTTCTTCCTTGCCACCTATCATTACTGATGTGTGTATAATAGAATCAACCTGTGGCTGTAACCACTCAATCGTCATTCCAAGTACAAGAATTCCTATGACAAAATTCATATCAGCCGTTTCATCTACTGAATTATTCAGTGTAAAATCCAACTGTTGAATTTCATCATCGAGTGTGAGAGAAGAGAATAGCCTGCGCACTCTTGGATTAGAAATTACATTGTTTAATCGCTCTGTATATATTTCAAGCAAATCGTTTTCGTCAAGAGAGAGTTCCTTCGGATCTGAAATTCGTCCTCTTGTTCGTGAAAAAATTGTTTCATATGGAAGCGTCATTGTGAGCCTCCTTTACTATTCCTGAACCAATGTAAGTAACATTTTTGTGCCAAAAATTTCATCAAGAGCCTTAATTCTGTGAACTGAATCAAGAGCGTGAGATTCAATCATTGTAGAAGCAATACCTTTAAGAGCTTCCTTTGCTCCCTTTGGAAGCTTTTTAATTGTTTCTGACATCTGAGGAACAGGAAGATTTAAAATCTCATTTAAGTCACTTGTTTCATACATGGATTCATATAAGTCTTTTACAGACTTATTCTGTTCAACAAAATCTTCATCCTCAATAATAATTCTTGGTGAATAAATGTTTACATCTTCACGAGTTCTAACGAGATAAATTAAATCTCTATATTCAACATCAACTACATCTCCACAATCAGCCCAACTATAAAGGATATGTGAACGTGCTCCCTCGATATAAAGTCCACCACTTACTAATGAACGACATGGAATAATATCTTCGGGTGAAAATATTTTTACATCTTCTTTAACTTCTGTAGTTTTTGTTACCTTTTCTGTACTACCAGTAGCAGTAGTAGTTTTCTTTGTATATGCCATTTCCTTTCAATTCCTTTCAAAAATAGGAGAGTGGTAATCCACTCTCCTTATAATCAATCTATAAGCAAATCTTACAGATCCCACTCACCATGATAACGAGTCATAAGAGTTGCAACACCCATACGTCTCTGTACCTCATAAGACTGCATATCATCCTTAGTAGCACCCTTTTCGTTTACTTCAAGCTCAGTCTCACCGTAGTCAACAAACTTGATAAATCTGTCATCAACTGCTGGCATAATATAGAGCTTCTTGTTATCAACGATAGGAGTAGCAAGAGACTTATCAGTAAACTTCTGTGGAATCTCCATAAGAGGTATTCCTTCGTAGCCACCGATAATACCTGTGTTTGCTACAGACTCCTTGATTGAATTAGCAGGATCAGCCCAATCAACCTTTGTGAGTGCGTTAAGAGCCCTTAATGCTGTCTTTGTACCCATGATAACAACACCGCTTTCGTTAGCAGCACCAACCTTTTCGATAATTGCATCAAACTGAGCCTTTGTAGAAGCAGCTAAAGCACCAGTACCCTTGAGAGTAGCAGGAACAGGAATAAGATTTACACCATTTGCAAACTGAGAAGAAATGAGTGTCTGAACCTTCTGAATATAAGCCTTAACAACCGCATCTACGAAAGCACCCCAATCCTTACGACCTGTTAAGAAGAGACGAATATCTCCACCAACCTTGATACCATATACTGCTGTATCAACATGATAAGACTGACCAGAACCTAAACGCTGGATAGATCTTTATGTTTAACTTATATATTATTTTCCACAAATTGCCAGTGATAACCACCAGCCGTTTTTCTATTTCCTTTACACACTTCCAATATAGAAGTTGTAATTTTTAATTGTTTCTGTGCTTCAGCAGAACATTCATATATTTTATTTGTTTCAATACACAATACAGGTGTTAAATTTCTATATTTTGAAATATGTCCTTTTTGTGCTTCTGATATTTTCTGCCTTGCTTCTTTTGTATGAGTTTTACCATACATTCCATTATTTTCACCAAGAATTTTTGCTTTTATTTTTGGATTACTCCATTGCTTAAAGGCTCTTTTTGAAAGTTCATCTTTTTTATTTGGATTTTCTTCGTAATATTTTTTTAATGATTGGCTTTTTCTTTCATTAGCTTCCTTAGAAACTGATCCGTCTTGTCCACCATCTTTATCGTTATATCCATAGTTTTCATCTAATGTTTTAAATGTATCTATGTAATATATTTCTTTTTCATCCAAATTATCTTTTGAACATTTTTCTAATATATAAAACTTAAAATTTTCTTCTCCATATTTATTCCATGAATTTTGTAAATGTCCATTACAATGACAATTTCTATTTAATTCACCTTTATGAGAAGACCATCTATTATATATATTGACTGATTGACCTACATATTTTTTCTTATTTATTAAATTCTCGATGCAATAAATTCCACAAATAGTATTTTCTTTACTTCTCAATTGCATCATCTCATTTCTATTTTTATGTTTTGGAAAATAATATTTTATTGGGACATTACCCCCAGTTGAGTTAATAACTCCTCATACTTTCATATGAGAACAGACTATATCTTCATCCAATTTTGGATGTGTACCATTTCCATTTAAGGGATTTTCACCCACTCACTTGAGCCGTACTCCTGTTGTTATACTTCTATAACCAATGGGATAGTCGTTGAGCGTTTCTCTATTCGAGACTTCGTTGCTGATTGCCCATTTCATTATTCTCTGTTTAAAAGAATAATTGACATTTAGGATTTAACCATGTGCCATTTAATCACTTTTTTCTACTTTCGTAACTTTCACGCTTGACTATATTTCATGTCTACGTTGTAGTGTGATTAACTTTAGGGGTTTCCAGCAGTTAAATACATATTTTTTCATGTAACTTACGCTACACGGACTCTACTATCAAAGTCATGTGAATCACCTGAAACCTTACTTACAGTAAGTAATACTTCATCATCAGCCCAGAATTCATTTACGTCTCCATCTTTCATATTCTTTGACTCAACATAATTGTTGAAAAACTCATTCTCAGAAAGACCATGAGCAATCTGAGTATCAATAATTTCCTCAATTACCTCGAAGAACTGTGTTCCTCTCTCAGAATTTAACGCTCTCTTAATCTGCTTATTAGAAGAATCCTTAGTAAGTCCAAGGTATTCAAAACAAGCCTTTCTAATTGTGTCACTAGCTTCTGCCTTAGAAATCACACGATTAGAATCAGCATCATAAATTTCACGACCTGCACCGAGGTCAAACATAAGATTTTTTACACTTGTATCTAACATTTATTTATTTCTCCTTTCTCAAAAATTAGGCTTTCTTTGTAAGCTGCATAGCGGCAGTTACACCAGAAATGGCTTTGAGTTCAACACCGTCTTTAACAGCGATTTCACCAGAAAATCCATCTGCTGAAATTTCAACTACATCACCAACTGCGAGTTCATAAGCTCTAACTACCTGAGTAGGAGCATTTGTATAGTTGCTTTCTTTTTTAAATGTGTTGCTATATGTCTCCTCGATCATTGGCACCTGGTATACAAACAGGGCATCTCCAGGAGTTACTACTTCTACATAGAAATTCCCATTATTTGCCTTACCAACGACCTTTCCTTCAAATGAAGTAGGTGCTGCTGCTTTATAAAGATCTAACTCTACGAATTCACCCTTACCAACGAACCATCCGTTGTCTACATAAGCACTTGCTGCTTCTGCTAACTGAATGTTATAAATATGCTTTCCACCATCTCTTGCGAGAACTTTAGAAGGGAAAGCCACTGCATGTTTTGCAATAGTCATCTGAATCATTTATTTTTCCTCCTTAAATTTTTGCATTAAAAAAGACACTCAATTTGAGTGTCATTACATTGATTTATATTTCTTGTTTTATTTGCTAAAAAGATTTCCGTAACGGTTATCCTTCTTAGACTTGTTTACATTAGCAAATACTTTTACGGTTGACTTTTTCTGAGTTTTATCAGTGGTAGCTGCAAAAGTTTTCATATTAGAATCCGCATAGATAAGTTTTGCTTCCTTCTCTAAATCTTCGAGAGAGTAGTTATCCATATTTGTATACAGTTTCTCAAAATCCTTATTAATGAATTTTCCTTCTTCATCTTTTTCAGAAATAGAAGCAAAATTTTCATTTGCAAGAATTTTCTCACGTTTTGCATGAAGTTCATTCTTTTCTGCTGTCTCCTTAAACTCTTTGAGTGTAGCGTAGTTTGAACGCATAGACTGTAACTCTGCAAATTCACTATCTGTTAAAAGTTCACGATGTAAATTGTATCTTTCTCCATCAAAAGCTACATTATCACCGTCTTTTGTATAGTTCTGACCGAAGATTTTATCACCATTCCAGTTCTCATATGTAAAATGATCATCGTAAACAGCGTTGATAAAGTACCACTCATTATCAGCATCTTCATATTCAGATAAAAGCTGGTAAAGTGCATATCTTGTATCTTCATGACTGATTTCATATGTACGAACAATCTTTTCAAAAGTCTGACTTTCTCCTTCATTACCATCTGGATCAGAAGCTCCTTCGCCATCACCTTCTCCATCATTGGAAGGCTCACCAGATTCTCCGTTATCTGAATTGTCTCCATCTGAATTGTCATTATCGAACATCTCAGCGAATTTTGCTTCAAGTGTCTCATCTGACATTTCTACATAGTCAAATGTTATATCTTCAGCAGTCTTACCATATTTGGCAAGTAACTCTTCAAATTTTGTCATTTTGTTATTTGTTCCTCCTTCCTTTGATTTTTGATTTATATCAAAACTCTCAAGAATATTAGTTAATTTCTCTAAAGTTTCAACCAATTTGTTGTCTGTGTTAAACGTTACTGTTTCCGCATTTACAGCAAAATCTTCAATTTTGAAATTGCTTCCTGCCATACCAGGGGATACATCCTTTGACAGAAGAGTAAGACCTGATACATAAAAATCATCTAGCTGCAATGTTTTATTGGCAGTATTAAATGATAACTCCCTAATGCATAATTCCACCGAACAATCTACAGTTCCACGTCTATTCAGAATCTCAATTGCATCTTGACAATACTCATCGTATAAATAACCATGTAAAACTGCACGATTTACGTTAGCATCTTCATCATATTCAATAGTAGTCTTTGTACCATCAATAACACCGATGGGCTGTTCTTCATATACAACCTTGTCATTACCATCTTTATCTGTAGTCACATAGTAATCGTGGCTACCGAAGTCTAATTCATCATCTGAGTTAGTAGTGATGTGCGCTAAGATGGGGCGAAAGTTTGCTGATGGGACATTTTCATTGAAAGATTCTTCGGAGATTTCCGACTTGTTGAGATTGACATGATCGTGAAATGCACGACTGACGAATGGAGTAAGAGACTCTTTATGTTTATCTTCATCCTTAGAAGTTTTTTCAAAATTACCATTCATACGAACCATAAGTTCTTTACCGAATTCATTACTATCAAAATGAGCAAAATTATTCTTTAAACAGAACTCATACAGCTCATCAATAGACATAATTCGTCTTTTCTTCTTTTTTGGCATTATTTAACCTATTCCTCCTTTCTTTGTTGATATACCACTCAAAGTAGGAGAGTGGTTAGAATGTTAGCATGTTGCTATACTGAATTTTATTATTTGTATTTTCAAAAGTGAGAGAGTGGTTATTCAAAAATGTTGCCACGTTCCCATCTTGAGATACCAATTTAAAACCTTCTTTGAGAAGATTTTCCTTTGTCTCCTTGTCGGAGGTTTTAATAAAATTGTATTTCATATTAAGATACCTCCCTTATTTATTATTGAGATCCTCGTCTCTTGTGCGAAGTCCAGCATCTGTAAGTTCTGTTTCGTCTTTTTCTTGACCGCCACCTTGATTAGTACCAGATTGCGTATATGAGGTGTTAAATGGTTTCAATTTCTCGCCAAGATTTAAACAATCTTCCTCTAAGAAGTTCATAGCAAGAGTATCTTTCTCAGATACACCATTTAATGTGTTATAAAGAATTTTATTTGGTAATCCGTTTTGGCAAGATTCCAAAATTGATTTCTTAAAGTCATCCTTTTGATAAATAGAGACATCAAAGAATTTAACTTTACAAGGTTCAGATATCCAACTAGATAAAAGTCGATTTACAATCGCTTGAATCTGTGGAATAAGAGTTGAAATAGAAAATGTAGAATCTGCAAGTACGCCATATTTAAAGGCAGTAGAGTTAGAAGCAGAGTTTAGATTTAATATCTGAGCACCACCAGCGGTATTAAGAATTTCTTTTGTAGCTTTTTCAACCTTTGTAACATCACCTGTTGCATCATCTGGAAAACTAATTTCGTGTAATTCACCAGGAACAATAGCAGCAGAGATATAGGGTGGTAATGCTTCTTCAAGCATACGATTGAAATATTGAATCATTATATCTGGATTTACAGCCCAATCATCTACATCATTACCCATAGTTTTCATTTCAAGCCATACCAATTTATAAATATTGGCTGCCTGTTGAACTGCTTGATAATCAGAAGCGTCCATAAGATCAATCAATGATAAGAATATAGGAGTAAGTACAGGAACGATTGTTTCCCAATCCTCAGATCTGAATTTAATACATACATTATATTCTTCGGGAATTAACTGATATTTTTCATTTGTACTTTGATATGTATTCCACATACTATTGAATGGCTCTCCCCAATATTCCAATAGTTCAGAATTTCGCTTAAAATAGCTCATATCCATTGCACATGCAAATGAACCATCAGGAAATACACCTGCGATTCTCATATATGATGGATCTAGCGGAAGAATAAACATTCCTTGTCCTTCAGTATAATAAGCACATCCATAAAATGCGTCTTCTCGAAGTGTTATAGATGCGGCTTTACGAAACTCATAATTCAATCCGAGAGTATCTACAACATCAACTGTTTCCTGATACTTTTGCAATGTGGATTTTACGTCATTATTATTTGAAATTATAAATGGGGGAACTATGTTACGAATAGATAAATCAATTTGATTTGCATAATATTTGCAAAGACGATAGTAGATTTCTGAACGATAATAAAGATAACGGGATAAACTTCTAAGATTTGCTTCACTAGAAGAAATGTTTTTAATATAATCTTTTACATCTTCCTTGGAATAATTACTAATTATAGTATATGTCTTAGATTTCTGAATATCTCGAAGACTTGTAATAGCACTTGTTGCGTCTTCATAACGTTCAAGTCTACTTTTATTTTTCTCATACCATTCACGCATTTCATTTGCGGTTGGCTGTTTTGGAGTAGAAGAAGTGTTTTTCTTCTGTGAATTATTTATTTTAGCAGGTGCATTAGAATTTGCATCTACTTTCTTAGGTCTAGGCATTTTCCGTTAATGCACCTCCTTAATTGTATTTTGCTTTACGGATTGTAAGCTTATTGATGAAACTTGTAGTATCTTCAGTTGGACGTTTTTTATTTGTAATGGCTTTTCTACGTTCACACATGAGGGCGTAAGAAGCCATACAGCATGTATCATTATGTTACTACCTATAAATAGGCGATTAAGGTACTTCCAAGAGTGTCTTTACACTCGACCTTAATTCTCGTATTTTAATATTAGATTATATTACGAGTTCAGACTATCGCATCTTCATATATTTTATAGAATGAAGTTTTCTCACTTAGTCGTTGCAGCTACCATTACGCTTGCTGTGGATTATCCATCTCTGGACTTCCCCAATTAATCAGAGAAAATTTGCTATTTGTAACTTATCTATTTTCATTACAAAGTACCCTATACAAGTTAAGGCACGGTCATCGTGAAGCTTATTAGCCTTCTCAGGTGTAAGTTCAAAAGAATCTTTTCCAGAATCTCTTTTCTTACGAACCATGTTTACAAGTTCTTCTTTTAAAGCATCAATATTAGCAAGAGCAATCTCATCTTGCCAATCAAGTTTTATAGTCTTTGTATTAACAGATTCGATTTTTTCTAATTCTTCGTTTAGTTTAGTTTCAAACTCTTTTTCGTTGACTTTTTGTTTTCTGAGTTCAGCAGAAATTCTTTCTTTCTCTTTAGCCAATTTTTTTTCATCAACATCAAAAACAGTAAGATAGCCTTTATGGTCATATTGTGCTGTAAAGCTGATTTTATCCTGGTTCATAAGTTCTATCATTGCTTCATACATTTCAGATTTATAACCAGCAGGAGACATAAGATGAACCTTGTCTACTGCATTAGGAAATTTCTTAACATAATCAGCATAATATTCTTTATCAATTAATCCTCTATGAATTATACCAGCAGAGTCAGTCCAATCAGGCATTAAATAATCGGCTATATTAACCCCTGATCCGCCGCTACCTGCATCAATGTATATACCAACAATATTTCCATATGCGTCAGCTCCACCGTTATAATCAAGAATTACTTTTTTTAAATATTCAATCTGATCTGGTGTCTGCATAGGAGATTTTATTTTTTTACCAACGTCAACAAGATTAATACAATTTACCAATCTCATTCTTGTATCAATACTTCCGTCTACCTGTTCGTATTCATAAATTTCACCAACAAGGATTACCGAATTATCTCGACTTCTAGCAGGATCATATGTGATGACGAATTTTTTATCACCTGTATCATTGTAAAGAAGAGGTTTTCTTGTTTCTTCGTTTCGTGTAATAACACCTCTACGAATAATTGCATCAGTGCCAGCATCTGTAGTAAAAATACAATAATACTCACGTCTTGCTTTTTCTGGGTTTGTTCTCATTTCCGATTCAACAGTATTTCGAGATAGAAGAGGGGTGACTAATTCTCCTCTAAGAGTTGGTTTAAATGCTTGTTCGCAATCTATATGTAAAACACAATAATCTGGATTTCCCATAATTTGCTGTTTAGAAAAGTCACGATACAGTCTCCAAAATTGAGTATCAGTTGAAGAAGCTGAACTTATATAATATTTCTGATATGACAAATCTCGTGGTAAGCACCTTTGACGAATAGGATCTATTGAATTACCATCTACATCTTTACCAGTTTTTAAACTTTTATTTACAACGGCAAATGCACCATATACATTCATCATTTCATCAGATAAGAAACCACTTTCATCAAAAATTACTGTGCCTCGCATACCTCTCTTGGCATCTATATTTCCGTTCAATGTCCTAGTCATAGATCCGTTATAACATGAATAGGAAAACCCATTGGACGAGTGTGAAAATCCGTCACCTGCTGCATTTTTGATTTCTATCTCATTCTTGAATAAAGAACCAGTTGAACCATAAAATGTATCAATATTATCATTAGCGAGTCGTTCCAAAGTAGTGAAAGTTTGTTCAGCCTGACCACCTGTACCGCTTGCAATATATGTCCATACATTACAAAAACACATATCTTTAGACATAATCTCAAGGTCAATAACTGTACTTTTACCATATCCACGAGTACATACTGCAAGTACATTTGGGCAAACCCAACTTCTTTGTACAAGAAGTGCTTGCCCATCTAAAAGTTCTATATTGAAAAAGAGATCTATAGCTTTTACTGGGTTGCATTGCAGATATTTTTGGATTTCAGCGATTTGAATATAAGATTCAATTTTACGAGAAGAAATAGAGTAACCATGTGGTTTTACATATATTCCGTATTGATTATAAAAATCCTTATCATAATCAAGAATTTCATTCTGATAGTAATTCATAATCATTTGTTTATTCTGATTCATTTTCAACAACCTCCTTTGATTCTTCATCAGGAGATTCTTTCTCTTCGTCAAATTCCGCAAAAACAGAATAAACATCTTTTAAATCTTTTAACTGTTCTTCGTTTAGTAAATTATTTTCTTTTAATGTATCCCTCAAATCAAGATTTTCTCTCAATAAGATTCTATTAATTTCTTGATAAGCATCCTTTTTTTTACGAAGACCAGTATTAACGACACGCATTTCAGAAACCATATCCGACCACTCAGATTCATCAAGTGCCAATTGTTTCATAATAGAAGCATCGCTAATTTCCTGAACCTGTTGCATACCTCTACATGTATCAATATCAAAACCATTAACCTCACCACTTCGCAGGTTAAGACTCTTAATTTTCTTGATTTTTCCAGTCCATGTATTTTCACCTTTTTTTGCATTTTTGTTATGCTTTAATGATATACAACTGTCTTGAGCAAGACTTGTGATAACCGAAGTTATTTTACCTTTGCTTTCCTGTAGGGATTTTATTGTTGCAGAATTGCGTTCAATATTTGAAATGTCACACATCAACTTTGATATGGTGTCATCAATTTTAGATTGTTGTAAGAATCCACGAACAATAGAAATAGCAGAAGAAGTACGCATCATATCTTCGTTTGCGTCTTCACTAGAATCTAATAGCCCTAATAATTGAGAATATAAAAAAGGTTGGTCTGCTATATCTTCTTTTTCAAAAGGGTCATAACTGAGTAATCGAATGACATCATTTTTATTTTTTAAAAAACTGTCATATGTATCTAGTCCTGCATGAGATTCAATAAGTTCTTCCTCAGTAGTTGGTTCTTTTGCTGATTCGTTTTCAATTTTATCTTTAATAAAATGGTCTGAATCAAAGTAGGTCAACCCTATGTAATTTGGCATAGCAATCTGACGAGCATATGCAGTCCATACGTTAGATTTAACTTTTCCAGATGCAAGATTCTCAACTTCCTGAATGCTTGAGTCCCATACCTTTTCGAGAAAAGGTTTTCCCAAATATCTAAGGGCAAGTTGTACTGATTCCCTCGTAGGCTCTTGATCAACACCATTTGCAGTTCTCAACGCTATCTTTTTTGCACAGTCTTTACAAATTGGAGTAAGACCACTTTTACTCATAGGATCTGTACTTACATAAAATTTATCTTTAGCTTTATGTGTATCACACATGTAACACCAAGCACCTTCTTTAAGTGACTTGATTTTCTCTTCCTGTGTTTCAACTTTCTTCTTTAATTGTGCAGCCGTTAATTTTGTAGGCTGTGTCTCTTTTGTCGTAGCCAAACTAACGACCACCTCCTATTCCAATAAAATAACACCTATATCAAAAGATAAAGGTGTTCTACTATTCATATCTCCATATATAATTATATAGAGGTTTATTTATAAAATTTCCTACATATGCTTGAGTGCAAAAATGTCTTATTGATGAAAATAAATATTCACTATTTTTTATTTCTTCTTGAGTCCATGTTTTTATAAAATTATTCATCTTATCAAATTGATTAATTTTATAAGATGCTGTTTTGACTCTAATGTCTCTAAGGTATTCATCTGTTAATTCAAAATCATCATTCTCATACAAAAATATTTTTCCTTTAATTGAACGTCTATCATGTTTTAGCACACAAGTTAATGCTTTATAAACAACAGATTTTTCACCATATTCATTCATTATTTCAACAGCATTATTCCATATTTTATTTATATTTCCATACAAATCATATTCAATAATTCTTGGACGTGGTTTAATGTATTTATCCACATAAGTATTAATATCAAATTCTTTACTATAATATTTAGATTCATACACCCATATAAATCCGTGTGCTTGATATTGATCTCCATCATCACGCAAGCAATTCATAATACCACTAGCAGGAAAACCAGTTTCTCTTGCTGCATAAGAACCACTTCGCCAACGCTCAATAATATTTCCATTCAAATCTAATTGCAAAATTGCTTCTGGATTTCTTATATCTGATAGATGTTGTTTACCTTCATCACTCCATGAATAGCCATGAATTCCTTGTCCACCAAGTGTCATATTGTAACCGCATTTACCATTCGTTGCATTGTAATAATTGATCCAGTATATTTCTCTTTCATCAATATTTTCTACTGTACATTCTTCAATAATGTTAAAAATAAATTGACTTTCTCCATATTTGTTCCATGCATTTTGTAAATGTTCATTATGATGTCTGTTTCCATTTAATTCTTTTCTGTGGTTATACCATCTTATTTTTATATCAATACTTTGACCAATATAAACTTTACCATTTACTTTGTTTTCAATTTTGTAAATTCCTACCATTCATCTTTTCTCCAATCTCTCCATATCAACAACAATAATAGAAGAGAAGAGTGACTGGATATGGAGTACAGCCATTCACAAAGATGATCAGTCCTCGTTATTCTTCTCTTAATTCCAACTATCTGCAATCGAAACAGTAACAATCCTCTCATAGTTAGCTATATATTTATTCTCTTTTCTGTCTTGATTTTTGGTAGAGAAAAGTGTATACTTAACCCATAAATTGAAACTTGACAACTGAATAGTATTTAAGAATGGAGGCTTCTATGGAACACCCAGTAAAAAGAATTGCTTCATACTTAAAAACAAAGAAACATTCCATTTATAAATTTTTACAAAAGAATGGATTCTTTGATGAAATGGTTAGAGGAATTGTAAAAATATTTTTCTTTATAATTATTCTCTACTTTTTCAAACAAGTAGTATGGTAAGCAAGCCTTGGCACAATTTTTGTGTCAAGGTGTAAGCGGTGGAGCATGTGGTTTAATTCGAACACGACCGGCCACATTGGGACTGCATTTACTGGGTGTAAAGGGAGCGCAAATAGATACTATTCAGTTTTTAAAGAGAGGCTTGTACCTCTCTTTTTTTATAAAATACTTTGAAAGTGCAATTCACTTCACTTAGCACACCTTCTACGATTTGAACATAGACCTGACGATTTTGGAGATCGTTGCTCTACCAATTAAGCTAAAGGTGTATATAACAAAAGAGCCATCTCCAAAGGAAATGACTCTTTCTTAACACAGTATTAAATTTACCAATCAGTCGCCAAACTGATTATAACTGTATAGGGCGGTAGGGTAGTGATGAACTACCAGGGATAAAACCGTATGTGCACCACAGCAAAATCCTTCGACATCAGGCTTACCGCATAATGACTCTGGCGTGACTTGAACACAGCATTACCACCTTGAAAGGGTGGTGTCCTTACCTTTAGACCACAGAGCCATATTTAGGGTGGAAGAGTACCACCCATTATTTTTACAGAATAACTTCTATTTCACCTTCAAACTTAGTGTTCAAGGCACGAATCTCAGCAAGCTTCTTACCGATTTCTTCCTGAATCTTAGTAGCGAAAAGTTCAACTTTTGCCTTACCAAGTTTTTCAACACTATCAAAAGGTGCTTTGACTTCTGATTCTGGAATCTTTGTAACATCTATAGAGAATGTAATGTGAAGGTTTTCATCTACAACAAATGACTGGTTGATAATATCTTTTAATTCAACAGAGATAATAGTTGAATCATCAACTTCACTATCAGTTGTAACTGGATCTCCATTAGAGTCAGCTTTCATATTAGACTTAAAGGATATTTTAGAATATTCGATTGTTCTGACAAAATTATGTAACATATCTTTTTCAGTAGCAGCATCGGTATCCGATGTACCTAATTCTGCGACAGAAATATCTACACCAATAATATTTTCATCAATAGTTTTACTAATATTTAATTTCATGAATTTGTACCCTCGCTTTCGTTTGCAATTATCTGATTATAAGCATCTTTGAAACTGATTACTAAGTCCCTTAAAGTCTCTTTATCAATCGTGCAATCCAAGTTACTCATGTCAATATTTGGATTTGATACCGTAAATTCTAATGTATTTCCATTTGGTGCAAATAAAACTTCCACAGATTCATTAAGCAGAAGAGTAATAGAATCAATTTTATTTCCATTATTTGATGTTACTCGTTTTACTTGACCGACTTTTAATCTATCATTTTCAATAGATAATCTACTTGCCATTATACGTACTCCTTTCTTTTATTTTTTCGTTTTCCTTTTAATCGTTGAGTTGCGGAAACAGGACTCGAACCTGCATACTCTTGGTTATGAGCCAAGTGAGCTTCCATTGCTCGTCATTCCGCTATGATAACAGGAGAGGAGCGACCTCTCCATATTATATGTAGATTGGTAAGATCTACTGCCGATTGATTACCAGTCAGCCGACAAAGAGAATATTGAAAATTCTCTGATATGTTACTTATATATTCTCCATATATTTTCAGTCTTCGGAGTAAAGACCAATAGCGATTAGGAAATTAATGTCGGTTTACGTTGACATAGGTTTTACGCTATTGAATGCCACCATCCAACATGTCTGTAAAGACGCAACCTAATCTTTATAGATAGTAAGTTTTTCAAATTTATTTACTTTCTGCCTCATTTTTCTCTTTTAAAGCATTTATTTTTTCCATAACTTCTGCCTTAGTTTTAGGTTTACAATAGAAGGAACGGGTTGTTTCTGTCGATTTGTGGTTGGCAAGCTCGGCTGCTAATGCTAAATCGCCAGTCTCTTCATAAACCAAATTTAGACGAGATTTTCGTTGGCAATGCGGACGATAATCAGAAATTTGAATGATTTCACCATATTTTCTCATTCTGTCTCTAATAGCACTGTCACCCATAGGTTTATATTTTCCTTTATATTTTGTAATTAACAACGAATCACATTCTAAATGGTCATAATCATTCTTTCTCATCTCAAGCCACTCTTGAATAAGTTCTTTTGCAACATCCCCGAAAACTACCTGTGTACGGTATCCTTCTTTTTCCCTTATATCTACAAACATATTGTTCTCTAAATCAAGTTTGGACAACTGCAATCTTAACAACGCACCAATTCTATTTGCTGAGTCAAAACTTACTTCAAATAAAATTTGATCCTGAATTGAATATTTATCATTTTCAGATAACTCTCTGCGAATAGTCTGAACTTGTTCTTCTGTAAGGAAATAAGAATTCAAAATATGTTCTTCATTAGCTTTCTTCATTCTGTCAAGTTTCCCATCAAAAGGATGGTATTTAACAAAACCACGTTTCATAGACCAAATATAGAATGAGCTAACGGCAGAAATTTTCATATTGATAATCTTTTTATGATTCAGAAGTGTTTCCTGGCAGAACATAATATAGTTCTCCATAATATCAACGGCATTCTCCATAAACTCATCTGAATACAAATCTAAATCTCCATAATTTTCACCTAACCACATAAGAAAATGACGAAACAATCCTTCGTATCTTTTATATGTAGTATCTTTCACGTCCTGATTTTTAATAATATTTGATTGGAGATATTTCTTATATTTCTTCAAGTTGTCAGGATTTATGAATTTCTCCTTATCCTTGGTAAAATATTTTACCCTTGTTACATGTGCCACTAAATCACTTCCTTTCATATAATAAAAAAGAAGTAGAGTAGTGGTAAACTAGGCTACTTCTTGTAAAATTTCATTTATTTTATTTTGCAATATTTCTTTATAGTTTCCATTTTTCATTTCAGATGAAAACAGAAATAGATAATTACATTTGTTATCTATAAGTATTTTTTCTTTGTATAACATTTTCTGTTGATACTCTTGATGATGTTTGTACTTGTATTTATAATGTCTCCAATCTGCCGTGTCGTTAGGTATAACACCTGCAATTTCAACATATAACTTTTTACCGTTAGGCAAAAGCATACAGTAATCACAATTTGTTTTTCGTTTCTTATCACTATTGGTAAAAGTCTTATACATTACATCTCTAAAATATGATTTATTATATTCATATCCAAGAGAACGTATATATGTAGAAAAATCAAATTCCATAGTTGATACAGCACGTTCCCCATCATCAAACGTGTATTTAAAACTAAAATTATTTGGATTCATTTCAAATCCAAGACTTTTAATATAAGCAAATACATCTAAACCTTCACGCTTAAATGCTTTTGTTATTGATTTATGTTCAATATTATTTTTATGATATAAACCACTTTCTAAATCTTGCCATGTAAGAAATTTTCTACTAGTTTTTTCATATAGATTATTTAATGCCTCTGTAATAGTATCCCTGTAATATTCAAATTGGTAAAGAGGTTTATCTGTTGGCGTTGGCATAAGACCAATCTCTTCTTTAGCCTTATTAAGACCGCCAAATATTCTTACCAATACAATCATCGAGAAACCAGTTTTTTCAAGTGAAATATCTTCTCGTAAAATTGGTCTACCTAATTCCTTTTCGAGATTTACAAGAGTATTTATAATATCCTCTTTTTCTCTTTTAAGTTTGTTACTTTCGTAACCACACCAAAGTACAAAATCATCATATGTCTTTACATTTTTGCCTGGACAATATTTTATAAACCATGTTGGATTTGGTAATCCATATTTATTATTTATCAACTCATTTCCACACAATGGATGACCGATTTTATCACTCACTTCTTTAAATCTTTTAACATATAAATCATAATCTTTGCTTTCTGTTCTTACATGAGATACTTTTCCAAATTGTAATAGAAAATCGTTATATGTAACATTATTCTCTTTTAATACACGATTAATAATTCTTCCTTGTGGCATATTATGTTTAGAATCGCATTTTGAATATACTGGTACTTCACCATAAGTATCAATAAATTGATTATACAAAATAACCAAATCGTCATAAGTTACTTTAGTAGATTGGACTTCTTTATCTCCAACCTTTAACATTATAATTGTTGACATATTTTTACCTTTACCCTTTCACCTTACCCAATACCAATAAAAAAATAGAATGGGAGAGAGGGGCAAGGTAATAAACTCTGCTCAAATCGGTTTGCAACTCCGATTTGTCCCATTCCATAAATCCCACAATCAGCTATGACACCGATTATGAATACATATATTTATTCTCTGTTTCCGTCACAGAAACATCAAAAGTGGGTAATGAGGGAGTCGAACCCACTCGATGCAAAAGCCACGAAATTTACAGTTTCGCCAATCTCCGTAGTTGTTTAATTACCCATGCAAAAAGAGTGTGCAGCATACACCACACACTCTTACAAATATTTATAAAACCAACAAATTTGTCTATTAAACACTTACACACTTATTTTTATTTGTAACATAAAATGAGTTACAAGTAAAAAGTCCAAAAGCATTTAATAACTTCTCAATTTCTTCATCTAAATCTTCGAAAATATCAAGAGAAATTTCATCATATGAATGACAATTATCACATTTTTCGTCATAATCATATTCATCACTTACATCCTCGGCATCCTCACCAATATTGAACTCATGCATAATACAACCAGAATATTTATGTTCCTTGACAAATGTAGAATCTACATCACCATGAACAAATACAGTATCAGTTTCATCAAATGGAACACAATCTGATTTCAAGATGCTTACAAATAAATCATCCATATCTAAACAAAGAACATATTCACCGAAATATTCTGTTAAAATAGGATTTCCAAACTCCTCGCTAGACTCTAACTCGAAGTTTGTATTCTTAATAATCGAATTTACAACATCCTTCATTACATCATATTTTGCAACGACACAAAGACCAACTCCGATATTTTCCTCTACACGAAGTTTATCAACCGTGTCTGCTAAATACTCGGCAAAATCATTTGTATCTGTAAAACCAAATGTTTTCAATATATTTTCACCACCAATCAAATTAAGCGTTTTTAACAGCATCCTTAAATGCTTTTCCAGATTTAAAACGAGGTGCTTTTGATTCTGGAATAGAAATTGATTCGCCAGTAGCAGGATTTCTTCCCCCTCGTGCAGCTCTTGTTGTAGCTTCGAATGTGCCAAATCCTACTAGCTGTACTCGATCTCCACTAACTACTGCATCCTGAATTGTTTTGATAACACCATCAACAATAGTAGTTAAATCTTTCTTAGATACTTCAATATCAATATTTTCCTGTGTTTTTGCGATTAATTCTGTTTTATTCATTTTTTAAAATCCTTCCTTTTTCTCAATTATTTTTTATTTTTCAATTAAAAAGAGGGTAGTGTCCATATAGGTACACTCCCTTTGATAGTGGCTTTGTCAGCCAAAAATAATATATTAATTGTAGCTGTGAATATCTGCTTCCACAATTACTCCAAACTGAGCCGAACAGTGGACTACAATTGTTATTTAATTTAGTCAAGTTGTATGTCATATAAGCAAATCAATCCATTATCACTTATAACCGACACTGTTTGCTCAGGGCGATTTACCTTTCTAATTGATAATGCAAATTGATCACTGCCCGACACACATCCCGACTCAATTACTTTCGTGTCATAAACCGTAGTTAAACCATTAGTATGTCTATGTCCAAGCAATACAATGTCTGGCTTAATATTGAACATCATTGTAAAATTCTGCACAACATTACTTGGTGAATCTTTATGACCATGAGCAGCAAATACATTGTTGCCACGAATATTAAACATTGCAATTTCTGGCTCAATTGTATTATCACAAATAGTAATATTTTTTATATTCTGCATTCTTGCCTTTAAATAGAAAGGTAGTAATACGTCCATATTTTCACCATCTAAAGCTTCTTCCTTCTTTGGGGAAATCCTAGAATGATTACCAGGTGTTGTATATACATAGATATGATTAAAATGATTTGCCATGCGAGAGAGCATAGCAGAAATCAGTTCTGAAACATATTTAAACTGTTCCATAAGATCCATGTTATTCTGTAATCGAAGATTATTGTGAATAATTCCACTAAGAATTTCGCCAATAACAAGATAACAGTTTTCAGATTGATGCATTCCACGGATATCAAGAATATCAGAAGTAAACTTTTCAATTCGTTGTTTTAAAGTATCTGAATCAAAATCATTTTTCCAATTATGTATCTCAATTCCAGTATGAATATCTGTTAAATGCACAAGTAAATCTGTTGAACTGTTAAATAACGTATAATGTACTGGAATATTCATTGGTTCAATATTTTCACAGATAATTCTTTTAACCATATCAGCATATGATTCTTTACGAGCCTCCTGCCTAATGAGTTTATTATATTCAACTCTAGCATCAGATAATTTTATTTTCTCTCGTCTTAGTTCTTGAATTTTTACATCCAATTCACTATTCTCAGACACACTCTGATTTAATCCAGCCTTATACTTTTCATACTCACTTCTCATCTTACCTCCAAACGGAGTAGAAGAGGACTTACGAATAGTGTCTGAGTTACAATTAATCCCATATTTATCCTTGATTTCTGACCAATCGTAGTCATTTTCACCATCAATTTTTGAATCAATATCTGTGATAATCTTGTCATATGTTTCAAGAGTTAGTCCATATTTTGAAAGTTCTTCTTTGAATTTTTCAATATTAAACAATCATTCACCAACTCTCTACTCTTCATCAGACGGAACATCCAGCTCCTCATCTGTCTTTAATGCAACAGTAAAATCAATTACCTGATTCTTGAATGAAGTAAGCAGATCGGCTACCTTTACTTCCTGCTCCATATCATTCTCGTCTGTATATGTAATAGTAGTACAATCCTCTGAGAGTGTACCTGCTTTTACTGTTAATTTGTCTGTAGTTGTTCTTGTGAACTTTAATTTACTAGCTGCCATTTTTAATCTCCTTTTTTCTCAACTAAAATAGGAGAGCAGTATGCTCTCCTTAAAATCCAATTTTATTTTTCTGTTTACAATCCTCTTCTTCATCATCCCAATATTCTTCATTTGGAATTTCAAATCCAATGCAATTGGTAGTTATTGGTTCTGATTGAGCTTGGATATCTTGTATTTCATTATTTATTTTTATTACACATTTGCTTAATTTACCTTTTGGAATCTCTAATACTACCTGTAATAATTCTGTAAGAGAATCCAAAATTGGCAATAAACATATTCCGCTAATAAATCCAAATACATATTTTTTCATAACTTACCTCTTATTTTTCAAATAAATCTGCGAACATCTTGCTTGTTTCAGATCTAACATCTTCACCAAGATAAATACATCCAAATTTTTCATTACCTTTAAATTCATTACACATCTTAATAAGTGGATTATTTACTGTCTTAGTAAGTAATGACTGTTTATAGTCACCAGCAAAATAAATTTTACTGTTCTGACCTAAACGAGTACCTATAAGTCTAATCTGACTTTCTGATAAATCTTCCGCTTCATCGCAAAGGATAATAGTATCATTATATGTTGTACCTTTCATAAAAAATGGTACATTGGTATCTAAAACACCTGACATTTTTAAACTCTGCAACTCAAATTCTCCACCATTGAGTGATTGCGTTAATGGTTCAAAGAATTTCCCTACTTTATCTTCCATATCACCAGGCAGATAACCAATCTCTTTTCCCTCGCCAGAAACTTCTCTGACCCCAAGAATTTTTGCTACACGACCCTTTTCTTGAACATTGTATAAAGCCATCTGCATAGAAAGAAATGTTTTACCTGAACCATATCCACCTAAAATAGCAGCAATAGAAATGTCTGGATTATTAAGAATATCCAAAGCACACCTCTGTAAAGAGTTTTTACCTTTAATAAAACGAGATGAAGGTAGTTTTAATGCAACAAAATTTGTTCCATCAAAACGTAATTCTTTTGAAGAATCATCATCAGTATTTTCAATAATTAAATACTCATTAATATGCCATTTTGAATAATCCATGTTCTCCATTATTGAATTAATTGTATCTGTATCACCATGAATAATTTGGTATCCTTTATAAATTTCACTTCCATCTTCGTATGTACTAGATACATTTAATCCGAATATCCATTTTGCAATTGTTTTACATGCAATGTCATTTGTAATAAATAGAACATCTTTAATAGTAGAAGCACAAGCACAAATCTGATTATCTGGTGTATTTTCTAATCCTAATTTATCAATAATATCAAGAACATTATTATTTACAATAATCACATCATACTTATCAGAATGCTCATCTAATATATGCAACACTTTTCTTGCACGATATTTTGTTTCTTCATCTTTGTTACGACTTACTTTAATGTTTTCTAATTCTAAAAGAGTAGTGGAACTAATATTAAATTTTTCATCTTCTAATAATCTGTCCTGTAAAAATAGAAGAGCGTTTGTGTCATAAAATTTCTTTCCGATGGTATTTGCACCACCTTCCTTAAATATTTTGGTTACTTAATACCAATTGATTTTTCATACTGTTTATGAAGTTTTGTATTTCTACGACTTTCTGTAAGATAATATGTTCTACGATGACGAGAATCTGTGTGGCTAATTCCCTCATATCCGAACATAACACCTTTAGAAACTAAAAATTCCATTTCCTGTTTTGAAATCTTAATTATTTTAATACACACCTTTCGTTCTTTTATTTCCCATATAGGGAGTGATGGGAGAGAAGTGAATTTGAATCACTGACCTTTACTTTAGAATGTAACGCTCTACCGAACTGAGCTACCTCTCCAAATAAAAAATCCCGTGTATGAAACACGAGATTCATAATTTCTTTAGGCTGAGATATTTGACCTAACACACTACCATCTATTGCGGTTGGACACAATTTATCACACTGTCGATTAGACAGTAGGTAGCAACAACACTGATTTTGACATAATCAGCAAACTCTTACCACAAAGCATTATAGATTTCCTTTTATCACATCGTCTCTTGCGGAGTTCTCAGATTGCAGTCTGATACGGTTGCAATTACTTGTATTTTCTCACATAGCACCTTGCGAGTGTTATATGTGTCCATATTACAGGACAATAAGTTGTTTTTCTCTTTGCGGTCATACACACTTTTGCTTGTTATTTTCTATTAGTAAATTAAATAATATTTTTATTATTAAGAAATTTTGTTCATTCACCAAAAGTATGTACTTACAAATGGACGATGAGGTGTATATTTGACCATCAGCACCTTTTGAGTACCGCCCAATCATCACCATCCTGTCTTCCTTGCTATCGGAATCCTTTATTACAAAACACCTATCTTTCGACTTAAGATATTTATATAATAATTTAAACAGCACTAATTCTTGCGGAACTCATACCATTTAGACATGGATTATCCCCACATTTCTGTGTTAATACAGTACCTATCTCAAGATACCTACCCAACCATATTCGCCAACAGTAGTCCTTGAATAGAAGGTTAGGCATAAATCCTATGTGTTTTCCGTCAAGCTGTATTGCTACAGTCGCAGCTTTGTAATACGACAAAACCACTTTATACATGTCGCCATGCTTATTTTGAGATTTAACATCTCCTGATCCGAAACCAACCAGTCCTACAAAAGTAGGAGAGTTGCGGAAACAGGACTCGAACCTGCATACTCTTGGTTATGAGCCAAGTGAGCTTCCATTGCTCGTCATTCCGCTATAATATTTAAGAATTATCAGTGACCATACTACAAGAACTGTAGTACAGCCACCGATTATAGAAGGTAAGGTACAATGAATTTGTACTTGATGTTTACATTTTATTATTCTCTGTTTTATCAGCCAAGAAAAGCTGATTTCATTGTTTTCCATTACTGATATATAACACCATAAAAACAGCTATAAACCCTTATTTTACAAGGAAAACTCAGATTTAGGCTTGCGTTACAAGTTTATTTCTATGTCGTTTTACTCGTTCTTTGATTTGTTCTTTTATTTTTATTTTTTTACAGTCGTTACAATAGATAGAAGAATAATCATGCTTATTTTTTCTTTCAATAATTCCACCACATCGTCTACAACGAAAATACTTATTATTGTGTCCACGCCTAACAGAATAATAGTCTTTTTGGTAGTTTTGAAAATATGCATTCAATGATCTATTAATATATTTCACATAAAAATTATCTTCAGTGATAAAATCATAATTACTTACAAGCTGAGTCTTATCTTCGTATTCCCCAATCAGTTTGCAGTTGTCAAAGCATCTTCTTAAAAATCCTTCAATAACCTTTTTATACTCATTCCAAGATAATGTCATTTTCTCCATTTGAAAACGTTGTTTGAGTTTTTCAGCTTTGTCAATCGTATCATCAATAATATCTGTAACTGTATCTGCATCCATCTCAGTCCCAGATAACCAATCAAAGTACATTAACTTTGGTTTTTTTAATAAATCCATGTACTCTTTATTGAGAATTACTTCTTTATCAAAATATCTTGTATAAATATTATTGATTTTCTGTCTGATAATGGAACACCAATTTTCCTCTTTGGTCATTGACTTGTAATATCTGTATTCAATTCCTGACCATGTATCAAATACTTGTCCAAGTTCTGTATTAAGCAAATCCTTTCTGACCTTAAAATGAATTGTTTTCATATATGTGCGTCTTTTATTATCAGAAGCCCATATTGAGAAGCAGAACGAGTTGAATATCTCGTCCTTTACCTCATTATTCTCTGCTTCTTTGTAATCTTCTATAATTTCATATAGAAATGTTTCATTACAGTCGTAAATATGTATCACCTACCTCAAATTCATAGTATTTTCCAAGATATTCATATGAATTGTCCGTCTTATAAGGAACTTCTCTTATTGATATATTTCTCTTTGGATTCGTGTTATTCTTGAGATTTTCAATGATATAATCACCATAAGCCGACCATGCAAAAGATTTGCTAATAGAAACAGAAGAGTAAGAAGCTTTAATAACATAATTTGCTATAATATTTTCAGGTAGTTCAATCTCATTTAGGAGTCTTGTCTTATATTCATTTACAACTTCATCCATATTGAATTTATGATCTTCATCATCCGACTTATCTCTATATAGATTCAGATGCTGCTTAATATCAACCGCATACATATTTATAAACTTCCTACATTTCTTTAAGACTTTTCTATCAGACAAATCTAAATCATTATCAATAATTAAACATCTAGTATCAACCAAATCTATCTTATTGTCCCATAAGATATTTTTCTTTTCCCAAGTTTCAATATAATCACACAACTCATTCATAGGAGAAGGAGAGTGGTATGCATTAAGATATTCTTTGTCTTCATCAGATGCGTCTTTATTTTTTTTGATTATATTCATATAAGATTTCATTTTCTTTGGATAATTATGGAGTAAGAAATATGGAAGCTGTTTAAGATGCTTTCTAAGACCTGAATTCATATGCCATCTAAATCCCGTTTTAAGGAAGTCTATTTCTTTACCCTGAAAAATTCTTAGAAGAGAAGAATAGTCAGAATACAGTTTTTGAATATCTGGATTAGTCGTATATTTATTTTCTATACTTGTGGCAACATTAGTAATTTCACCAATACGATTATCTCTTGTCATTACTTCATACTCAATAAGATTCTCTTTTGTATATGGTTTTGACTGAGCAGTTACTTTATCTTCAATATCAAGTATGATATGCTTATCTATTTTTGAATCAATAATAATAGGATCGTTGCTTAAATAGAAAATATCCCCATCAAAATCTGCGCCGCCTTGCTGTGGAGCTGATACATCATACATATTAAACATTACTACATCTTGGTCTTTAAAATAATCAAACCATTTTGTAAGAATGTCATTTCGTACAATCTTAATCTTATTTACCTCTGACGGATCAACAAGTGGAGAACGGAATGAACAACAATATCCTGGTTCAAAATTTGCTGTATATAATTCTCTTTCTCCAAGACAACCAACCGGTTCTTCACCAACGGCATACTGAAGATAACCAATCATATCACCGACACCTGTATGATAAAAACCTGAGCAGTAAATCTTGCCAACCTTTGCTTCATCAATAGACTTTTTAAGTTTTCTATAAATAAATTGCTTAACAGCAGGATCTTTCAGCATAACGTCATTTACCAATGCAGCTTCAAGATATTTACTTTCTGGCTCATAATCTTCTGTATCAGTAATTCCCATGAATTTATATGTATAAAATTTATCACCTTTAATGATTTTTTCATACATATTAGTGGTATATTTTGCAAGCTTAATAATTTTTCCATCATTCTTAGAATCTAATATATCATAGTCCTTTTTTGTTTTATCTGTATAACATTTGACATATTTATCATTCCAAAGATCCAAACATTGTAAATACTGAAAATTCATTCGTGTATATTTATTTAAATGCTTAATATGATGGCTGTATTTACTGATTCCAAGTTTGAATTCATACTTTCTAACAGTATTCATATATTCAACCCATGCGTTTTCGCCATAAGTTGACTTAAAAATCTTGTGACCTTTAAACATCGAAATATTCCAGATGCAATCTATATCATCAATGTTATGAACATGCCCATAAATGTCAGTAATAGTGGTGTAACCCCATTCTTTAAGAATTTGTTTAAATGGTACATATACAGAATATCCTTTAATAAATGGTAAACGCACCTGTGTTCCAATAACTTTATAGTCTAATCCAAGCTGCTCACTCACAGTATTCATAAAGTTTTCTTCATGACAACCACATCCATCAAAAGGTGATAATCCAATATCTTTTAATCCTTCTTCAATTTCTCTGGTTTTATATTTCTTTTTCTTACCAGTATTTTCATCAACAAATTCTTTTTCTCTTTCAACTACGTATTTGATAAGCTGATTTTTTAATGTCTTTTCATACTCGCCAATAATCACAATATTAGGCATATAATCTTTAATAAGAGTACATGAACTGAATGGCAAACATCTCTGAGCTTCGTACTTAGAAATAACACACTCATCAATTTTAATATCCATCTGAGTAATCAAATATAATTCATCAAAAATTTCATCACATACAAATGCAGTTATTCCATCTTTACCTTGTGAAGCTGATTTGCCAAAACGAGAGTAGTGAATTCCATTATATGTGAATCCATCATTTAGAATTCTTCTAAGAAATTCTTCCTGTTTTGGATTCTTCTTTGCAACAACCAACATAAGTTCACTTATATGAGATGATGGTTCGCCACGAAGTCTCTGAATCTGATCAAATAAAGGAGAGTCACCTTGCTTGATAAGATATTCTTTTTTGATTTCGGTTTCTCTATTAATCTGAATATTAAAATTCCCATCTATAAGTTCTCTTATTGGTATTTTAACTAGTGTATATTGTACCTTTTTTATAATAATTCACCACCTTAATCTAAATTCTCCCAAAATTCATCTTCAGAATCATATCCACCATAATCTAAGCTCTCTGCAAACTCGTGAGATGATTTTGTAGAAGCTTTGTAATAACATTGCTCCAATTCAGAACATTTTTCACATCTGAAATTGTTGTCAAATTCACATTCCGAAAGTTCATCTACGATTAATTCTTTCATTTCTTCAACATTGTCAAAATTATTATTCATATAAATTTACCTCCACTTATATATTCTCAAAATGAAATTTCTATTTCTCCATTTCTTTAACTTCAGTTCCCAACCATTCCAATAAATGTCTAATGCCGGTTATACAATCATAGTGTGCATACTCACCAAAATTATTTTGAATATATTCTTCACCTTCATAAATTCCATTGTCACATATAGAACAATGATATGTAGTTTCTGTTTCCTTATCATTTGGACAGCCAGGTAGATGACCGTTAATTCTTCCACATAAATCACAATACATATTATTCATTCACACTTTCGTTTCTATATTGTTCATCAATTTTCCAAGATGCTATAATTCTATTAACCACATCATGACTTCCTTCATATTCTGTATTAAAATCAGACTGGCAAATAATACCTGCATCCTGATTTGCATATTTATGGTTTCTTGACTCGATAGTTACTGTTTTGTTCATTTAATAGTTCTCCTTTACTGTTTAAAAATAATTTATTCATTGCAATCAACTCCTTTTGAGTGCTGCGTTAATAGTTTCTTATACTTTATTATTCTCCAAAATCTCTATCTGTTTTCTGATTTCCTCACATGGATTGTATTTATCATCGATCCTTTGACCGTGTTCATCATGAATAAAATGTCTATAATCGACAAATATCTTTGGGGTAGTAAGGAATCTTTTCTCACCATCTTTAATATAAGATTCTCTTTTCATAGGTTGACATTTTACAATTTTAAATTCTTCTAAAATGTCAACTATACGTCCTATATATCTCTCTGAAAGTCCAATGTCTTCTGAAATGGTTTTAAAATACCGATAACAGCATAGTGGTTTATCCTCTATACGGTTCAGATTGACACGAATATAAGAGAGTAGAAGCAGGATATAAGCAGATGACATTCTTGCAAGATCTATATCCTTACCCTTCAACTCTTCCTTGAAATTCAATATCTTGTCCAATTCATCAAAATAGATGATTCCAAAACTATCAGGTACATCAAATTTCTCAATATTTAGCTGCACTTGCTGATATTTCACCGAATTGGTATTTTCTTTTAGACACTTCTCGAAATCGGGACACGATTCAAAATATCCATAGTGAGAGAGAAGTAATAGAACTTCATAATATTTTTGATTTATCTTTCCATTCCTGTAATTGGGTTTCAGTTTAGACCAGTGGCAAAGTTCAGTTGTAGAAAATGCCACTGTGTCATCAAGTGAACGCCTTGCACAAAGATATGAGAAGATTATCACACGTTTAGACGAGAGATCTTTATCATAAATGATTTCTCGTGGGATTTTTACATAATTCAAATTATTGTTTTTCACCTTCTTTCTATTCTAAAATAATATTCTCCATCTTGGCTTTCAAAAGTCGTCAACTTTTACATTTATGAAATTGTCAAAAATTCATTTGGGTACATGTATAGCGTACCCAAAAGTAAAAATTTTCTTCATTTGGGTACATGTCAGGTGTGGATTTGTGTAGGTCAATATCTATATAGACTCATATTATCAAGAGAAGAATATTTCGTTTGTATTTCGCTTACGCTACATACAAACTCTTTAAATTTTTGGTTGATTTAGTTGTCTATAGTATTATTCTCTTTCTGAAGTATCGTTTTGTTTTAAATCTACATATTTATCACAAATATCTTTTACAAAGAATACTGGCAATCTATTATGAAGTCTTTCATATATTTCTTCATCTGGTATATGCACATAATATAATTTACCTTTTTGTCTTTGCTCTCTGATGATATTTAATTCCTTATTGCACTCGCCATTTTTTAATGTGTCACCTATTTTTCCACAAATAGAACAATAGCTGCTTAATATTGTGTGTATACTGGTTTTGCCATTAAAATCAAATTTATATTGAGTTAGACATTCTTCATACTGATGTTTATGTTTTGATTTGGCTTTACTTTTGGAAATATCACTGCCGGTAAATTTGTGATATTTTGGAATTTCGTTCACTGTTTCTTGTTGTTTCATTTACTTAAATCTCCTTCTTTTAATATTTGTTACCTGATTACATAATCTTTTAGGTATATAACATCCTGCCCAGTAGACTAAAGGATCTGTTAATGGAATTACTTTCTCAAGATTACAATCATATACCATTATGTCATCAGGTACTTCTGCTTCATAACATGGAACTTTGTGTTTGAGATGGTTAAGAGATTGATTATCTTTATATCCATCTATAAAGAACCATAGTCCTTCTTGTAAGTCTTCCTTATGATTGTTATAGAAGAGAGAGTGTTGTTGTTTTAATTGCTGCATAATATATTCCATTCCAGGATAATCATTTGGATTCAAATTTTGCCATGTTTCGAATATACGGATATGATGTGTTTGTTTTTGCGGTGTAAAAGCCGTTGAAGAGTATCTGATAATTTTCATTTTTGATGTTCCTTTCTTGGTGTGTGATGATATTTAATTATTCTCTGTTTTAATTTTATTTAATGCATAAAAATAAGACAGTAGTTGTACTGTCCTTGTGTAATGGATTTGTCGCTGTTTTTATTGGCATAGTAAGTTGATTATATGAATATTGCCTATGGTTTTTGAGTACCCCTCCCTATGTTGGGGTTAAGTTTAATGATTTAATGTTAAATTTCGATTTTTTATTATCAGGTGATAACTTTATAAGGCATTGAATAAAATTAAAAATTAATGTTATTTTGTTTAATTTTTAGCAAGTAAAAGAGATTGGTACATTTTAAGATATATTTAATTTGTTTATATGTTATTGTTTTTTGAAATAATACAATAAAAGACAGCTACTGAGCTGTCTCTTACAATAAAAAGTTTAATAAATATAATTTTAGGATAACTATTTAAGCATCATAATTTTTAATTACATTTCTTAATTTTTGGACAAAATATGATATATCAGCAAAATAATTAGGGTATGCTAATCTTAATGTTTCAAACGAAGATGCAGATACTAATACAACATTAAGATCTGAGCCTTGCTCTATTCGTTCATATAGCTTTGTTGCTGTTTCAAGATTAGAAGATTTAAATGGTTTTACAGTGACTGTCATCTCTTCATAATTAAGTAATAATATATAATATAAATTTTTATCTTTTTGATTATAAATTTTGCTTGCATGTTTTATGGATACATTTAAACCGCTAAGAGTAGATATTATATTATTTTTCTTATCAAGAGATTTAATTTCCGATATTAGTTCATCAGCAAAATCAGAAGTATTAGGACATATTGGCATTTTTTCTTCTATAGCAAATAAAGAAGATACAAGAGTAAAAAATCTTAATATATCTTGATCTCCCTGACTGGATTTAAGATTACTCTTTGTGTATATTCCCATCATTTCTACGGCAGTTGCCCACATATGTTGTAATTTTGTGCGAAATTGAATTTCTATAAACATATTCTTATTATAAGTATCTTTAGAATCGCTATGAAATTGATATACCATATGATAAGATCTATATCCTGATTTTTTAGGATTAGCAATATAATCATATTCACGTTTAAGAATATGTCTTATCCTAGATGATTTATATTTCTTAATTGCACTATATACTTGTTCTATAGTATCAACAATTACTCGACATCCACCTAAATCCTGCATTTTATAAAGTTGCATTTCAGGAAATCTCTGTATCTTACCTGTTATTGATTCAAGTCGTTTTAATCTTTGAACAACAATGGCATTTGGATTCTTTTGGCGAAGATTGCTACAAATAACTTGTAATGGGTAAGCATGTGCAGCCCTCCAATTATTCAATATTATTAAAGCTTCTTCGCGTTCTTTAGGTGTAGAAGATGAATCAGCTATTATTTTACCAGCTTTGTTAATTTCGGATTTGGTATACTTAGGCACTTCCCATTTGTTTTTGTCTTTCATAGAACTCTCCTCAATTTGTTTGATTAATAAATCTATCTTGTCGATAGCAATTATATCATTAATTGAAAGGAAATTCATTATGTTTGTATTGTTTTCCATGATTTTGTACTCCTTTTAACTTTTATTCTTATATATTATTCTCCATTTTTTAAATTATTGAACGCTAATTATTGGATATAAATATATTTTGTGGTTTTAAAGAAAAATTATTATTCATAATATGAGTTGATTTCGTACGATTTAGTCTAGGAATCGGGATATAAGATGGGTTTGTATGGTGGTCATGATTTGTTAGAACTGTGTTAAATGATAAATATGTAGTTTTGATAATCTAATAAAAATGGATATCGAAGAAATACTTATGTATTAAGGATATTATTGATTTTTGATGTTGAATTTGGATAAAAATGATTTTGATTTTTGGATGGTAAAATGGCTGAAAGCATTGATTTTAGTGGGTTCTAACGATATGGGATACGATAAAGGGGTTGAGGTGGAGAAATTGGGATTTTGCTTGGTTTTAAAGGGAATTTTGAGGTGATGGATTTTTAAGTTGGTGTGTAGATGAACTAGCTATAGCCAGTATTGAAAAATAGATGCTTTGATCTAGTTTTTGCCACCCCCGATCTATTATAATTACGGTATTTCTACATTTTACCGTGAAATTGATAATAGAACAAAGGTTCAATAAAATTAAATCTGTACTATTAGAACAGAACAAATTCAAACATATGTTTGTACTATGATTTTATCGTGATTTTTGAAAAATAATACTTGACATATATCAAGTATCTGTTATAATAAGAATTGTCAAGAGGATAACAAAATACAATAACAACTTAAAAAATACTTCTTGACATAATAAAAGGTATCTGTTATACTCGTATTAAGTCAAGCGAATAAAAATCTTAAATGTGAGAAAAACAGCGTTCGGACACTCCAAAAAAAGATAAAAATAATGCTTGACAAGAAACAAGCAAGATGATACACTTTAAACAAGTCAAGCAACAACGACTTAAAAAATAGGGTGCAAAGTCTAGCACACCTTACACCCTTACATAGTGGATTCACTGAACCCGACTTACATTCTTTATTCTATCACGGTTCAGTGAAAAATTCCACAAAATTTTTATCTGTATAACACCCTCTGGGAAGTTGGTTATTGCAACCTACGCACTTACAGATTATGCACTTTGACAACTTTACAACCCAGTCACGATTGAACGATTGAAAAGTAATTTTTCTAAAATGCCCAAGTGGGGCGGTTAGATTGCAATTTAATTTAGTAGTCATGCAACAACGTGGGAGAAAACGTTGGACGGTAACTGCTCCGTGCCTAAAATAAATGAGACAGGCTTTAAGTAGTTGGTTTAAAGGTTGAATAGTTTACACAATAACTAGCTCTGCCTTGCTTCTAAAGAATAGAAGAAATAGGCATTATAAATACATAGGTTATACATAGTTAGAAGGGTAGACAATTGATTTTACACTACCAGTCTACCCTTTTATAGTGTGTATAACACACTCGACAAATAAAAAATAATGGGAACTACACACATACTCCCAAAACAAAAGGTGTAGAGAATAGGAGCATATTATGGCTAAAAATCAGATTAACTTTTCAAAAATGAGTAAAGAAGCAACCGCACAGTTACAGTCTTTTAAAGAATCAGCACTTGCTATAGCAGTAGAAGATTTAAGATTCAAAGCTGAGATGAAACCACTCAAAGCACGGCTTGAAAACATTCTTGCTAACCGGCAGAATGACCTTGACAATGGATTATCTATAGAGGAAGTGTCTGAAAAATTCCCACGGCTCGAAGTAGATAATGCTATTCGTAAGGCTGAAACTGCACACAAGGCTATTGTTGAGCCACTTACAAAAGCTATGAAAGAAACATATATTTTTATCCCGGAAGGTATGCATGATGCCTATACCAAAAAAATCAACGAGCATAAACGTGGTGATTTCCTTGCTGCCATTAAAACATTTCTTGAGAATCTCGGTATTGAGGGATGTTCTCAGGCACAGATTAGTAAACTTGCTGAGAATATGTCAGATATGTTTGGTGCAAGATACGCACAGTCTAAAAAGATTGTAAATGACGGTACACTTCATACAGCAATCAGTAAAGCACAGTTTAATAAGCTTTTCATGGCTGTATTCTGTGATATGTATATCAAATAAGTAACTTGTAAATATACAATAAATCCGCTATACTATAACTAGGAAGGCGGTGGAAGGATGGATAATATGCCAACGGATATTCAATTCAAAGATGACTTACGCAAAGAACTCATAATGTATGAGGATTATTTAGATTTGCTTAAAAATGGAGAAATAGAAAAACTCAAGAAAAAGTTTGAGGATAACATTAAGCGAATCAATGAAAGTTTACAGGATTAGTGCATAGTTAGAGGAGCAGACTAACGCAATTGGTCTGCTCTTTTATAGTGTGCATTATCAAGATAGCACTTGAAAAAAGTCAAATAATATGCTATCTTTGTACAGGTAAAGGAGATGAGAATTATGATAGTATATTATAAACTTGATGCATTACTTAAAGAACGCAAAATAACAAAAACTCAGCTTACAAAAGACACCGGCATTAGCACTAATATTGTGTCAAAAATTAGTAAAAATGAAGGATTTAAAACAGAAACCATAGATAGACTATGCGAATATCTTCAAGTCCAGCCGTCAGAAATTATGGAATGGATTCCAAATGAAGAGTACGAGAAACAAAAGCAAAATGCTAAAAATGCCGAAAAACAAGCCATCGAAGCACAAATAGCAGAATTACAAGCGAAATTAAAAACAATGTAATTATGCTCATAGTATCATAAAGCACAAATCAAAGCATCTTATCAATTCGATAGGGTGCTATTTTTATACCCAAAACCAGGGAGGTGAACGCAAAATGAAAAAGAAAATAATTTACGCATTAACCACAATCGCACTTATATCTGTAGCTTTTATTCTTGGAAATAAAAATGCAAACCGGCAGACGGATTACATTCCAGTAGAAGATATAGCTGTTTGGTACATAAACGATGGTTATATTACCATGGAATTAAAAGATGTAAATAACCAGTTTGATGATAAATCAAAGGCAGCTTATACAGATATATTGTCAAACACACCATACATAGAAAAATAGGAGGCAAAATGAGTATAAAAATAAAAGAATCACACAAAGCTTATTGTGATTATGAAATCGCAAAAGCAAGTAAACCGGCACGGATTTATTCTGTAAATGCAGATATAACACGAAAACCAACTGGAATCAAAACGCATAATAAAAGCAAAGCGATGTTAGCACTTGAGTTAGCATCGCTTTTTTAATATGCAGAAGGGAGAATAACAAAATGGGAAACGCAAAATACAACGCTATTCGCATAGCAAAACAGCTTTGTTATAGCGAAAACGTAATTAACAAAATCAAAACAGCAAAAACAGAAAGCGAAATTACACGGATTTTACATGATGCAAGGGAGGCAATGGAATGACACAGAAAGCAATAGTATTTCACGCTTATAACGGAATGGAAATTATAGATGCAAGACCAGAAGCAGAAATTGCATATGAAAATATGTGCTGTGCAGAAGAAATTGCATCAAAAAGAAACAAAAGGCAAAACAAAAATCATAAAAGCTTTGCAGAAATATTATCAGCATTGCTTTAGATAAAATAAAATCAAGGAGGTAAAGCATGAAAGGATATAACACACCAGAAGGTTACAGAGGACTTGTAAAAGGTAGATATATGCTCTTTGCAAGCGAAACAGAATATTATGAGTATATGTTGGAGAATGAAGAGGTATGACTGAAAAACAAGTAAGAGAAATTAAATGTAACCTTTGTGCTAATTGCGGAGACAGATGTTGTTGTCACGGAATTGAAAGCTGTAAGGATGCAAACGAATATGTAAATGCGACTACAAAATAATGTAGTCGCTATTTTATTACAAATTATAAGGAGGACACAAACATGTGTAGAAGAGTTTATTTAACAGCAAAGGAAGCAGAAATGGAAATGCAGGAGTTACGGAATACAGAAGGGTTCACAGGAAAAATGGAAACAGATTATATTTCACGAATGATTAAGGACGCAAAGCGAAATAGTATGATAGGTGACAAGCTTCAGTTAGTTGTTGATCCGATGTACATTCATATTCCAGAATGGCAGAGAAGATTGAAACTTGCAAGAGCATATGCAATTGGAAACGGATACAACAAGTATAAGTGGGATGTTCCAAAGGTTTTATTTTACAAAGGTAAATTGTGGGTTATTGATGGTCAGCACAGGATTTATGGAGCATTTAAAGCGAAAATGGATTCTGTAGTGGTTGAGATTATGGAGTGCTCACTTGAAGAAGCAATCGACTTATTTATCAATCAGTCACAGGATAGAGCAAAAATGCAGCCAATGGATATTTATAAAGCAGCTATTGCAGGTGGCAAAATAGATTATGTGAAATTACAGGAAATTTGTCACAAGAATAATGTAGCAGTAAAAGGAGATGATGAAACGGATAACACAGTAGGAACACTTACATCTATTTCTGATGGTGTTAAGTTGTCAAAGTCAAATCCAGATTTATTCGATTCAATGCTTGCATTACTTGGTAATCTTGGATGGAACGGATACGCAGATTCTTACAATGGAAAAGCATACACTGCCAAAATCATTCGTGCATTAAAAGCATTATATGCATATTGTGATGGTCGTATTCCTGAAATGGAAACAGCGTTGCTTGAACATTGTAAAGGAACAGAATTTTTCGTTGAGAACATCATGGACAAAACACAGGCACAGATTTTTGATTATCTGTCAGAAATTGTCCGTTATGAAATGGAATCTCCATTCACAGAAAAGAAACGTACAAAGAAGGCAACAAAGACAAGAGCAAATGCCATGTAGAGAATAATATAACGAAAAGGCAAGTGATAAAAATGAAACACAGATAAAGCATAGCTGGAATAACGGCAATACGGTTACATTATAATAAGGAAGGAAGTGATACTAGATGTGCAGAAAAACAAAACAGTTGCGTGAATTTGAGCCAATTCTTTTACGGAATGGATATAGATTCGCAAGATGCAGTGGAAGTCATTTCACATACATAAATCGAACTTCCCATAGAATCATAACAGTAAATAAGGATTTGAACAAAATGGTAAGGGAAAGACTTATTAAAGAATATGACTTGGAGGTGTGATAAATGAAATGGAAAGAAATTTTACGGAAAGAGGATATTGCTTTATTGCAAAGCGAAAGTGATACACAGTATGCAGTTGTTAGTGGTTACGATCCAACACAACCAGAAGGTCAGCAGTGGGCGCATGGAACGTATTTTACTTATTTCCAGAATAATCCTAAGAAGATACTATATCTTCAATCAGCTTATGATTGTTTTATGGAAAAGGTAAACGCAGATTTTATCCCACGTTGCAGGCTTGAAGAACTTGCAACGCTTTTCAAAGACGGACTTATTTCTGATGATAGAGATTCAGCTCTTGAATACTTTGATGAGTGTTGTGAAATGTCAGATGAAGAGAAATCTTTCTTTGGTATTGAAGAAGATTCGCCAATAGCAAACACAAAGTTTGAGAATCCAATGTACAACAAGGGTTATGATGATGGGTTCTCAGATGGGGCAAACAGCATAGAAGAGTAAATGGATATTTCATAAGGAGATGATTATATGTTCCCAATTATAACAAGTGAAAAACAGAAAGCATTTGAAGAGAACTGTATTAAAAATAAAGTGGGAAGCGATGAAAACGAATGCAAAGTACCTTGTATATGTGGCTACTATGGTAGAGCTTGTAGGCAAATGAATGATAAGGCAGACAGATTTCTTTGTACAGGGTGTGCATTAGCAGAATTTAGTAAGTAAATACGTGGAGGTGACAAATCGTGAATAAATACACAGTTAGAATTATCATGGACGAATTAGAAATCTGTGCAGAATCTGAAGATAAGGCGAATGAAATTGCACAAAACATTTTAGAAAGCGATGCAAGAACGCATCTTGACCACGGCTGCTTTATAGCAGGCTTTGAAACAGACCTAATCGAATCCAATGTCGATGAAGAGGAAACTGAAGTTTAGATAGGGAAATGCGTGTTTCTTTAAAAGGCAGGTGAATGACATGAAAGTAACAAAGAAATTGGAAGAATTATTGGCAAAAGCATCTAAAAAGCTTGATGCTGCACAAGATGCTAGAAGCGAAGTTATGGACTATCTTGAGGAGCATTATGGAATAGATACAAGAGAGGAATATGAAACGATGGAAGATCAGTGTACATGGTGTTATGGCATTGACGAAGATAGCGTAAGAAAACTGGTCGAAAAGGCTGAATAAATTCGCATTTCAAAGGCAGATTGGAGGATATTATGAATTTATATGATGGTTGTGAATCAAATAATGAAATCATTTATGGTTTTACTTCACTTGATTTTTACGATAAATTAGAAAAGCGACAAAATGAAATTTTATCACAAGGAAAGAAGGTTGTGTTTGTGGAATCAAATACAAGTGTTCATTCAGGTGCAAGAGTTGTTGTATATTCTGATAAAATTCCTGAAATAATGCAGAACTATAAATACAGATACGTCAAAATCAATGGAAAATGGACAAGAAATAGTCTTCTTGGATATTGCGATTGCTGTGGAAAATATAGAGAACTTATTTGTTTGAGTAACAAAGGCAATACATGTGTAGATTGCTGTGATATAGAATTTTAACATGAAACTAAGATTTCTTGATATGGAAGGAGAAAGAACATATGATTGAAAAAGGGACGGAATTTTTATCATATTATATACAAATGATTATTAATTATAGTGGTGGAATTGAATTTGAAAATTATAGGGAACGGAGTGATGGAAATGAGTAGATATACATGTGAAAAGACAAAGGATGAAATCCTTGATATTATTGCGGATGAGTTTGATAAAATAAACAAAGATTATGACAATGCAATGCAGAATGATAATGATAAACTCAAAGAACGGAATCAGGGTAGATATGTAGCAATGTTTGATTTGTTACATAAGTTAGAAATTTATGAAAAGGAGTGAAGCGAAATGACAACTATTGAAAAGTCAAAAGAGGATGCACGGAACTTAAATGAACTCACGGATCATCTGATTAAGCTGCTTGAATCGGATGACAAGCGGTTCTCATTTGAATTTTGTGCAGGTGGCACAATGGAGATTTACGACAAAGAAAAAGAAATCGGTTATGCAGTTCACATTGCACCGATTGAATATGATGAGAACGGAAAAGCAATAAATTTATAGTAACCGCAAGGCAGTTAGGAGAATAATCTACTAGCTGCCTATTTTATTACAAGAAAGCGAGGTTGATTTTATGAGTACCTATTATGAATATCAGGATGTAGGCGTAATGATAGCACATAAACTTATGGCAATGGACGGATGGGAAGTGTTCGGATACCATGCAGACCATAGCGACATGATGACAGATTATTACGATCCTGCTTATTGGGGTGGAATTGCTACAAAGAATGGATATACATTAGTTGTAAATTGTAGTAGTGAAGCAAAGCCAGAAGAGATACGCAAATACAATTATGACGGAACACTTCAGGATAGAAGTATTTCAGAAAAGATTGCAAAGCTTGAACAGATGACAATGGAAAGAGGAGCAAGCGAACAGGAAGAAGAATCAGCAAAGAAAATGATTGAGAAGTTACGGAGTAAGGAAAGCGAAGCTTCTGAAAAATATATTGTAACTGGTATCATTCCTGGACATATGGCAAATCCACCTAGGATGAATTGGCATATTGAAAAAGATGGTGTCTATGTAGCAAAGGGAAACGGAATCTTAAAGTTTGCTCATATTGATAGCTATTATAGATATGAAGGTTACATGAAAGATATACAGAATTTCAGAACCATGAAGCGAGAAGAATATAAAAAATCTTTGATAACAACTTATATGGGTAGATGGAATGATGATGAAGAAAGTGCAGCACGACAGGCAGACAGTCACATTGAATCAATGGAAAAAGATAAAGCACTCATGGATCAGTTCGAAGCATTTATCAACAAGATTGATACTACTTGTGGTGGAATGCTTGGAGAAGGAGATGGAGTTGTATATGAGAAGGTAAAAGTTACTGAATATAAAAAGGAAAACAAAGCTGTTGAAACAGAAAACGGATGTGTCAAAGATGGTCAGTGCTTTATCTTAAAAACATCATTCAATTATGGCAGAAATAAGGGATATGTTTACAGAATTAAAGCAACTGTGTATGAGGATGGAAAAACTTCTTATCATGCATATAAACTTAATGGAAAACTTACAAAAGAATGTACAGGAAATGCAAATCAGGCTAATCACTGGTTTATTGGTACTATGACCGATGGATTTATGAAGTGGGTAAATAAAGGTGCTATTGCATGGTGTGAAATTCAGGAAGTTAAAACACCTTATGAGGTTGAAAAGGTTGTAAAGAAAGTTATCAAGTCTAATACAAATAAGACAGAAACAAAGGCGACTGAAACTGATGTGGACGTAAATAAATATACCTACGAAGTAACAGAAGATACAGACACACGAACAGGAGAAAAGATATATCTTGCAAAGGTAATTGAGAAATTAAGCCGTGAAGAATATATCAAGGTAAATCAGTATATCAAATCTCTTGGAGGCTATTATAGTAAGTTCAAACATGCTTTCTTATTCAAAGAGAATCCATGTGAAAAATTAAATGTAACTATTAAAGAGACAGAGAATAATACAGTTGACGATGCAACAGAACGTACAGAAACACAAATCACATACACTGTAACAGAAGATGTACACACAAAGACAGGTGAAAAGCTATTTGTAGTAAAGCCTGATACAGAATTATCAAAATCAGACTTTGCAGATGTAAAGCGAAAGCTGGCAACATTACAGGGATTTTACAGTAGCTTTAAGAAGGGATTTATATTCAAATATGATCCAACTGAAAAACTTAGTACAGTATAAAACAAAGGTGGTTGAAATATACCACCTTTTATAGTGAAAGGAAATGGTAAATATGGTAATTGGAAATTATGAATATGGAATTAGTTATCTTCCAGATAATTGTATGGCTTATAAAGATGGTTATAGATATGGTGCATATAAAGAAAATATTAATGACAAAAATGATGCACATATAACAGAATGGTTCAAAACAAAAGATGAGATACAAAAATTCGTAAATCAACATAGAGAATATGGAAAAGAGGTATAGATTATGTTTACAGATAACAAAGATTTCTACCCAACGCCACAAAATCTTATAGATAAAATGCTTGATGGATTGGATTGGAAAATGATACATACAGTTCTTGAACCATCAGCAGGTAAGGGAAATATTGTTGAAGCATTAAAGAAAAAGGAAGATTTTAATAACAGATGGTACACAACAATCAAGTTAAATATTGACTGTATAGAGAATGACGTAAACTTACGAGCAGTATTAAAGGAAAAGAATTTCAGAGTTGTACATGATGATTTTTTGACATACGACACAATGAAGGAATATGACTTAATTATTATGAATCCTCCGTTCTCAAATGGATGTAAACATCTGTTAAAAGCATTGGAAATGCAACAGAGAAATGGCGGTGCTGTTATTTGTCTACTTAACGCAGAGACATTAAAAAATGAATGCAACAATGAAAGAATAATGCTGAATAGAATGTTAGAAGAATACAATGCAGACATTCAGTATATTCAGGATGCTTTTATGGATGCAGAGAGAAAAACAAACGTTGAAATTGCATTGATAAAAGTAAAACTTCCAGATGTACAGAGAGATTCTTTTATCTTTGATAGCTTAGAGAAAGCCAAGGAACAGAGAGAATATACATATAACACAGAAAACACGCAGCTTGCAGAAAATGATTTTTTAAAGGCAATAGTCGAACAGTATAAAATGGAAGTTGAAGCAGGTGTGAAACTCATTAAAGAGTATTATGCAATGTCACCACATATCCTATATCAGTTTGGAAAAGACAAGCAGACAGGACAGACAATACAGACTGGCGGTTGCGTGTTAAATCTTAGTATTGGAAAAGATAGTGCATCAGTAAACGGATATATAAGAGAAATTCGTGGTAAATATTGGTCAGCATTATTTGATAATCCGAAGTTCATTGGTCAGCTCACAAATAATTTGCAGAGAGAATACTATAACAAGGTCGAAGAATTAAAAGACTATGAATTTTCGCTGCACAATATATACGAACTGAAAATTGATATGAGCAAGAAAATCATAAAGGGAATTGAAGATACAATTATTTCACTCTTTGAAGAACTGAGTAATAAATATTCCTATTATGATGAATGCAGTAAGAACATTCATTATTTTAATGGATGGAAAACAAATAAAGCATGGATTATAAATAAAAAAGTAATCATTCCATTAAGAGGATGGAGAGATTTGGAATATTCATGGGGTGGATTTAAACCAACCGATCACGATGTAGTAAGCAAATTAAGAGATATTGAAAAGTGCTTCAATTATCTTGATGGCGGCTTGACAGAAGCAGTTGATTTATTCCAGTCACTAGAATTTGCTGAAGAATATGGAGAGTCAAAAGATATTGTATTGAAGTATTTCAATGTAACTTTTTATAAGAAGGGAACTTGCCACATTACATTTACAAATGAAGAGTTATTGAAAAAGTTCAATATATTTGGAGCACAACATAAAGGATGGCTGCCACCTTCATATGGAAAGAAAAAATATTCTGATATGACATTAGAAGAAAAAGCAGTTGTAAATGACTTTGAAGGTGAAGTTGAATACAACAAGGTAATGTGCAACACAAGTTATTATCTGGCAGACACAAACAGTATGTTGATGTTGGATATGGCAGAATAGGAGGTCATAATGGAAATTCACAAAACTACAGATTATTTTAACATTACGAAAGAAGAAGCAGGTAAGATTCGTAACGGACATGATACACGAGAAGAAGCAGAAGTGTTAGATTCTGGGCTTGAGCATTATTTCTTTGAAACTTTAGAAGGTCTTACGAAGGAATATAATTCTAAAGAACGTAAGGAATATATCAAGAAAAAGGGTTATGACGTAATCTTGTTTGAATTTGTAGCAGACAATAGTAATCATAATAAATATTGCATGGTCTTTAGATAGGAGCGTGATTATATGGCATATTACAGTAGTCCACGAAAGTATGAAAACGCAACAGGTAAAAGATTTACAACAAATTGTAGTTGTATTCATGTAACAGGTAGTGTTAGAGGTATGGTAAAGTTAGGATTTTGGAGTAAATATAGCGACAAGGTAAGACATGGAAACTGGATTTATCAGCAACCATAGAAAGGATGATTATATGGCACAACAAATATATTACTTGCATAGCTGCAATGAATGGAAAGAATATTCTAGTATGAGTCTTTTATTCATTGGCACATCACAACAGAAGTTAAAGATGAAAATCTCGAAAGAGATTGAAGAAGGCAATATGGAATATTATGATGGCGACTTATCTCAAAAAGAGCAAGCTAAAAAGTTTCGCAAAGACTGGAAAACTGAAACAAGAGCTACAATTAATTCAAGATTAACATATGGAGATTTTGATTATACATATAATAATGAAGAAATGTAATCAAAGGAAATTGTAATTTACAGTGAAATTTATGGAGGTAAAAACATATGAATGGATATGAATTTAAAAGAGAAATCGAAAGAATTTTTAAGGTAGCACGAAATATGTATCCCAATGTAACGGATGATATGTTGGATACTAACGGAGCTATTTATTATATGAACGGGAACGACAGCACACCGTTTGATTGGAATTGCAATAACAGGTTATGTGAATTTTTCATTTTCCATAAAAATGAGATGGGCTTTATCAAGGCATTCGTAAATAGTGACAACACAATTGATATGTACATCTATGAAACAGACGATGCTATGCAGCCGACTTATAAATTTACAGAGGAAATGGAAAAGGTAAAAGCAAGTAGTTTTGCAAAGATTATGAACTATATTGCGGATGATAATGGATTGTGGGATAAGCCGATTGATGAATTTGATTGGGATGTTGATAGTTTAGAGTGTGATGAGATTGATTAGAAATAAGAGAATATATAAAGGCAGATGCAAATAATTGTGTCTGCCTTTTGTAATGGAAGGAGAAAAATGACAATGAAAATTAAAGAATACAAATTATACAAGACAGCTAAAAAGACAGCAAAGGAAAATAACCTAGAATATGTCGATTCATTTGAAACTGGTAAGAGAAATATCTTGTTTGATTTCTCATTATTAGATAACACAGATAAATTAACAGATGAAGAGAAACAGTACATTAGAGAACACGCATTACGGAATTTACATGCTAGTGATTGTGAACAGTTCTATGGAAAAGAGTTTGATAATTTTACAGTTTGCAATGGTAGAGCATTATATTATCCACATAAAGTTTATGATGAACATGGCTGTGAACGCAGATATGTAATTATGCAGCTTGCAAAGATTATTCATGCAAGAGGAACACAAAAGAGTGTTTATGATGATTATGAAACAACGGAAATTAAATTGGATAGTGGTTATACAGAACCAGTAAGAGATTATGAAATATAGAACGGAGGTTGATTGATATGGCAGATAAAGAATACAGATACTATAAAGATAACGGAAAGCTTATGAGACTACATATTGAACAAGATGATGAGCCACTTGATCCACGGTATGATTGGGATGGTCAAATAGGCAAAATGATGTGTTGGCATAGAGATTATAGACTGGGAGATTATAAGGATAATGATTACAACGACAATGAGGACTTTTTAAATAATCTCATAAGGGAAAATGTAGAAGATAAATCAATCATCAATTATATCAAGGCAAGGAAAGCATCTAATGGACTTGAGTTGAGATATGACAGACATGAACAGATGTGGCAGTTATGGGGAACATATTATTGGTTTCCACTTGGCACAAGCAGAGAAGCAAAATTTGATGTAATAGAAGAATATGAATCGCTTGATTGGTTAGTCGATGATATGATTGAAGCTTTACCACAGAAAGATAAATGGTATTTGTTAGAGAAACACGCAAACATTGTATATCTTCCACTTTATCTGTATGACCATAGCGGAATCACAATGAATACTGGTGGATTTAGTGATAGATGGGATTCTGGTCAAGTCGGATATATTTATACAGATAAAAAGACAATTATGGAAACTGGTGGAATGTTGCAAAATGAAAATGGAAATTATGTAAAAATTACTGATAGAAATTGGAAGAAAGCAGCTTATCAGTGGATGGAAGGAGAAGTTGAGGTATATGATCAGTATCTGACTGGCGAAGTGTACGGAATTATTACAGAAGAATATGATGCAGATACCGATGATTGGGAAGAAAAAGACAATTGTTGGGGATTTTTTAATGATAAGTGGGGCGATGAACTTATTAAGGATGTTGCACTTGATTTTGGAGTAAGCGAAACATTGTATGACAGCGTTGGGGCAGTAGCATAAACCAAAGGAAAGAACTGTTTACATGGAAAAGGAGACAATAATTATGGAAGAGAAAGACATTAGAATTTGTCCAGTATGTAATAAGGAAGTAGAAAGAAATGATATGAATTTCACAAGGGATTGTCATGGAATTACTTTTAGATTAGTATGCACTGATTGTTGGGAGAAACTAATGGAAAAAGGATATGACGGTGAATATTACAGTGAAATTGATGAATGTATTGATGAATATTATTAGGAGGTAGCGTAATATGACATACTACGAAACAAAAATAGGAAAGATTATTGAGGAAGAATTCGATTCACGAATGGGAAATGCGGTTGTTTCCTATATCATGGATAAAGGTATGAGCAACGTAAAGGAGATTACTGACGAGCAGATTGAGAAGCTCGAAGGTAACGGACTAATGACACAGGATTTTGTTCAGTCGTTAATAAGATGTGCAAGACGGATATGCAACGAGTGTGAATGGATTGAGTTGATTGAGTTCATTCGATTACACCTATGGTGTACTCCAACAGTGCATGATGTGTATTTATATAAGGAAGATTTCACAGAGGAATCATTTGCAGAATTACTTGATAATCTGGATCTTAATGAAAACAAAGTCGGTGAAGAGATTAAGTTGTTTGCAGTAGTTGACAAGGATTGTTTAAAGGAGTGATTTATATGTTGAAGTTAAGAGAATGGAACGAAGTATTAGATTATGCAGATCAGATTGAAAAAGAACTTACATCTAAAGGATATAATGTAAGACTACATGAGTATTCAATGTATGATGGAAGAAAAGGAATTTACCTTACTTTATATGACAATCACAATAAAGTACATCAACAGTATGCAAGTGGTGTGCATAACAGTGTAAAAGAATATAAAAGATATATTGACTATTATAAGAGAAAACTTATGGAGGAATAATTATGAGAGATATTGATATTCATTTTAAACAAATTGAATCTAACAAATTTTGGTTACTATACAATGGAGATTCGTTTGAAATTTACACATATAATGATGGAAAATTCCACAATAAATTGTATGAATGTGAAAAGGAAATTCCAGAAGAACTTGAATGGTTTGTTGATACTGTAATTAGAAGAGAGTTAGAAATGGAGTGATGATATATGGCAGAGAATTTAGAAATAAGTTATGGCATTCCTAGTATAGAACATATTAAAGCATTATACGATGAGGTTATACCATTATTAAAGCAGCTAAAAACAAAAGCAGATGTAATTGAGTTTGGTGAAAAACATAAAGTTACAATGGAAATCAATTATGATTTGGCTAAGTTATATGATGAGAAAGATCCTATTGAAGTTATCCGTTGTGAAGCATGGGGCGATTTAGATTATATCTATGTCTATACAGACGAATATAATCCTATGTTTGATGTCTGGTGTGATTTTGGTGGTTTTGACTTTATTGACGGAATAAGTATTAAAGATTTGGGAAAATCGTATATAGAAGGAGTCAAGATGCTATGGTGCATGAACGAGACAAGAGAGGATGATTTAAAAGCAATAGTTGAGATATTACATAATCACGGAATCAGTTATGATGAAATGGAGACTGATTATAAACTGGATAAAAATGTAATTGATAAGTGCAGAAATTAAATAGAAATGGAGTGACAAATATGAATTATACTTATTTTGGAAACAGAATTGAAAGAAGCTCATTAGGAAATATGGGGTTACAGTTATTAGAAGCTCAAGAGAAATTAGTTTCTCAGGAATATGAAGTTGAGAATTTTAGAATTAAAGCAGCCATGTATAAAGCATATTTCTTTCGTAATTCTACTTTAGCAGAAAAATTACAAAAACAAAGTGAAGAAAACAGAAATGCACTTATTGGAGAGTTCGATGGTTTTTCATATGCAAGTTGGAGAGCCAATGCTGTATATAGAACAGTTGAAGATATGTTTGATGAAGGCTTATTAACTGAAAACGAATATAGAGAATGTAAGATATGAAATGGAGTGATTTATTATGGTAAAAACATTAAGAGATTTTTGGAATAAGGCAGATGGAGTTTATGATTTTGTAGATAAGAATGGAGTTTCTATTGATGATATGAATTATCCCTTAGAAACAGAAGTATTAAATGAACGGTTGATTGAAGGTGAACAGTATGAGATTACATTAAATGTAGATATTGAAGATCCATATTCGATAGCAATTAATAGATATAAAAAGGAATATCCAGATAGACCGATAGAAGAGAAGTTTTTAGATAATTTATATTTTTCTATTCATGGAGTAATCGAACATAATGGGAAAGAGGCAGCTTTAGAATATGCAAGGAACGGAAAATTATGGTAAGTAAACAAGAGTTTCTTTGGATGATAGGAGGAATAAATATGTGCATGTATTGTGAAAGAAGAACAGACATAAAATTTGGATGGGAACAACCGAAACTTCCATACCATAGTAATAATCTAAACGAAGGTAGATTGAATGGAAACGTATTAGAAAATGAAAAATGGGACGGTGTTATTCACGATTATCAAACTGCTACTCCAGAATTAATTCTCACTTGTCCTGGTTATTTTAACGGAGAGGGTGTTGGTTCTATTTACATTCCAATAAAATATTGTCCTGAATGTGGAAGAAAATTAGGAAATAAAAAATCATAAAAAATGAGGATTTACTAGAAAAGAGAGGCGAATAATATGGTAAGAAAGATGAACAACAGATTATATAAAATCAATACATATGCTTCTGCACACATTATTGAAGTAGATGACAATTATGATGAAGAAGTACAGAAGTTAAGAAAAGAAATTCAGCTTGACAGCCTTGGATACAAATTAAATTTACTTGTATATCTTGCCACATTAACGGTACAAGGCTATGCGATTTTAAGCGTAACGGAATTTAACATTGATGGAAGTAAACCTAGAGTTGCTTATGCAAGTAGCAAGGATTTTAAAAAGATTGTTAAGTATTATTCTAAGAAGAAAGCGTAGGAATCGGAAATTTCAAAAGGATGGTGATTAAATGATTTTATTATTAGGTAAAAATAATGCTGTTGAAAGATATGCAAAAGAGATACTGAACATTGATATGGATAATGATATTGTTTATTATCCAGATGAAACAACACATTATACTGAACTTCCAGAGTGGATAGAAATAGCAAGAGAAGAAAATCCACCTGTTGTAACAACGCAGCGTCTTGATATGATAAATGAATTTCTTCATTCTGATTTAGATTTTAAAGTAATAACAGCAATTGAAGTTGATGGAAATATAAAAGGAATAGTTCTTGAAGATAAAGAAAAAGCTTTATATTTAAAAGATGTACTTGGATTAGAACTACGATAAAAAGAACTTTCTAGTCCTTTTAATAGGACACAACACATGATATAATATATAATAAAGAAGGTTAATGAATATGGCAGGATATAACGGATTTAGTATGAGTAACAATGCAGTAGCAGCTTACGAAGATGGTGAAAAGCCATTAAGTAAATGGACAAAGGCAGACATTTTTGAGGCAATAGAAGAACAGGAAGTTGAGTTAAAATGTTCAATAGAGAAATTAAAGAAGCTTCCAGTAAAAGTATTAAAGGAAATTTGCTTAATATATTCTTCATGGCATCATACAAGTAACCATTACAATAAAACAGATTTCTATTCATTAGATGTAGATAGAATAGAAAATTTGACAGATGATAAAATTGAAGAATTGCTTTCAGATTATAAAGCAGACAAAAAAGTAGAAAGCAAACCATCAGAAGAGAAATGGGAATGTGCTTTCTTAGAATGGTCTGGCAGTAGACAACATCCAAAAGCAACAGAAGTCATCGAAGAAGGTATTATAAAAGGTGATTGGTTCTATCGTAAAGACGGATCTAAGAAGAAAACTACAGCAAATGGGTTTAGGTTTATAAAACGAATTCAGTATCTAAAAGGAATTTAATCCGTTTTTCGATAGTATCAACAACTTTATTAGATAAACCATGCCACCGTGGTTTCAGTGAGAAGAAATCAGTCATTACAATAGAAGCGAAAGCATTTGCATCTACTTCGGCAATTTGAAGATTGTATTCTTCTATAGATGAACATTTGTCAGATGATTTATATTCTGATAAGTAAAAATGCTCATCAGTCTGATATTGATATATATGTCGGAGTTCATGAGTAATTGAAAATACATAATCTGGATTTGGCTTATCTACTTTATTAAGGTAAATTGTATTAGTTTCTGGCTCACATAGAGCCATTGTTGTTTTAGTAGTGAAATGAGTAGTGTCATATGAAATTTTTGGCACTCCTATTTCAAGCAATTCGCAAACGTCTGTTATAAATTCTTCTATCATGGTTAGCTCCTCCGATAAAGAATAGTATAACAGAACACAAATGGAAAGAAAAGAGGTAATGATTATGGCACAATTAATCGGATTTTTAGTGGCAATGTATTTATGTGTGTATCTTCCTTGGAAAGCGAATCAAAAGGAAGAATCTCGTAAGAGACAAGATATGTATAATAATTTAAATAAGAAGTCAGTTGACGAAATGGAAAAATGGAGAAGATAATATAAAAGAGAAAGAGGTTGATGAGTATGTTCGGAGGACTATTAGCGTTTTTAGGAATTTATGCAGGAAGTGCTGTAAAGGCAGCTAAAGATAACTATGATATGAAGAAAATTACTCGTACAGTTGATGAAAAAGGAAATGTTCATTATGCAGACAGATTGTGTAATGAATACATCAACGGTGAACGAGTAAAGAGAGTTGAGACAACAGACATAAACGGAGTTAAGTTATATTCTACAGTTGGAGTAAACAGTAGTAGAGTATATGATACTTCTTATGGAAGAGGTACACAACAGTTATTTGCTATGAGCGAACATGACAAACAGGAAAATCTAAAATACGGGAAAAATGTATATAGTCAATACAATCCATATTTCGGAAAAACTGTTACAACTGAAATCAGCACAGGCAGAACAATTACCTGTTTGTTTAGTGGTAAAAATAGTAAGACTGGTAAAGAGTTCTATAGAGTATGGTATTTTCGACCAGAATGCCAGGGAAAACTTGATTACAATACTACTGTTGATGGCGATATGGGAATTGAAATTACAAAAGAAGAATTTAATAAGTTGAATTTTGGAGCCTTGACATGTACATGTATGCCAAGTGATTATGATGTAGTCCATGCATTATGGGGTGATAGGTAATGAATAATCAGAGAAGAGAAAAGATAAGGCAACTCAAAACTCAAATTGATTTGATTAAAACCGATTTGAAGAAAGTTTCAGGTGAGCTATCTTCTATATTAAGTGAAGAACAGGACGCATTTGATAACATGCCAGAAGGATTACAGAGCAGCTATAGAGGAATGTGTTCTGAAGATGCAATTGATAGTGTGGAAGAAGCGAGTGACAAACTTGATGAAGTGATTGAGTTGTTAAATGATATTGTGTAGAATGTAGAAAGGAGAATAGTATTATGAATGATACGCCAGTATATGAATGGGAAGATGCAATAAATTTTATTGCAGAAAGATGTAATATTGACAAAGATACAATTGAGACAGTGCTTACGTTAGAAGAGGACTATATGAAAAGTATTGGAATTATCATGGAAGAACAATCTAATTTTGAGATTGATGGTCAACAAAGAGAACAAAGTAAATAATAGATTCATTGGAAGATTGGAGGTAAAATATATGAAATATGGAGACATTGTTGTATATAAAAATCAGATTGGAACAGTAGTAAAAAGCGAAAATGATTTTAAGTTCCATCCATGTAATTATGGAAGTTGTTATTTTAGCGAGTTAGATACGATCATAGATGCTGATGTAAGAGAAGCGACACCTGATGAAAAACTGGAATTAATAAGGGAAGAATTTACATGGGGCAAAGTGATTGATATACATTGTATTGGAGAATATCAGATTATAGAATACGAAAGCAAAACTGCACCTAAACATTTATGGCATACATATATTAATTATGCTGATACAAATAATTCTTATATGTCTTTAGACTCGGCATTAATTGGTTGTATTGGACGTAAATACGAAGGCGCAAATGGAAAGGCTGCAATGTATTTTGAGAAGATGATTGGATTAGAATAGATTTATTAGAAGATTGGAGATAAATTACATGAAAATTGTGAGTGTTGAATGGATAACAGACGAAATCACGGAACGATTAAATAATGAAAAAACCTGCTATTTGTCAAGTGATAAAGAATATTGGTTATTTATAGATGATAATGTGTTTAATAAAATTGGCAAAGAGTTACATTCGATTTCTGTTGCAGAATGGTTGTATGGAAAGTGTGAAGACAATGATTTATCTACAACATTTATGAATACACAATATGATTGGAGCGATTATAATATGGATGCAGCCGCCGATGTAGATATGTCTAAATGTTGCAACAATCAATGGGATCAGGTTATGATAAACTATGTGAGAAATGTAGTTGAAGAATCCATTTCGTATAAATTAGAAGAATCGTTAAGAGAAATGGTGAATTACAAATTTGAAATGGATTATATAAAAGATGTTGTAAAAAATGTTTTGGACTTAGAAGACAAATAATAGCCAATGAATCCAAGTTTTCATGTGAATGAAAGGAATAGTAAAATGGATAAATATTCGATTGTAGGGCATCCAAAGTTAATGGATGAAAGCAATAATTTATGGGGATTTGTAGTAGAAAGTGACAATTCAACAGATATATTATTGTCTGATGATTATTTTAGTTCCAGTATTGTAATTGCATTAGACGAGATTGCGAACTTTAAAAATAAACCAGAAATAAAAGAAGGTCAAAAAGTAAAAATTACAATAGAAATAGAAGAATAAGAAATCTAAGTTTCAAGTTAAGAAGGGAGAATAATCATTATGCATGTGAATATATTTGAAACAAAATCGGATGAAGAATTATCTGTATTATACGGACAATTTCTTGAAGTAGAAAAAATATCTGGCTTTCCAGATGATAACGAATTGGGGAAAATTAAAAAAGAATATGAAAAAGATTTCGGAGCAAATACTGTATTAATGCTTCAAATTGAATTGACTCATACAATAGCAAATAGATGGTTCATAGAACATAGAGGCAAGTAAATTTAACTTTAATTTTGGAATTCTTAAAAAGGATCGTAATAGCAATGACAGTAAAACAGATGGTGGAGGATTATCTATATTTGGAAGACAATTATGGAGTCCCTTATGACTTTTGTGGAGGTTTTTGTGAAGAAGATTATTTTAGAAATTTGTTATTTGGTGAATCAACAAGAAGAGAAGTTATGTATGATTTAATTGAATACTTTTTTACAAAGCCACAAGCATTAGAACAACTTGATTTATCAGACAAAAGAGTTTTAAAGATTAAGAAAAGATATGGGGTTTGAATTTAATACTATAATGTGAGGTTGATAAAAATGACAAAATGTAAAATTAGATTACTCGGAAACATATGGCTGCTTGATATTACAGAAGAAACAAAAAAATATTTTGATGGATTTGCAGAAAAGGTAGAAATGATGATAGCAGTAGGAGTTCCTAGAACTGACGCAGAGTTAGAGGCACAGATGACTATCGATGAAAATATGTGCTATAAAAATGATGATGAGTTTGATTTTGATAGCATGAATTTATATATCACTCTTCCAAACGGAAAAATGATTAATATTCATGGAGAGTCAGGTGGAACTATAGGTTTGGTAAATCCAGATGACTGTTTTCTTGGTGAGGATTGATATGGATAATAGGACAAGAAGAATAAACACGCTGCTTATATTAGAACGTAGCCTGACATCACAAATACATAATCTTATTAATGATATATCTGAGAATGAAGTTCCTGACGATTATCTGAATCAAGCTTCCAATTATATGATTAGAATGATAAAAAAGGATTTTGATGACGTTAAGGAACTTGGTAAATTAGACAGTAAATGACGATTTCTTGGTAAACAGAATGGAGATGATTGAATGAAGAAAATAACAAAATTTGCAGATATACCATCTTTTACACAAGATGGTTCTTGGCAATGTGATTTTGATTTTGCGTATTTATTACAATTTATAGACGAACATATAAAAAGTTATGACTTACAGCTTAACCCTGATTTTCAACGGGGACATGTATGGACAGAAGAACAACAAATAGCATGGATTGAGTTTTTCTTGAGAGGAGGAAGAACAGGTCGTATTCTATATTTTAATTGTCCTAGTTGGCAAGGTTCTGTAAAAGATGGAGATTATAATGATTTTGTTTGCGTGGATGGATTGCAGCGCATTACCGCTATTCGAAGGTTTATGAACGGAGAAATATCTGCGTTTGGTTCGTATATTAGCGAATACGAAGATGAAATGTCTTTAATGAGAAATTCGATTAAAGTAAATATCAATAATCTAAAAACAAAAAAAGAAGTATTGCAGTGGTATGTGGATATGAATGCAGGAGGCACTCCTCATACAAGTGAAGAAATTAACAGAATTAAGAAGATGATCGAGAAACTATAAAGCAAATGAAAAATTGCTTTTATATGAAAGGAGATAATTTATATGAGGCTAGGAAAATATTCTGGTAAGCTTTATGCAGAAGACGAAGTTAAAAATATGCAGGAGTGTGGCGTGTGTATATCCAATGAACAAGCAAGTGATAAAAACTGGATTAATGAGCAGCATTTACAGGATCTAAAAGGTTGTGCAGTATGTTTTGGATGTCCAATGGCTCAACAGAATATATAATTTGTTGTTGAAAGATTGTTTTCATATAAGAGAGGTGAATAATAATGAATGAACGTGTCTTATATAATGCGCAAAAATCTGTTATTGAGGAAGTAAAACAAGAGTTGCTTAAAAAAACAGAAATAGAAAGACAAAGAAATGTTATTAAAGAAGTATGCAGAGCTGTGGCTAGAAAACATAAATTTGATGATTTGAAAACCTGATGAAGCAGACATTTCAAATTAAATATTTTTAAAATATGAAGCAGAAAACACCTGCTTCTTTTTTATTGCAGAAAGAGAGGTAATAAAAATGAATATGGGAAATCCCAAAAGAGCATCAAGATTTTTATGCTGTAAGCATTTAGGAGAAAATTTTATAGGGCAAGGTATTCAGAGAAAAGGAAAACAAAGACCTAAATATCATTTGAAAGATATTTTTTGTATTCAATGTCAGTCAATAACGAAAAATATTGAAGTCAGATGGTGTGATGATTATTTAGATATATATGAAAAGGCAAGAGAAATACATAAAGAATTATATATAAATAGAGAATAATACATATAGAAAGGTGGTTGGTTAATATGGCACAGACAAGAGATTATGCAACTAAGAAAAAAGGTAAAACAGAGGTACAGCCATTCTGGAATATGTCAGATATCAAGAATGTTGTAGAGTGGTTTGAAAAGAATAATGAATGGGATGGATATTTAATTACACTACTTGAATTATTGCTTGGTAGACGAATTGGTGACACAGTGATGATGAAATGGTCGGATCTGTATTATGAGAACGGAAATCGTAAAAATGAGATTGATACCATCGAGGAACAGAAAACAGGTAAGATTACTAATCTTCCTGTAAGTAATATGGTTTGGGAAGCGGTTGATAATTATTTATTACATGTCAAAATTGAACCAATGGAGCATTATAATGAATATATCTTTCAATATCAGCCTAAGACAGAATGGATTAATCATTGTAAGACATGGAATTATGATGAATTAAATGTGTATTCATGGTGTCAACTTTTGGGAAAGGATTTATCCGATAAAAGACAGAATAAGATTGTTGATGATTATAAAAAACAGAAGAAATATGAGACTATTGGTGAATACATTTATTTTGTCGTTGAATACAATGATATTGTAAAGTGGCAAACAGATGATTATAGGAAGAAATTAAAAAAGGCAGTTGAAGATGTTGGAATAACTTCCCCCGTGTCGAGCCACAGCCTCCGTAAAAGCTTCGGTTACTGGATACACAAAACGCATCCGTTCGATCCTGATTGTTTGTTGTCATTACAGAAACTGTTCAATCATACAGACCTTCAGACAACAATGAACTATATTGGATTAACAGAAGAGAAAAACAGACAGTTAATTAATGATCATGGTGAATTTATTCATAATGTATTAGCTGGAAAGGGAGATGAAATAATCAAGAATATGCCTGTTATCTCATTAAAGTCTGATGATTTTGGAAAGATTATAAGAATGCTTACAGATGATGTGGACAAGTATCAGGCAGCTATTGATATGGCAAATGAACTGAGGGTTATGTAAATATGTAAGGACGATGATTATTGTTCATCGTTCTTACTATGTGTCATTTTATTTATTGTTGTCGTATAACTTAAAAGTCGTTTCATTTGGTTATCATCTGAATCAAGAATCTCAATGGGAGAACAATCAAGTTCTTTACAAATTGATTCTAAGATATCAAATTTAATTGAAGTTGATTCACCTTTGTAGATTTTGTCGATTGTTGGATATGTTACTCCTATTTTTTTAGCCAGTTCGTAACGTGTCATATTTTTTTCTTTTAATTTATCCTGAATAGATAGTTTCATAAGTACAATCCTCCTATATACATAGAGTATCATGTATAAAGAAAAAAATAAATATAAAAAATATTTATAATAATACTTGACAATATATATAGACAAGTATATAATACAAAATATCAAAAGATAATCCATTACATACAAAAGAAGAGAGGAGGGTACATATGGATTTACAATTGCAAAGATATGACATTATAAAGGCAGAAATAAAATATAAAGGAATGGGTTCTGTCCAAACAAATGAGCGTCCATATGTGATAATATCAAATCCAATCGGAACTAAGCACGCAACTATTATTACAGTTATGGCTTTAACAAGTAAAATAAAAAAACTTAATATGCCAGTTCATAGTTGCATTCATGCCGACAATGATAATGGATTAACAGAATATTCCATGGCTTTAGGAGAACAGTTATTTACCATATCTAAAGAAGAAGTAAAAGAAAAACTTGGTACAGTAACAAGCAAAGAAGAGAAGAAACTTATAGATAAAGCTTGTTTTAATGGATTATTTTATGGAACAGAATATAGATTAGAGGAGGTAAATGCGTAATGTACGTTAGCAAAGAAGAAGCGAAACGGATGATTGATTCAGCTCAGGGAAAGATTTGGATTGATTCTTTTAATGGAATTACATTTATTCATACAAAACCAAAACAGATTAGTGCAGATGAGGGAAAGAGAATAATTAATAAAGCAAGTACAGTAGATTATCTTGATAATGACTTTTTTGGTCATTTGTGTTTAGAAGGTGTACAGGCAGAAATTATACACAATATAAATTTTCCACTTATTTTTCGAGAATAGTGTCCTAATTATGGGACACTGCTTGATATATAATTATAACATACATAAAATGACAAACAAATGTTCGAAAAAGTATTGACAAGAACGTATGTTTGGAATATCATTGTTCTTGTAAGAGAAATGGAAATACAAAAAACAGCCAAGCGATTCAAACGGTGTTGGCGCACCTTTCTACTTGACTGCTTTACCCAATACGGCAGAAAATACCGCAAATTTATTTTACATATTTTACCAATTGTTGTCAAGACTGGTAAATCTATAGCGTTTCTGCATTTTAAATCCATTTTTACAATTAAATAGAGAATATTAATATAGGGCATTCGCCAAGCGGTAAGGCACAGCACTTTGACTGCTGTATTCACCAGTTCGAATCTGGTATGCCCTGCTATAACCGTACATAATTTCGCTTTGAGTAACAACAAGCACCATTAGCTCAGTTGGTTAGAGCAACCGGCTCATAACCGGTCGGTCGTAGGTTCGAATCCTTCATGGTGCATTAAAAATTAAAAAGAAGGAGATGATTTTAATTGGCACAATATGTGATTACAGATGGTAATCGTTGGATTATGCGAGATAGAAAGGGGTGCTACGTTCCAACGTCATGTGAGGCTTTGGCAGATATTTATGGAAATAAAGAAGCCAATTCTGTCTACAATAATAATCTTTCTAAGGCTTTGAAATCGTGCTTTCGTGTGCAAAAATATGACCAGCCACCAGAGCTAATAAAGCAAATGACACATGAAGAAACACAAGAGAAGACTGAAAGGGTGGCAATAGCTGAAAATATTCAATATTGGATTGAGAAGGTAAAGGGACTTAATGGATTAGCCTCAGAAGCAGTACATAGAAAGAATGAGTTAACAGACAAACTTAGCACAGTAGATAAAGAAATATGTGACATATTACATTACATAGAATTTTGTAACCTTAATGCTGCACAAGGATATAAAGCCTATAAAATGCTCAAGGAACGGAGAATAAAACGCAGAAGCATTAAGAACGAATTGCAGGTGGTAGACATTATTTTGGGAAAGAAAATTTCTGAAACAGCTACTGATGAGATTGAGAAAGCTATCTCAGGAATGGATAAGCGTAAATATGAACCAAGAGTAATGACTGAATTATTTGACTATTAGGGAGGTAGATAAGGAGAATGTTATTATGTAAAAATTGTTGGACTCAAATGGTGGGAGTTATGTCGTTCTCAAAGGACAAGCATGAAAAATTCAGTCGTTGTCCGAAGTGTTGTTCAGAGACACGACATACAAAAATCAATGATAACGAGTTGAGTTTTAGAGAAGTGTTACATAGAGAAATTAAGAAGGGAAAGTAATTACATAATGGAAATACAACAAATATTGGAATGGTACTGTGATAATGAAATGTATCGGCTCAAAAAGATATGCTACCCAATGTTGATAAAAATTGGGGGTATATCGGACAAAGATTATGACGATTTTTACAGCATCGCTTTAAGTGTATTATCAGACACCGCATTAAGATTTGATCCAGAAAAAGAAATAGATTTTGATTCATTCTTAGCCAGCAACATTAAGCGAAAGTTTAAAACCGAGATTCGTGATCGTAATCGTGCAAAACGTATTCCTGCTAAGAAACTTGAAAGTACAAGCAATCTTGTTACAGAAGACGGGGTGGAGCTTGGAGAAACTATTCCATCAAAGTTTGATACATATGAAACTGCTTGTGAATACTTGTTTGAAGGTACTAAGATTGAAAGATATTTGGATAAGTTATCATATACACAACGTAAAATTGTATCGTTATTATCTGATGGATATAAGGCAAAAGAAATCAGAGAATTATTACATATGAATAGTAAGCAATATTCTAATAATCTTGCAGCTATTCAAGCATATGAAAATATAAGAGAATTAATGTAAGGAAAATGTAGGAGGAATTAATTATGGCAAAGAAAGTAAGAGAACAAACAGTATCATTATCTTCATATTTAGCAAGTGTAAATAGTGAGGATATTTCAGAAAATCAGGATGTACAGAGAATGTTTTGTTGGGACAACCCGGCAATGAATGAATTGATTTTAACAGTTCTTACGGAAGATTACATTCCTCCTATTATTCTCGGTGAAGAAGAATTAGGCGGTGGATTAACACAGGAATATATTGTTGATGGTATACAGAGAACCACAGCATTAAATAAGTTTCGCAATATGAATTGGAAAACAACTAAATCATTTGAAAATAGCATTATTCAGTATCAAGCAAAGAGAAGAGATGAAGAAGGGCATCTTGTAAAAGATGAAAACGGAAGTATTCTTTGGGATAATTGCGAATTTGACATTAAGAACAAAACTTTTGAACAGTTGCCAGATGAATTGAAAAAGAAATTTGACGATTATCAGATCCGTATTGTCGTTCATCAGAATTGCACCATGCAAGAGATTAGTAAGCTTGTGCGAAGATATAATCGTAACAAGTCTATGGGTTCTAACCAGAAGGCTCTTACATGGATTCCTACATATGCAAGAAAAATCAAAAATATTGCAAACAATGAGTTTTATAAAAATTGTGTTGCACCTTCAGAACCAATGCGTAAGAACGGAACATATGAGCAGACAGTTGCAAATTCTGTAATGACTGTATTTCATATAAATGATTGGAAAAAAGCACCAAAAGACAGAAATGAATATCTTGAGGAAAATTCTTCGTTCGATGAATTCGAAAAGATAAATGAATATGGAAATCGAATCGCAAAAGTTTGTGGCAATAAATTTCAGAATATATTTGTATTCAAAGATATTCTTTGCTGGATGGCTACATTCCATAATTTCACAAAGTTAGGACTCGAAGATAATAAGTTTGCAGGATTTGTAAATGCACTTGTAAAGGATTTACATAGTAAAGTAATTGGTGAGTGGAGTTATGACACACTTGATAAAGAAGCTGGTACATCTGATAAAAAGATTGTACAAGCAAAAATTGACACATATACAGCTTTAATGATGGATTACTTACATATAAATACAACAGAAAATGTGGAAGAAAATACGGAAGAAAGTATTCTTTCCTTTGTACGGGAAAATGCAAATTCTAATGCTACGAATGATGATGTTGATTTTTATACAGATATGGTTGAGGATTGTGTGAAGATTGACGCACCTGTATACAAGTATTGTAAAATGGCATTAATTGCTCTTATGGCATACGCTTGTCAGAAAGAGCAGGATCAAGACTTTGAAAGTTGGATTAAAAATTATAAGATAAGTAATTTTAGCCCATCTCAGAAAGCAAATTATCTCTATCTGAAACGTGATTTTGATAAATTTATTCAGAGGTAGGTAAGTGTATAGTGCTGATTTTTCAATTTTTGGCAAGGTTGTAATATATGATGCTGAGTATACCTGGATTTGATTGGGCGGTGCATTGGTGCTTACGGTGGATGGGTTCGAATCCCATACTGTCCATCAAGTTAGGTATATTCGGTCAACCGTATTAATAGGAAGGAGACCAAGATGAGAATTTATTCAGAAATGGAATGTGATTGCGGATGTGAGGATGGCAAATTTTGTATATATTTTAATAAGGATACCAAAAGTTGTGATTTTCATAAAATGCGTAATGTAAAAATTGTGAAAAATAGAGATAGACAATAGAATTCTTTTCTTTGGATTTCGAGGTGATTTTATGAATAATGAAGATAAAATAAATAAGATTATTGAGCTATTGCAATCACCTGATTTAGATGATTATGAGTGCTGCATAGAAATAGCAAAAGTAGTTGGTATTTACAATTATGAAAGAGAAGACAATCGTGATTGAACTTGAAAATTCTCTTTCTTTGGATTGTGAGGTGGAAATATGCAAATAAATATTAGTTATACATTATATACAGACGGGGATTACAGTTTAAGGAATGCCAAAGATTTTGGTTGTACTAATAGTAGAGACGTAGTAGTTGATGATTTTGAATATTATGATTATGTTGGTTCTATGGAATTTAAATATGAAGAGGAGTGGCGTTGTAAAATCGAAGCAAAAGATTTTCTTTGGAGATTTTTATGTGATGGAATTCATATATCTTATACACATCCTTGGCTACTTAAAGACTTTTATGACATTATGGAATCTTTAGAGAATGTTATTAATGAATATCAAGAGGGAATATCTGTAGCCCAAAGGCATATAACAGGTAACTATGAGGGAACAGAAATCAAAATAGAAATATCACAGTAAAGTTCGATTTCCTTGGATTGGAGGTGAAAGTAGATAGTGTCAAAAGGAAAGAAATTTAACGCCGCCGAAAAACATTTTGAGAAAAAATGTGTAGAGTGGCGAAAGAGGATAAAAGAATTAGAAGAAACGAATAAGCTTCTACACAAAAGAATAAGCGATAACTGTGATGAAATAGAAAAATTACAGATTGAAAATGAATGCTTAGAACAACAGAACCAAGTGCTTATGGAATTAAAAGATATGTCTGTTGATGATGTTAAGACTTTGATTGCATCAAAAGAGTCAGTTAATAAATTGTCTGGATTGTTTGATGCAATGTCAAAGAGAATGTTTTAACAAGAAAACTTCGATTCATTGGAATTTAGAAAGGAGACAATGTGTTAAATATAGGAGATTGTGTAGGGCAGATTAACAAAGATTCATCTGGTGTATGGAAGTTATATAAGGATAAGATAAATAAAATCACAATAACAAAGAAATATGGTAGAAGATATTTTACTAAAACAGTGTTTCGACCATTAGATGCAGACGATGTAGATAACAATACAAAAGATATGGAAGAGTCGATTGGTAAAGGATATATCATCGTAAGAGAAGTATTTGGGTTAAATGGTAAGACTGAACCTTATGCTGAAAGATGGATAAAATGGGCTAATGAGAATCCAGATAAGGCAACTGGTTTGATATAAATGGAGAATATAACAGTAGAAACAATTAACAAAAATAAATATAAGAAAGAAGAGGTACAAAACATGGATGGATTTATGAAATTTAAAAAGGCTTTACAGAAGCACTTCGATGAAATGCAGAAAGAGGCAACGCATTTATTTGAGGTAAATGTAGATAAGGATGAATTATGGAATACATATCTTGATAGCTTCCCTGTCGGTACAAATGAGATTTTCAGAGAACGTAGAGAGCATGATTGTAGTTGTTGTAGACAGTTTATTAAGAATATTGGTTCTGCTGTCACTATCAAGGATAATCAGATTCATACAATTTGGGAACTGAATCTTGGTGATACAACATATCAGCCAGTATGTGATGCACTTGACGCTTTTGTAAAGGCTCATACAGTTACAGATATTTATACAACCAAGTTCCCTAAGATTGGCACAGATTTTAACTTTGAAGAAATTAATGGAAAGTCTCATCAGTGGGATCATTTCTTCTTAGAGCTTCCAAGTAAGTTCGTAAATAGAAGTAATCGTTCTAATGAGGAAGTTAAAGGACAGTTCAGAGATACAAGAAATGTATTTAAGCGTTCTCTTGATGAAATTACTATGGATGCACTCGATACAATTCTTGAACTTATCAATTCAAATACACTTTACAAGGGCGAAGAGTGGAAAGGCGTACTCACAGAGTTCAAGAAGTATAAGAAGGAATATGATAAGCTGACTTCTGATACTGAAAAGGATTTATATACTTGGGAGAAGTCGGTAACAGCAGGTATGACTATCGGTAGAATTAGAAATCATTCCATTGGAACACTTCTTATCAATGTAAGTGAGGATATGGATCTTGACACAGCAGTTAAGAAGTATGAGCAGATTGTCGCTCCAAGCAATTATAAGCGTCCAAAGGCTATTTTTACAAAGAAGATGCTTGAGGATGCAAAGAAGACTATTACAGAACTTGGATATATGGATTCATTACAGAGAAGATTTGCTAATCTGAATGATATTACTGTAAATAATGTACTGTTCTCAAATAAGAGTGCTGCAAGAAGAATGGTTGGTGCAGATGATATTTTTGGACAGATGGAAAAGGATGTTGCTGTAAGTCCTAAGAAGTTTTCTAAGGTTGAAGAGATTTCAGCACAGAATTTCATTGATAAGGTACTTCCAACTGCAAAGGAGATTGAAGTTTTTGTAGAGAATAAACATGAGAAGAACTTTGTTTCTATGATTGCACCTGTTAATCCAGACGCTAAGACAATGTTCAAGTGGAATAATGGATTGTCTTGGGCTTATTCAGGAAATATTACTGACTCTAATATGAAGCAGAATGTAAAAGCTGCTGGCGGTAATGTTGATGGTGTACTCAGATTTTCAATTCAGTGGAACGAAGATGGACATGACAATTATGACCTTGATGCCCATTGTGTTGAGCCAGATGGAACAGAAATCTATTATGGTAGTTACAAAGCACCAAGAATTACTTTTATGGGCGGTCAGTTAGATGTCGATGTTATTGATCCACGTGGAAAAGTTGCAGTAGAGAATATTACATGGCAGAATTTATCAAGAATGAGACCAGGAATATATAGATTCTTTGTACATCAGTATTCAGGTGCAGTAAGGCATGGATTCAGAGCAGAAGTTGAGTTCAATGGAGAGATTTATTCATTTGATTATAGTAATCCTATGAGAACTGGCGAGAATGTTCAGGTGGCAGAAGTTACACTTGACGAGAATGGCAACTTCTCAATTAAGGAAAAGCTGTCTGGAAGTTCATCTATCTCAAGTCGTGAGATTTGGGGTGTAAATACAAATCAGTTTGTTCCTGTATCAGTAATTAGTTACAGTCCAAACTATTTTGATGAGCAGGATGGAATTGGTCATAGACATTTATTCTTCTTCTTGAAGGATTGTGTGAATAATGAAAGTCCTAATGGATACTACAATGAGTTCTTAAAGAGTGATCTTGAAAAGCATAAGAGAGTATTTGAGGCTTTAGGTGCTAAGTGCCATGTAGAAGATACTGATGATCAGCTTTCAGGAATTGGATTCTCTATGACAAAGAGAGCAGATTTAGTTGTTAAGGTTAAGGGTGCAACAGAGCGTGTAATGAAGATTAAGTTTTAATTAGAAAAGGAGATTATTATGACAAACAACGAATTATTTATCAATGCAACAAGAGCAAACTATCAGTTTCCATTTAGAGGAATGATTAATGTAATTGATTTGTGGGATTTATCTCTCACAAATCTGGACTCAGTGTTTAAGACACTCAATGCGGAAGTAAAGAAGTCTGAGGAAGAGAGTCTTCTGAATACTAAGTCAAAGGAAGACGAGGAAATTTCTAACAAGATTGAAATTGTTAAGTATATTGTTGACGTGAAGCTGGATGAGAAAAAGAAGAGAGAAGACGCTAAAAAAAATGCTGAGATGAGACAGAGATTGCTTGAAATCAAGGCTAAGAGACAGGATGCGGCACTTGAAAATATGTCTGATGAGGATCTGGATAAGGCACTTGCAGAATTAAGTGAGTAATTGTTACAAATATACCATATATAGTATTGAAAATAAGTAATATATACTATATATGGTATATATTTTACATTAAAATGAAACGCACATTTCTTGCGAAATTTTGGAGGTGAAATTATGTTCGTTTATGGAAGATTAAAAACTATATTTATGAAACCATCGGAGATACCTAAAGAAAAAGAAAAGGAATATTTTTGTGTAGGCGATGTGCCGGAAGATGGTATAGCAACTTATAATCAAGGATATTTTATTCCTCATAAGATATACAATGAAATAGTAAGTAAATATAATTCAGAAATAAAAGAATTAAAAAATACATTGGAGAATAAAGAGATCGAATATGACAAATTGAAAAGAAAATACGATAAATTATTGGATGAGGTGAGTTAATGTCAAATTTATATGTATATCTAATTCGTTCTCGAAATAAAGATAATAAGGATATTCCAAATTTTAAGCAACGATATGAAACAATTCTTGAATATGAAGAGAATGAAGATAAAGTAATTGAAGCTTTTAAGAATTTTGCAGCTAAAGGTGTTCTTGGTGAACAGACGAGATTGTATAGGTCGGTCAATTCAAGGAATGAAGAGAAAATCAGAGAAGAGTTGATTATCCGTCTGTTGAGAAATAAGCCAAGCATAACACAGCTTAATCGTACATTGGCATCCATTGCACTACAGGTACAGAATCGTGATGAGAGTAAATGGTTGTTTGATTTCGATGTGGATGATGATAAATTGGCAGAAGATTTCAAAAAAGACATTAAAAGATTCGCATGTGATAACAGTAATATATTCTTTTACAATTATGAAATAGAAGCTCATAAGACTCCTCACGGATACGCAATTATAGTTCCGCATGGTTTCGACACAAGAGAGCTTATGGAAAATTGGAAAGATTATGATATCACATTAAAGAAAGATGAGTTATTGTTTTTGGATATGATAACGAATGGAGGGTGAGTATGTACGAAAAATTAAGAGAATATATAGAAGAGTCAAATAATATTGTATTCTTTGGTGGTGCGGGCGTATCTACTAAAAGTGGCATTCCAGACTTTCGTTCCAAGGATGGATTATATAATCAGCATGACGTTCAGTTTGATAAATACGAGCCAGAATATCTTTTGAGTCGAGAATGCTTATATAACAACCCAAAGGTATTCTATGAGTTCTATCGGCAGAAGATGGATGCAAGAAATATTGAGCCAAATATTACTCATAAGGTGCTTGCTAAGATGGAAGAAATAGGTAAGTTGAAAGCTATTGTAACACAGAATATTGATGGACTTCATCAGAAAGCTGGCAGTAAGAATGTCTTTGAGATTCATGGCACTACTCAGAGGAATTATTGTAGTAAGTGTAAGATGGAATATCATTCTGATTTCTTGTTTAACACTAAAGATGCTATTCCAAAGTGTGAATGTGGTGGGCTGATTAGACCTGATGTGACTTTATACGGAGAGAATCTTCCTAATGAAGCGGTAAATGGTGCTGTTGAAGCAATTGGTAATGCTGATATGTTGATTATCGGTGGTACTTCATTACAGGTTTATCCAGCAGCGAATTATATTTCATATTTTAGTGGCAACCATTTAGTTGTTATCAATAAGGAGAAAATCCAAGTGTTAATGAATGAAGATACGGATTTGATGATTGTTGATTCGTTAGGCAATGTGTTTAGTGAGATTGATAAATGGTTGTGAGGTGAAATAAATGGCAAATGAATTTACATTATATGGTGTAATAGATAAATCAACAGGAAAATTAGTAAGTAATCTTACAAACCCACGACACAAATATTGGGAAACGAGAAAAACTGCTGAGAATGCGGTTAGAAAATTTATGTCAGAACGTTATAACGCTGATAGAAAGCTAGAAGTTGTAGAAATTGAATGTAAGGTAAAAGTGATAGAGTGAGGTGGGAGAGTGAATAAAAGCAAATTTACATATCCAAAATGTCCATATTGTAAGAAAGAATATCAAGATGGAGTTATGGAATATGATTTGATGAATTTGGTAACTCAAGGTTGGTGCAAAGAAGTAAAAGTAAAATGTCATAGTTGTGGTGAGTATTTCAAAGTGAAGGCACACATTACTTATTATGGTTCAAAGTTAGTGAGGCAAAAGAGTGAAATTAAAAGATCAAATACGAAATAAATTAAGGACTTGGTTATTTGAGACTGAATTAAAGGACTTGCAAAAATCTACTATACAGATGGAAATAGCACGAAATCAATATTCAGACGCATATAGATTAGTCAATGACTGTCATCAATTAATGAATTCAATAATAGATGTCGGAACTGATATTCATTTATATGACGATCATTCTTGGGCGGTTGTATGTATTAAAGGTCATCCAGAGTACGTATCATTTATACCATTGTCATCTGATGATGCTCGTAGTGTAATCAGATTTTTACAACGATTCAAATATTCAAATAAGGTGGTTGATTCACCTTTTGGATTTAAAAATATGATTAATGATCATATTATGGATAATCCATTTGTAAAGTAAGGTGAGGTGAAATGGTGAAATTAACAATTGATATTCCAAAAGGATATGAAAGAGATTTTATCGCTGATAAGTTCAAAGATTTCTTTTCAAGAGTAATTGCAGATATTAACTGTGATGGAATATGTGGTTTTTATGAAAAGGAAATCGCAGAAATGTTTTTAGAAGCGTTTGATAAGGCTATTGTTGGTGATGTTAATTTGAATGCAAATGTCGTTCCAGTAGTAAATATGTCTTTTAACGAAGAAGATATACAGAAGATGATTCAAGATGAATTAAAGAAATTTCAAGTAGAGAATAATCTAATATAGAAGTAATTCTATTCAAAGGCTGATCAGCCAAATTTTTTCAAATAAAAGTAACAAGAAATATTTTTTTCATTCGGTTAGGCAGACGTGCCTATTTCCGAGTGATTTTTACAACAAAATAATATTAAAACGAAAGGATTTAACAGTAATTCCTGGGTAAAAATGATTGCGCAATCTCTGTAGATTAAAGGATTTTGACAGAGAATAAAGAAAAAAATAATTATTGTGAGAAGAACTGGAAGTTAGTGAACTTCTGCGAGTTCGATAAATATGCTATAAAAAGCTATTGTGCCATTCATAATGTAGATGAGTCACTGAATTTAGGTAACATAACAAGAGTGGATGAAACAAAATTAAACGATTTTGATTTGATGACCTGGGGGTTTCCATGTACTGATATTTCAGTTGCCGGTAGTCAAAAAGGATTTATAGATGAAAGTGGTAACAAAACAAGAAGTGGCATGTATTACGAAGGGATAAGAATTTTAAAATATAAGCAGCCAAAGTTTTCTATTATAGAAAATGTCAAGAATTTGGTTAGTAAGAGATTTAAAAAGGAGTTTGAGACAGTTTTATCAGATTTAGATCAAGCTGGATATAATTCGTATTGGAAAGTACTTAATGCCAAGGACTATGGTGTTCCTCAAAATAGAGAGCGAGTAATAATTGTAAGCATTAGAAAAGATATTGACAATGGTAAGTTTCATTTTCATAAACCTTTTGATAGCGATATAAGATTGAAAGATTTATTGCAACCAGAATCAGAAGTAGAGAATAAGTATTATTTATCTGAAGAGTATTACCAACGATTTAAAGAGAGTCAAAAAAGTGAAAAATATCCATGTGGGAATGAATATAAGGTTCTTGGAACAACTGTTGGAACAGGCAAAGGTACAAATAGTAGACATTGGGTATATGACATTAACGAATATATGTCAACAATTGATGCTACTACATACAAACAACCAAAACAGATATTAGTAAAAGGAAAGATAAATTCGTCACAAGATGGTGTATTTTTAGATCCTAATGGTATTTCGAAAACACATACAGCAGATCATAGCAATTGTCCTAAAATTGAAAAAGACGAAGTATTAAGGAAGTTAACAACATTAGAATGCTTTAGATTGATGGATTTTGATGACTCTGCTTATTATGCTTGTAAGGAAGCTGGAATTAGTGATCATCAGATGTATAAACAGACAGGAAACAGTATTGTTGTTGCAGTTATTTATTACACTTTAATTGAATTGTATGCGGCTATGCCATATCTATTTGATAATTTGAGAGTGAGTAGCTTCTTTTCTGGCATTGGTGCATTTGAAGTTGCACTAGATAGACTGTATAAAGCAATTAATACGGGGAATTTACATAAAAACAAATAACAATATATAGTGTTAAATGATTTTAATAAATACTATATATTGTATAAAAATTAAGAGCAAAGGAAAGCGGAATTTCTTTTTAACGAAAGGAGAGAGAATATGGAAGGAATAACTAGAAATGTAAAAGACGAAAAACAGTCTATCCGTAATGAACTTATTCAGCGAATTAAATATTGTGGACAATATATAGTAGATAACGCTGAGATAATCCTTGGAGAAGAAAAATATATTGCTAATTTATATTTGACTTGTAACTTTTTTGACAGAAGTGAAGCTCCATATGTAACTGTAAATAAAGATATAATCCCTGATGATTTTATTGAGGGAAGATAGATTGTTAAGATGATAGGAGAATAAAACAATGAGTAAAGCTGTTTTAGTAGTAGACATGCCTGAAATTTGCTGTGATTGTAATTTTTGTAGAGAAATACAAGAAGGTATTGAAGCATGTTGTGAATTAATGGATGAGCCAAATGAAAATACTCTTTGTAGAATAGTTGATAGTGAAAATGGATATTGTCAAGACAAACCAAATTGGTGTCCATTAAAAGAATTGCCAGAAGAGACACACAATAATGAGTATATGGACGAATATTGCGATGGCTATGATGATGGTTGGAACTCATTAAGAAAGAAAATTTTAGGTGAAGATGAAGGAGAATAAGTAAATGGCATATATAAAAGAATATTGGCAGAACAAAGAACAAAGAGCGACAATTGCTCGTGAACACACAAAAGAAATGCGAAACAAATATGGTCGTTGTATTCAGACTGCTATTTCTGCAACAAAAATTTATGATACAGATTCATTTAATAGAGATTTTGAAGAGGATATCGAAGATAAAGATACCAAGATTATTGTAGAGAATATTGATAGCGTAAGTGCTGTAATGAAATACGGCAATCCAAGTACAGCAGTTCTTAATTTTTCTTCATATAAAAATCCAGGTGGAATGTTTCTAAATGGTAGTAAAGCACAGGAAGAGTGCTTATGTCACGAATCATTCTTATACAATGTGTTGAGTCAGTTTGTATTAGAGTTTTATGATTGGAATAGTCGACACAAGAATAAGGCTTTATATTTGAACAGAGGATTATTTTCTCCTGGTGTTTGGTTCTTTAGAGAGAATAGCCATGTAGAGTGTAGTGTTATTACTTGTGCTGCTCCAAATAAGTCGACTGCTCAGAAATATCAGAATGTGTCAGACGAAGAGAATACTAAAGCATTAAGAAGTCGAATTAAATTTGTTCTTGATATGGCGAAAGATAACAATGTGAGCACTCTTATTTTAGGAGCTTATGGATGTGGAGTATTTGGGCAAGACGCAACAGAAGTAGCGAACATATTTAAAAAATATTTAACTACTACCCATAAATGCTTCGATACTGTTGTATTTGCTGTTCCAAGCGGCAGAGATGGTAACTATGAGAAATTCGTAAAAGTATTTTGATAAACGAGGACGAATAAATATGGTAGACATTCAATGTAAAGACGGAAAATATATTATTGACGCAAAGATTCATAGTGAAATTGATACAAATGATATTGCAAAAGTGCAGGAAAGATTTACTTCTGATTGTGCTTATGAGTTTGCAGAAGCTATGAGAGAAGCAGTAAACGTTAGCCATTTAGTTATGAAAGAACAGAGAAAAGAGGTAACAAAATGAGTAAAACACTAATTGTAATTGATATGCAGAATGATTTTATTGATGGTTCACTCGGTACAAAGGAAGCACAGGCAATTGTATTGAATGTAGCAAAGAAAATTAAGGAGTATAAGGATCGTGGAGATAAAATCATCTTCACTAGAGATACACATGATACAAATTATCTCAATACACCAGAAGGAAAGAAACTTCCAGTAGAACATTGTATCTATGGTACTCATGGTTGGGAAATTGCAGACGGATTAGAAGTAGAGAATTGTTATTATGTTGATAAGCCTACATTTGGATGGACGCATTGGAATGATTTAATTTTTGAAGACGAGATAGAACTTGTTGGACTCTGTACAGACATTTGTGTAATGTCAAATGCTTTAATCTTAAAAGCAACGTTCCCTAATGCAGATATTACAGTCGATGCAAGTTGCTGTACAGGTGTTACTCCTGAAACTCATAAAGCTGCATTAGAAACAATGAAGATGTGTCAGATTGAAGTGATTGGAGAGAATAATGAAATGTAAGAATTATATTATTAATACTTTCAGACATTTTAAGAAAGTCTGTACTCATAAACGTTTGGTGTTCTACTATTGCTGTAAGGTGGGAATTCCATTTCAAGGGTTAATACATGATTTATCTAAATTTTCTCCAATAGAATTTTGGGAGAGTGTTAAGTATTATCAAGGTACTTCAAGTCCAATAGATGCTTGCAAGAAAGAGAATGGTTGGTCAGCAGCTTGGATGCACCATAAGGGAAGAAACAAGCACCATTACGAATATTGGCAGGACAATTTTGATAATGGTGGGAATCCTATTGAAATGCCAATGAAGTATAAAAAAGAAATGCTTTGTGATTATCTTGGAGCAGGTAGAGCATATTATGGTAAATCGTTTGATTTTGAGAAGGAATTAAAATGGTGGAAATCTAAGAAAAGTAAACCAATTGCAATGCATCCAAATGACATAGCTTTTATTGATAAGTATATTAATCTGTTTTATGAGTACGAAAACAGAGAATATGATATTAGAACAATATTTAATCAAATCAAGAAAGAAGGAAAATAATATGGAACAGATTATTACAAGTTTGTTGGAGACAGATGCCTACAAATTGTCAATGGGACAGGCTATTTATCATCAGTTTAGCGATTATAAAACCACTTGGAGTTTTAAATGTCGTAATAAGGATGTTCATTTTACACCAGAAATGGTAGAAGAGATCCGTAGACAGATTAAATTATATTGTGGTTTGAGATTCACAGAAGATGAACTTACTTATATTGATAATATCAAATGGATGAAAGGTTCATATGTTGATTTTCTGAGATTGTGGCAGCCAAGATATGAGGATTTTGAGATTACAACAGATTCAGATTGTGGTCTTTCTATCGAAACATTTGGTACATGGCTTAATACATCTATGTATGAGATTCCTACACTTGCGATTGTAAACGAAGTATATTTCAGAATGGCATATAACTATGAGGAATTGCTTAATAGTTTCAAAAAGAGATTAGATGAAAAGTATGAAAATCTCAGAAGCGGTCATTGGTATGCTGGTACATTTTCTGAATTTGGTCTTAGAAGAAGACTTTCTGCTGAAGCACAGGAGTTAGCTGTTGAAAAGTTTTCACATTTGAATGATACATTACACAGTTCATCTAAATTTGTTGGCACATCTAATGTATATCTCGCAAAGAAATATAATCTCACGCCTGTTGGAACTATGGCTCATGAATGGATTATGTGTTCTGGTCAGGGTAATCACAAGCACAATCCAGCATATTCAAACTGGTATGCCTTAGATGCATGGGTTAGAGAGTATGGTGTGTTAAATGGTATTGCGCTCACAGATACAATTACAACTGATTGTTTCTTGAAAGATTTTCAGTTGACATATGCAACATTATTCAGTGGTGTAAGACATGATAGTGGCGATCCGATTGAATGGGGTGAAAAGATGATTAATCATTATGAGTCACTTGGTATCAATCCTAAGACAAAGACACTTCTGTTTAGTGACAGTCTTGATTTTGAAAGAGCTGATAAGTTATTTAGACACTTCCATGATAGAGTAAACGTTGCATTTGGAATTGGTACTTATTTGAGTAATGACACAGATATTCCTGCTTTAAATATTGTAATGAAAACCACTAAATGTAACGGTATGGATGTTGCAAAAGTGTCTGATGTAGAAGGTAAAGGTATGTGTAAAAACCCTGATTATGTTGATTATTTAAAGAGATGTATTAATTGGAGAATGAATCATGAATAAAATTTTACTTATACCAGGAAGTTTTAATCCAATTACTAACGCCCATGTTGATATGGCATTGACTGCTAAAAAAGCGGTTAATGCCGATGCTATATTGTTTATTCCTGCACATGATACATATGTTGCAAAGAAAAAGACTTTGATACCTGGATATTGTCGAGTATCGCTGATTAATTCAATGCCAAATTGTGATGAAAATAATATGTGGGCTTCTGAAATTGAAACAACCAGCTTCTTTCCACAGAGGACATACAATACTATTACTCAGATAAGAGATATGAATGAAAAAGATTATATCTTCAACGAATACTATATTTGTTTAGGAATGGATAATATTGAAACACTTACAACTTGGTATAATTGGAAACCGTTTGTTGAGGAATATAATTTTGTAGCATGTGTGAGAGAAGGTCAGAATCTTGAGACTGCTTTAAGAGAAGCAAATCTTATGGAATATAAAGATCACTTCACAGAAATTCAGATACCTGAAAATCATACTTCTTCAAGTTGGGTTAGAGATTTATGTGAACAAGGTGAATTTGAAAAAGTAAAAGAATTAGTCCCTAGAAATGTATGTGAGTATTTAATTCGGTTCTATGATGTGATGAATCGAATGTAGGAAGGAGAATATATAAATGTTTGATGCTAAGAAAGTAAAAAATGAAATCGTAGAGTGGATCAGAAATTGGTTTGAACAGAATGGTAAAGATTGTATGGCAGTAGTGGGAATTTCTGGTGGTAAAGATTCAAGTGTTGTAGCTGCATTATGTGTAGAAGCTCTTGGCAAGGATAGAGTTTTTGGTGTGATGATGCCACAGGGAAGACAAAGAGATATTGAATATAGTCGTAAACTTTGCAGTTTTTTAGACATTCCACGTACTATTATTCCAATCGGAACAATTGTGAATGTTGCTGAATATGAAATTAAAACATCATTAAATGAAGAGTTATCAATTCAGACAACAACAAATCTTCCTGCTCGTATTCGTATGACTACGCTTTATGCAGTATCACAGACAGTAAATGGTCGAGTTGCAAATACGTGTAATCTTTCCGAAAATTGGGTTGGATATTGTAGCAAGTTTGGCGATGCTGCTGGTGATTTTAGTCCACTAGAAAATCTTACAGTAACAGAGGTTAAAGCTATCGGTCGTGAGTTAGGGCTTCCGTCAGAATTAGTTGATAAGACACCTACCGATGGTCTTTGTGGAAAGACTGATGAAGATAACCTTGGATTTACTTATACTGAATTAGATGCATATATCAGAGATGGAATTGAGCCAAGTGAGGAAGTAAAAGCTAAGATTGATTCAATGCATGAGAAAAATCTGTTTAAATTACAGCCAATGCCAAGTTTTGTGTATCAGGCGTAAATGAAATACTATATATAGTGTTTAAAGAAAATATAGACGCTATATATAGTAATATTTTACCAAGAAACATAGATTTCTTGAGAAATGGAGGAAGGTTATGGATTTTGAAAATTATTGCAAAATGTTAGAAAGTAATCTAAATGAAAAATGGAAAGAAATTCATATTTTGGAAGACAAGTTAGTCTCATTAGAAGAAATAATTAGATCAGCTAATAACAAACTTGAAGATTACTATAATCAACAGAAAAATAATGATTATTTTAGTGATAATGGAAAGAGATTGATTTGTAGGGTAATTGAAAATTGTCAAAAGATTGTAAATGATACCTTTGAGTTAGGAGGAGAATAATATGGCAGGATTTGTATCAAAGCAACCAAACGGATTATATTGTAGATTTTCGACAGTCACAGATTGCCCTACCGCATGGAATATGACAAGAGAAGATTATATCAATATGAAAATGCAAGAAGCAAGAGAAGATGCTGAGGATGTATTGGATAATTATTTAAAGCCGTTTAGTATGGTGGTGGATATGTATTATCCAAACAATATGACAAAAGAAGAATTTGATAAATTCCTTGAAGAGACTGGATATGATGAGAAATCTGAATAAATCAGAGAATAACATAACAGGAGGTACAAATAAATGCAGAATATTAGTATTAAAGGAGTTTGCGATTGTGTAGACTTAGACAGAAATATCAAATTAACAAATGGTGCAGTCGTAGTGCAGAAAGAAAATAACAACGTAATAGGTGTTTATTTAGTGATTTCGTTCAGAGATAATAAAAACAAATATGGTGGTGACAGTACATCAACATATTGTAGTTTGGTAAATCTCGACAATGGACAATTAGCTTTTGAAGAAAGATGTAGTCGTGCTACAACAGAGAGACGTGTCCTTAGACATCTAACAAGAGCAGGTTTTAGTTATCCTTATGATCCAAATTCTCATGAGCAGGATAGTAAGTTTTACAATATGAGAGTTCAGGTTTATAACAATGGAAATTACAAAATGAATCTTGAACTTGGTGATGAATATATTATGTATGGTAGATAGGAGAATAAATCATATGAAGAAGAAAATTTTAGCGGTTGTATTAGGGTTAACATTGTGCTTAGGAATGACTGGATGTACCAATGTTGTCAATATTGATAAGACAATTAAGAGTCCAAATTCAAAATTATGTGATTTCGAGGTTATTGAAACAAATTTTTATGGAGCAATTTTAGTAGACAAAAACACCAATGTTTTATATTACTGGATTCAGGGTGATAGTATGACACCAATCTATAATTCAGACGGAACAGTTAAATTGTATGACGGAGAATAATATGATAGACAACGAATTATATCAGCAATATAGACAAGCTGTTGATGATTTGAAAATAGCATTTAAGGAGACTTATTTGTACAGATTTTACGAAGAAGTTGTGAAGAGATTAAGTAGAATTTTGAGATAGTAAAGGAGAAGAATTAATATGAAATTTAAGGGAATTGAGTTAAAGGATAATACAGAAGCGGAATTATTAATTACAATTGAAATAGTAAATATTAGCGATGAAGACGAATTAGATGAATATGGTGAAGAGCTGGAAGAAACATTATATGATGAGGTTTTTGATTATGATAACTGTGATGTTTATATTGATTTTTTAGATGATAATCTTTTAAATGTTCGCTGCGATGATATTACATTTGATGAAAAAGGTGTTAAGCTTATTACAACAATTTACAGAGATATTATAGAAGCAAATTTAGATAATATTAATGTAATGATAAGTGTTCATGTTGATGGTGGTGAATGGTTTAAAAGAGAAGATGGATTTGAATACAATGAAGATGATGTTACTTTGGAGGAGTTTTTAAGTAATATTGAATATTAAAAAGTGACTGTAAACCGAAGTTTCTTTTGAATTTTCAAGAGCAAGTCGCTCAAAATCCATGTAAAAGAGAATATTGCAAAGAAAGGATAATTAGTAGCTGGCTTTAAAGGTTGCAACCGCTTTGGTACTAATTATTGAAATTACAAAATGACAAGTATTACACACCAATAGAATTAGCGAACCACTGTTGGGATAAGGTTTTTGAAGTTGTTGGTGAAGAAAATATATCAGAGATTATTGAGCCTAGTGTTGGGGATGGCAGCTTTCTTCATCATGCAGAGCAACTACCACATTTTGCGTATGATATTGAACCTGAGTGTGAATCTAATTTTACTCATATCTTTAAGCAGGATTATTTAAGTGCTAATATAAAGTATCTTTGGGGAAGGCTGATAATAGGAAATCCACCATACGGAAGATGTTTAAATATGGCACAGAAATTTTTTAAGAAGTCAGTTAAAATTGCAGATACAATTGCATTTATTCTTCCAATAAGCCAATTGAATAACACAAGGTCAATGTATGAGTTTGATTTGGTATATAGTGAAAATTTAGGTATTCAGCATTATACAGATAGAGATTTGCATTGTTGCTTTAATATTTATCGCAGACCTGATAGTGGAGAATTAAATAATAAACCAGTCGCAAAATTAAAGGATGTCACTATCTATCGTCAAGATAGCAAGGGATATGACGAGAAAGATTTTGATGTTCGTATGTGCTATTGGGGTGATGGATCTGCTGGAAAGATATTAAAGGATGATGAACATTATTCGGCAGAATATAAAATCAAGATAAATAATGAAGAATTAAGAGAAGATATTATTGAAGTGCTTACTACATTTGATTGGAAGGAATATCTAAATTGCATTGCAATGAGAAAAATACAACAATTTCACATCATAAATGTACTTAAGGAGAATGTGGAAAGAATCAAATGAAAAAATGATACATTGAAAGGAGCAAGAGATTTGCTGCAGCATTAAATCTGGATTTGCTCTGAGTAAGAAATGTTAGAGATTAACAAAATATACAACGAAGATTGCCTTGAAGGTATGAAAAAGATTGATGATAAATCAGTCGATTTCATCTTCACAGATCTGCCGTTTTCAACAACCCAGAATTCATGGGATGTACTAATTCCGTTTGAGCTATTATGGAAACAATACGAGAGAATTATTAAAGACAATGGTTGTATTGCATTATGGGCACAGTCACCATTTGATAAGAGACTCGCTTGTAGTAATGAAAAGCTATATCGCTATGAATGGATTATCGAAAAGACCAAAGCAACTGGTCATCTAAATGCCAAGAAAATGCCTATGAAGGCACACGAAAATGTCTTGATTTTCTATAAGAAACTCCCTACTTACAATCCACAAATGACAGAAGGACATACACCTGTTCATTCTTATACAAAGCATACAACAGATGGTAATTGTTATGGTGCTACAAAGACTGGTATTTCAGGCGGTGGTAGTACACAAAGATATCCAAGAGATGTTCTGCAGTTCAAGTGGGATACTCAGAAAAGTAGCTTACATCAGTGCCAAAAGCCTGTTGAAGCATGTGAGTATTTTATTAAGACCTACACTAACCCAGGAGATTTAGTTCTTGATTCATGTGCAGGAAGTTATACAACTGCAGTCGCAGCGTTGAATACAGGTAGAAATTACATATGTTTTGAAAAGGACAAGGATATTTTTGAGGTTGGAAGTAAGAGAGTGAGAGAATACATGAATGAGTAAATGTGATAACAATGAATGTCAATGGCATAAATTCTGTGAAGGCGGTTTGATGTGGTATGACGAAGATATTACAGAATGTCGTTATTGGATTAAGCCAAAACCGACTAAGATGAAAAATATCAAAATAGCTGAAACTGATTATGAGAAAGCAGTTAAGGTATTAAAAAGAAACAAGATAGAGTTCAAATAAAATGAAAGGAGACGAGGTGACAATTTGATAGAATCACAGTTTTGTGTTGTAGAGGAATTAATATCTATGGAATATATGGACAGAAGTGTTTTAATCCTATATCCATATGAACTTAGCAATGAACCAATATTAAAAGACAATATTCCCAAAATGACAAAAGTGATAAGAGAATATATAAAAGAGTCTGAGATGTATAGAAAGTGTGTAGATACAATTCCAAATCTTATATGGGATTCTCAAAAATTATCTATGCAGAATGAAGCCGATGAGCATCAAAGAAAAGCCGATGAACTTGCAAAAATAATGAATGAAGGTATCAGCCCTTATGCCTGGTATGTCAAAGGTAGGTTTAATGGAGAGATAGGTGGGTTTCATTATAATGTAGATAATATAGTTTATTTGGATAGAAACTAACAAGAAATTTTGGTTTCTTGGCTTGTCACGAAACTAAGTAACAATGTAGATATAATTTTATAAGAAAGGAAAACGTTCACATGTGAGTAAAGCTGCGCAGCTACTATTGGTGAACAAATTTGAAAAATAATACAGAAAAAGATTGGACAGGTAATAAGAATAGTATTTTTAAGACTTTAGGTGCAAGTAATCACACCGACAAGGAGAGACAGAACGAGGATTATTATGCGACAGATCCTATTGCAATTGATGTCTTATTAAAAGATGGTGGTGTTACATTTGACAAACCTATCTGGGAATGTTCCTGTGGTGAAGGACATTTATCTGAAAGATTAAAGAGCTTTGGTTATGAAGTTCGATCCACTGACCTGATCGATAGAGGTTATGGTGAAGGTGAAATTGATTTTCTTACATATAATCAGCCTTGGAATGGCGACATCTTAACAAATCCCCCATACAAATATGCAAAAGAATTTATTGAACATGCAATGACATTAATTCCTGATGGTTGCAGAGTATTTATGTTTCTTAAAGTTCAGTTTCTTGAAGGAAAAGCTCGTAAGGAATTATTTAAAAAGTACCCACCAAAATGTGTTTATGTTTCAAGCAGTCGTATTTTATGTGCGAAGAACGCTCTTTTTGATGAAATGAGAGCAGGTGGTGGTAGTGCAGTTGCTTATGCTTGGTACGAGTTTGAGAAGGGTTATATAGGTGAAAGTAAATTAAAATGGATAAATTAATACAAAGATTAAATGAGGAGATGAGTAGTTGGGTTGGTGATTTAGTCACCAATTCCGACTTATCAAGCGAGAAACTATTAAAACGATACTCATATGAGTATTGTATCAAAGAAGAGATTATTAATTATTTTTCAGAGAATATTATATCAGATGACTTTGAAGAGTTCTTACTGGATAAAGAAGATACATTGTCTTATCTGTACGTTGAGTATATGGAAGATGATACAGCAAATATTCATAACGAGATAGAAGGATTTGTAAGTAATCTCTGTTATCGTTTTAAAACACAATCTGAAATGCCCTAAAATCAAGGCTTTCAGAGGTTGAAAAAGCCAAGGAAAACCACGTTTCTTTTGATGAGGTGAATTATGGGTAAATCACTAGAATTTGTAAAAGAGAGAATTGCATCAGGTCAATGCAATGGTATGGAGAATAATAAATATGAATCTATGATTGAGCAAGATATACGAGGATTATTTACAGTTATTACTTGCACCAAAGATGGAACAATTTTAATAGATGTTCCTTATCTTAAAGGTGACAAACCTTATTTCAATGTAATTATTAAGCGTGATCCAAATGCAGATTTTGAATATTTTACAATGCAGCGTTGCAATTGTGATGGAACATTTGTATTCTTTCAAGATTTAATGGATGAGTGCATAGATAAAATGATTTATCTTAAAACCTGTAATGTAAATAAGGAGATTCCAAAAGATTTAACTGGATATTCTATCATTTATACTGTCGGTAATTTCGTATTGGCAGAAGAGTTTGGAGATGAATTTGCAACTAAAGAAAAATCGTGGATGCAGAGTAGATTTACAGCTATATTACCAATTAAATTTGATGTAGTGAAGAATGGAGAATGACAATATGGAGTTATCACAAGATGAAAGACAAAAATTTTTAGAGTTAATAGATAAAGTAAGTCCTTGTACTGCAATTTCTGAAAAAGAAAATCTCGAAAAATTCAAAGAGTGGCTGAATAATGATAGGTCAAAAAGAGTTACATTTGTTGAAGCTCAAAAATCATTCAAAGGTCAGATTGAAAATAACAAAGTGTTTCTTATACCAACAAATTACGAAGCCATAAAACCAATAAGAGTAATATTAGAAGGAGAATAACATTATGAAAAGATACAAATTAACCAAAGGTCTTAATCCAGAAACTCATGCATTTGGTGAAGTAATATTTATAAAAGATGAAAATGGTAATGAGCTTAATGTCGGATTTAGTGATCAATGTGATGCATTTGATTATATAAAATTCCAAATAGAAAATGACAAAGAGTATGCTGACTGTCTTAATAATCCAAGTAAACATATTATGGATATGTATAATTCATTGGATGAGTTTGATAAAAAGATGATTGAACAGAGTCTAATACAAAAATATAGAAACGAGTGCATGTATCAATATTTTAGATAGGTGAGAAATATGAAAAGTGATTTTTCAATAGATAATAAACCTAAATTAAGGAATTGTCCCTTCTGTGGTAATAAAGCATATCTTATTGGTTTGTTTGTATCATGTGATGATGATGAGATAAATGAATATCAGGTTGGATGTGAAGAGTGTGGAATACATTTTAATCAGTCTTGGGAGTATGACACAATTGTAGATTTATGGAATGGAGAATATTACAAGAATGAATAAGAGACAGAAAAAGAAATTCATTAAGAAGAATATAACGAAGCTAAGGAAGATACATCTAAGTGAAGGTGATATTGTAGTTCTTCAGTGGAATCCAGATAGTGAATATATAGATTTTGACACCATTGTTGAGTTCTATAAGGCTTGGGAGAATGCAGGAATTTTTGATAAATGCGGAGCTGCTATTATTCCATGTGATTTTAAAATTTTCAATAAGGAAGAAGCTCAGATATTTATTGATAAGTTACAGAGCATTGTAGATCAGATGGAAGGATAACAATATGATTTTATTTATTTTAATAGCCATTGGAATAGCTTTATATACCATTTTTGCAGATGGTTGGCTAATTGATTGTATCAAAAATATTGAAGAAACAAATAAAAAAGTTAAAGAGAATATAAAATATGGTAGAACGAACTATGACACATTTTCTTTTAGAAAATATGATGAACATGATTATGAAAGTGTGCCAAAAAATATCTTATATTGGATTATATGTAATATTTCTTTTAATATAGTAAATTTTATATTTGTTTTTATAATATCTATAATTGTTGTTCTATGTTGTCCTAAAGAAAAATCTTATTATACATTCAATATTAATTCATTAAAAGACAATTTAGTTACAAGTGGAGAAATTCATGGCGGTGTTTTTTTGTGTGAGAGGGGCTATTGACGGAGAGATTAGTTATTTCTTCTCAAGAACAACAGATAAAGGAGAAGCTATTGGACATATACCAGCAGATAAATCTTACATAAAATATGATGATAATAAAAAGCCTTGTATTGAAGTTCATCAAGAAAATCGTAAGATGCCAGAAATTGTAGAAAGGCTATTATTTACAAAATGGGTTTATGATAAGAGTGTAGATTATTATGTAATTATTGCTCCCAATGGGACAATATCAACAACGGGGACATACGAGATAGATATGGAATGATAAGAAAGAAGCATTTCTTTAGGAAAGGAGAACAATAAATGGAAACATTTTCAATAGTAGATAAGATAAATGTGGATAAGTTGAATACAAAAGTTGCAGAGTTTGTATGTAGGGAAGGGCATGAGCCTTATATATTTGCAAATAAAGAGACACTTGATGCATTAGTTAAGCCAATTGAGCAGGCTGAAATGTTTATAAATTCTTGGGGAATTGGACTTGTAAGCTCATATAAGGGTTGTCTTACTGGTATGTATCGTGGGAATAAAATGTTCAGAGATGATACATTAAAATTCGGTGAAATCGAGCTGAGATAAGAGAATAAATATATAGAAAGAGATGATTCGATGAGATGCAGAGATTGTCCTTATGGGATTGAAGATTTTACATTAAGAACAGAAATGTATAAATCGGTATATGGTGAATATCCAGATGAAGATAGAGCTAATCAATCAGAACAGTTTGTTTGGTGTGATAAAGTTGGTGGCAAAGTTTATTCTTTTGGTCATTGCAGTGATTGGTATGAACAAGACGAAGAAAATTATAAGAATCATTCTAAGAAAAAGAGAATAAATAAACGTGAGAGATATTTGAGACATCAGAATCACCTCAGATATTTATATGAAACTGTTGGTGGTTATTATCCAACGCCTGTTAGATATGTGGATGAAATATGGATTAAGGGTATTGGTTATATTAAAAATCCAAAGCCATATTATCAGAGATTGTATCGTGGTAAGAAAAGTAAATATTTGAAACAGTTATCTAATAGGAAAATACGTAGATATAAAGGTGAATTGCATAATGGTTATCAGCACATCCATAAAATTTTTGATTGGTGGAATGAATTTTGTTAGGAGAATAAAGAAATGAAGATAGAATTAATCAAATTAAAATTCAATGATACTCATTCTTATAAGCATAAGCCATTCACTCATTGCTGTGATGAAATTCAAAATGATAAAGCTATTGTATTTACAGGTGAAGATTTGGTTCATAGTGACGATTGTTGGGATAACGAAAGATACATTCCAAGATTCTGTACTTCTTATACAGAAGTCATTACGTCCTATGAGGATGAATGGGAGCAGACAGACAATTATCCAATCCAGTTTTGTCCTCACTGTGGCGAAAAGATTGAGATTTCAGTTGTAGATGAGATTGATGTATCGGATAAATACAATGAATTATCTAAGCAGCGTGAGGAATTGTGGAAGAAGTGTCAGAAAACAGATAGTAAAAAGAGAGAATCTGAGTTAAGAGAACAGGTTATAAAGCTTGATAAGCAGATTGACAGTTTTTATTGGTTAGATGAGTGGAAGGAGGATATCTATGTATAAACAAATTATTATTGCTAGAAAAGATTTGAATATGAGTTCTGGCAAGCTCGCAGCTCAAGTCAGTCACGGCTCTATGGCATTTCTCAGTTGGTTTATTAGAAATAATGCCGATTTAGATGGTCATGTTGATGGCTATATTGACGAAGATATTCTTCACAATTGGATTGAGGGTGAATTTACAAAATGTGTTCTTCAAGCCAAGAATAAGAATCAGTTGCTAAAAGCTAAGACTATGGCAGAAGAATTAGGAATGGTTGAAGGTAAAGATTTCTGGCTTATAAGGGATAACTGTCACACTGAATTAGAACCCGAAGAGGATGGTAGGACACTTACTGTAATTGGTTTTAGACCAATGGACAGTGAACTTATTGATCCGATTGGAAGAAAATATAATTTATATATGTAGAAATGGAGAATATTAAAATGGAGAACAGATTATTACTTGAGAGTGAAGTGATTAAAACAGTAGATAAACATACGAACGATGAGAATCAGTTAGATAACGACATTAGCTGCATTCTTGAAGAAGTAAATTCTGTTGTATTGGTTGGTTCAAAAGAAGCAATGAATAACTTTAAAATAGAAACTAAACCAGTACAGAAACAGAAACGAGTTGAACTATTCGAGAATGAAGATGTTGTACTAGAGCAACGTGGCAACAGATATTATTTGTCTCTGTACGATAATAAAGGAAATTTCCAGAGAGAAGTTACTATTGATGTTAAGGACGATTACAAGGTTGGACTTGGAAATTGTAAGTAAAGGAGATTACTATGGCGGTATTTAAAAATTTTAAAGATGATGAGTTAATCGTAAGCTGTAAATGTGGATGTGATGAAGGTATCCACTTTAAGATTCATGATTATGGAGATGGTGATTATGCTTTCTTAACATATACAAATGGAAACTTTTACACTCAGCAAAGACCATTCTTTGAGAAGTTGAAGAAAATTTGGGCGATTATTTGGAATAAGGATTTTTATTATTCTGATATTGTGCTTACAAAAGATAATTTTAAAGAATTCAAGGAATGGGTCAATAGAAAGTAAAGGAGATTGCTATGAATAGAAATTTGGATGGATACTATTTTAGAGTTAAAAGAGATGGTAAATGGGATAATATTTGCTGGTCTGATATGACAGATGAAGAAAGAGACGAGCAAATGACCAATCGTAGTGAGGAATGGTTAAAGTCGCTGTGTAAGGGACTTGGTAATGTTATTCATAAGATTGGTGAAGATTTAGACATTGCGTGTGAATAAAAGTAAATTCAGGTTTCATTGGCTTTGAGAAAGGAGAATATATGAGAGAAGATAGACTTAATTATATTGAGAAAGAGATTAGTAAAACACCACTTTATTCATTGCTTGGAGCAGATGGTATTGGTGAGTTGAAGAGTAGAATCATCGACATTATTTGTGATCAAGTGCAGAAAGATTTGAGAGACAGTTCGTATTATCTTATTGATCCAGATGATGTGAATGAGACTCTAGGAGAGAATATTATTAATGAAGCTGTTGATGAGTTAAAAGGAGAGTGGAAAGACAAGCTTAAAGAATATATGTCTCAAAAACTTGAAGCAATGATGAAGTAACTTCACAAGAAAGCAACATATCTTTGGATTTTAGAAAAGAGGTGATTAAGTGGATAATTATAAGAGGGTTATTGATTCAACAGAGTTACAGCAAAAAGTATTGGATTATATTGCTTCAGAAGAATTTAATAAAATGGTTGATTCTACTGTATTTAGAGACGACAATCAGTGCAAATTAGCTATCATTCACGGAATGACTATTGCATCTATGTTGACATGTAGATGTAAACCACTTTATATAAATTTTAAGAAAGAGGATAGGAAGTATGGTCATTGGTTTGCATTAGATGAATGTGCAAATGAAGGTGTATATTGCTCAGTTTGTCATAAGAAAGTATATAAGTTGAACTATGCGAACCAGAAGTTAAAATCAAAGTATTGTCCTAATTGTGGTGCAATTATGATTATGGATGAGAAAGATATTACTAAGACTGATAAAAATGATGATAGACCACAATGTTGTAAGGATCATGATAAGTATTTTTCAACATGTGATACTTGTGAGTTTGGAGAATAACAAAAAATTATAAAGGAGAATATTAAATATGGAAACAATTTTAAGATTATTAGCAGAGAACCCAGAAAGTTTAGGAGAGGTAGTAAAAACATATATTACTAAGTACAAAGAGCCTGTATATGATGTTTTGAAGGAACTTATGATTATTGCAAAGGATTATTCTGAGAATACTGAATATCCTGCAATTCAGGCGAGAACTAAGAAAAATATGTTTGATGCATATATAAATGTTGGATTTACAGAGGATCAGGCATTAGCACTTATGATTAACGACAATATTCAGCTTATGAAGAATATTCAGAAGTCAGTTAATAATACTTCTGTAAAGAAGAGCAAGTAGTGGTTTCGAAGTAAACCAATCTTTCATTGGGAAAATTTGGATAAATAACAATATAAATGGTAGTTGCAAATGCCATAAAATCAAAGAAAGGTAAAGATAATCCTAGGTAAAAGGTTATGTACATAACACTCAGGTATATGAGTGAACCCAATTTACAATGAGTATCTTACATTCTTGCGAGATACGACCAAACAGCCATTAGAAGATCTGAAAGAAGGTTACTTTTGGCTGGATAAATCTATTATTAAAGGATTTGATAAGCAAGGAAATGAACATAAATTCTATCGAGTGAAGATTGAAAATTCGCTTGAAAGATTGGATTGTACCAAATTGAAATCCTATGACAATATATCAGATGTGGATTTAGCAAGTTGGCAAGATTTAATCGAATTACAGAAAGAACATCTAACGCAGCTTGAAGCTGATTCATTAGAACTAATCAAAGAAAAGACAGAGAAGTTTAATACATATACTTCAATAATTCCTGTTTCTATGGGTAAGGATTCAATGCTTACCTGTCATCTAGTCAGAAAATTATATCCAGAAACTAAAGCAATATTTAATAATACATCACTTGACTGTGCTGATACATACAGAATGGTTAAGACTTTTCCTAACTGTGAGATTATGAATCCTGAGAAGGGATTTTATCAGTATGTAGAATCAGACCATATGATACCTACGAGATTCGCTCGTTTTTGCTGTAGAATTTTTAAGGTTGGTGTTATGGTATCGCAGCTTGACCACGATCATCCATATCTTATGTGGATGGGAATGAGAAACGAAGAGTCAAATACTCGTAGTGGTTATCAGGATGAATGGATAAATGAGCAAGAATGGGGTAAGACCTGTTGGCAAGGTATTCTTCCTATTAGAAAATGGTCAGAAATGGATGTATGGCTTTATACAATTTGGAAGAATATTGAGATAAATTCCAAGTATAAGAAGGGTTACTCTCGTTGCGGTTGTAATATTGCATGTCCATTCTATACAAAGTCTACTTGGATTTTGGACAAGTATTGGTATCCACAGGCTTATGAGAGATGGAGAAACATTTTAAAAGAAGACTTCATTGCAAATAAGAAATGGATAATCATGAACTGCACGATTGACGAATATCTTACACAGGCTTGGAATGGTGGAACATTCAGAGATGAGCCAACCGATGAGGTTATTCAGGAATTTGCTGAGTACAATGGATTGAATGTTGGTGATACGAAAGTAGCAAAACAATATTTTAATAAATATTGTGATGAGTGTGAAAAGAGAATAAAAGATAAGACAACGCTGGCAATGAATATGAAATTCCACGGAAGAGATGTATCGAAGTTTCTGTGTAAGAAATGTTTCAAGAAATTATATGAGATGGATGATGATAAGTGGAATAAATATGTCGAATCGTTCAAAAGAGATGGTTGTGCGTTGTTCTAACAGAGAATAAATAATTAGAGGTCACGAAAACCTTAAAAAATAAGGCTTTTAGAACCTCAAAAGTCGAAGGAAATTTTTCTTTCTTATGAAGATTGGAGGTAGACACAATGGGTAAGGCAAGAAGAAAAATGCGTCCTCAACCTCCTAGATGGTGGACATTAGATAATGATAATTGTTGGTTTTGTAAAAATAGAAATAATTGTGGAAATTGTAGATTATTAAAAGAACAACAAGCAATTAGCAATAAACAAAATCAACGAAATAATTATATTAATTATAGAGATTAGGAGAATAAATACATGAGATCAGAGAATATAGAAGTAACATTTAAAATTCCAATTCTAGTTGATAAACCTGATTTGAACGGTGTCATATATTCCGAAGAAGCAATTAGAAATGCTTATAAAAATGTAAAGAATATTCCGATTGAAATGCCAAACAATGATGGTGAGTTCTTCACTATTGGAGTAGCACAAGAGGTTGAATTGATTGAGGATAAAAATGGTATGTATATCACAGGCGTTGGTCTTGTTTGGCATGGTGGTACAGAAGAAAGCGTTGAAATTAAGGATAGTAAGGTGAATAGCTTTAAAGTAAATGGCATTGGAATTGCAAAAGAGTAGGAGATAAAAAATATGGATAATTTAACACGCAGAGAAGAAGTAAATCTTCATGAAACAATTCAAAAATTGTTTCCTAAAATTCTAATCAAGGATCTTACAGAACATGAAAGAATTTGTCCTGTCTGCAATGGTCTTGGAATGAGAATTGAAGACAATATTTATGGGATTAAAGGTGACAACTCTGAAGCTGGTAGAAAATATCACTTTCCATACAAGCATCAAGCACTTTCATTTTGTCAGAGTTGTTTTAATGGAGTACAGAGATTATGTCCTTATTGTGGACAGCCTTATAAGAATCAGGGATATATGCATTGTGATTGTGAAGGACAGAAGAAAGCTGACGAAGAAGAGAGAATAAAGAAGTGGAATAAGAAAGTATCTAAAGCAGTTCCAGTTGATGAAAAAGATGTAAACACGATGCTTTACTGTGAAGAGTTTGACGAGTATTACGATACTGTTGATGATTTCTTTGACGATTATTTTTGGCATTATACAGATGAAGAATTTAATAATGATGGCAGACCTGAGAGATTATGGGTGTGCAGCGTGGAGAAGATTTATATTGATGCTGATAATGTAATTGACAATGCTTACGAAAAGTTACATGAAGATGCTTATGAACAGTGTGATATTGGTGGTCTGCAAAATTTGTTAGATACCTGGTGTAAAGATCAGACAGGAGCTACTACATATTATCCATGTTATAAGCAGTATGTAGAAATTGATTGGAGTGAATATTCAGAGGAATAATAGAGAATAAGTAATTGTAAACAATAATTTTATATCATAGGAGGAAATAAATATGATGAACAATTTTTTAAATGGTATGTTTGGTAAGGTAGGAAGTGGAATGTGTAGACTTTCTATGAATGGTGGAATTGCAGTTAAGACAAATGGTGGTTACAAGACATATAACATCAAGACTGGCAAGCTCACAAACTGTAGTAACTTTGTATTTGATATTGGTGAGGAATTCTTCTTTATTATTCCAACTAATAAGGTAGAAAAGGGTGACATCATTCTTGTAAATGGTAAGCCAAGATGTGTTATTGAAGCTGATAAAACAAAGATCACAGTAATCAATTATGAGGACTCAACAATCGAAACTGTACTTCCTGAAAGACATGTATTTATGGGTAATACATATTTTTATGGCAAGATTGTTTCAATGTTTGGTAGTGACATTATCAAGGGTAAGAAAGGTACAAATAATATCTTCAAGTATATGATGCTTTCTCAGATGATGAAAGGTGACAATGGTTCTACTGGCATGATGAATGGAAATGGTGGAATGAGTTCTATGTTACCACTTATGATGATGGGTGGAAATATGGGTGACATGTTTGACGGAATGTTTGACTTTGATATGAGTGGCAATGATGACGATGATACAGAAGTAGATGAAGAGGAGGAAGCATAATATGGGATGTGGTTCATGGACAAGAGATAGTTATGTAAGCTATTCAACAACAAAGGGTATGAGTGTTTCAACGGATGGTATGATTAGAGGTTTTTACTCTAATCAGGATATGTTTAAGGCAAGAAATATTGATTCTGCACTTGATCCTAAGAATGTTATTAGAGAGTGTTGCGATACAGAGGAACATCCAAACACAATTCCTGTCATTCTTGCTTTAGACGTTACTGGGAGCATGGGAGAGGCTGCTGTTGAGGTAGCAAAGAAGTTGAATGTAATTATGACTAAGTTATATGAAAAGGTTACAGATGTTGAGTTCCTTATCATGGGTATTGGTGATTTAGCTTGTGATAGATGTCCAATCCAGGCTTCACAGTTTGAGTCTGATATTCGTATTGCTGAACAGCTTGACAAGATTTATTTCGAGTTTGGCGGTGGTGGAAACAGTTATGAATCCTACACAGCAGCATGGTATTTCGGCTCTCGTCACACAAAGCTTGATTGCTTAAACCGTGGAAGAAAAGGAATTATTATTACAATGGGTGATGAGCAGTTAAATCCATATCTTCCATTAAAAGGTTATAGAAGTGGCTTAATTGAAGCAACAGGTGATAATCTTCAGGCAGATGTGGAGACAAAAGATTTATATAATGAAGCTTCTCAGAAGTTTAACATCTATCATTTAGATGTTATTCATCATCATAGATGGGATGAGGATGAGATTGAAAAGTCTTATAAGAAGTATCTTGATGATACTCATTTTAGAAGAGTAAATATGGACAGTATTACAAATGAGATTGTAGATATTATTGTTAATGAAGCAGAGAATAATGTAACAGATACAGTTGCTACACCTTCTAACTCGGAAGAAATTACTTGGTAGGATAGGAGATTTAAAAGATGAAAGACATTAAGATTGTATGTGGATCGAATTGGGGAGACGAAGGAAAAGGTTTAATGACAGATTATTTCTCACAGAAACCTAATAGTATTGTTGTTTGTTCAAATGGTGGTGCTCAGAGAGGACATACCGTAACGACTCCTGACGGAATCAGACATGTCTTTCATCATTTTGGATCTGGAACATTCAATAATGCAAGTACATATTTATCTGAGGATTTTATTGTTAATCCAATTATTTTTAAGCAGGAATATGATGAATTGATAAAATTAGGATATATTCCGAATGTTTATATTAATCAAAACTGTATGTTGACTACACCTTTTGATATGATGGCAAATCAGATTATAGAAGAAAATCGTGGGGAAAATAAACATGGTAGTTGTGGCTTGGGAATTTTTGAAACTATCAAAAGATATAAAGCTGGCATAACTGATGTAGATAATCATATCAGGGAATATTACTTAGAACAATTCGAAAGAGAGAATATTATATTAACAGATGAATGGTCAAGAATATTCCTTGATAATGGTATATTTGAACACTTTTTAGATGATTGGGATTTTATGAATAATCACTCATTGGCTATATCAGATAATTATTTCTTAAATCAGTTTGACAATATTGTATTTGAAGCTGCACAAGGTTTATTGCTTGATCAGAACAACACAGAATATTTTCCACATCTAACACCGTCTAATACAGGTATAAAAAATCCCAAGAGAATAATTGAAAATATTGAATGGAATGATGAAATAAATGTTGAAACTTGTTATGTATCTCGTACTTATTTAACGAGACATGGTGCTGGTAAATTCCCATCTGAATGTAATAAGAGATTTATCAACAAATATATGTTTGACAAAACAAATGTACCAAATCCATTCCAGGATACATTAAGATATGGAACACTTGATTTAGGAGAATTATATAGTAGATGCTCTAATGATATAGGAAACTTTGGAGATAAAAAATCAATCGCCATTACACATTGTAATGAATATGATTGGGATAATGATAAATTGATTGAGTTATTCAAGGATTGGAATATTTATTACTCAGATGGCGAAACCCATAATGATGTGAACTGAGAACAAAAAAGATTCGTTTCTTTAGAAAATGTGGAGGTAAAACAATGGAGAAATTTTATATTGTAACAAATGAGAAATTCCTAAAAGAGATTAATGATTATAGAAAACATGGAGAAGAAAGAAGAATAGTAGCAAATAATTTTTTTAAGGAAAAAGGTATTACTGGGAAGGAATATTATATCTGTGGAGATGGATTTGTAAATCGTCCATTTAAAGAATATGAGAAGCATGATATCAGATTATGTATTACCGATTGTGATGAAAATAATCAGAAATTTGGTAAAGAGTTACTGAAACCAACGAAGTTATTCTGTGATTCTGATACGTTAATGAGGAAATTTAGAGCTAACAGTAAGACTTTAAAAGAGTTTCAAGACTTATGTATTGAAAAGAATATTGTTATTAACAATCATCCCATTCGAGTAGGGGACTATTTCAAAGAATTACATTTAGGTGGGTATTCAGTTTCAATGTTTGAGTATGAGAATAAGTTATATTTAAATATTTCTACAACAAAATATGAAACTATTACACCAGATGATGATACAGGTTTTACAGAAATTAAAGGCAGCGAATTTTATAAAGCACTTGAAGAATTTGAATCAAAAAATAAGTAAATATCGGTTTCCTTGGGAGGTGAAATAAATGACTTGTAAGTATCCAATAACTAGCAGAAGTTATAAATTTTGTTTAGGCTGTAGCGATATAGATTGTTGTGAAGATGCAGTTACTTCTAATATACCTATGCCAGAAGTTCAGCCACCAAAGAATGTTATTCCGTCTGCATCAGAAGCAAATAAAATGACAAACAATGCAATTGATAGTTACACTACACAGCAATTAGCAGAGTTACCAAAATTGATTAGAGATGCAATTGCAGATGGCAAATTTTCAATCAGTGAAGATGGCTGTTTAAAACCTGAAACACGAAAGAAATTAGAGGAACTTGGTTATAAAGTTGAAACTGGTACTCAGTACAATGAACCATATTACAGTATTAGTTGGAGAGAAACGAAATGAGGTGTTACATATCGGAAATTTAGTAGAAGAGATGAAAAAATATGATGATGTAGATGAACAGACATTGTGGTGGATAAATAAGGCACTTTCATATTCTGGGTATCCAAGTCATGTAGGAAAACAAAAAATAAAAGAACATATAAAGGAGATTGAAACGATGGAGAATAATAAAGTAAGACAGTTTATTGATTTACTTGTCAATGAAGAAGAAACAATTGAAAATGCAGCAAAGGTATCTGGAATTGGTAATATGAAATTAGTTGATGTTTTAAAAACTATTTCAGAGATGGAATTTGAAAGTATTAAGGCTTTTTCAAGTGCTGTTGCTGGTATGAATAGTATGAAGGAAGCTATTCATACAGTTAAGGATTTGGATGATGCATTAGTAGAGCTAAAGAAATCTTCTGAAAAGTAGAGAATATATAACTGTAAACAAAATGTAAATTGTGAATCTAGGAGGTGTATATGTTAAAGACTTTTGATGAGTTATCTGACGAGGAAAGTTTGTGTAAATATTGTTCAGCAACCGATTATGGGGAACATAAATCGTGCATTACACCAAATGGATATTATTGGTGCGAAGGTGCGCATTGTGAAGATGCTTACAGAGAATATTTAGATGATAACGAAACAAGTGAAAATGTTGTGAAATATGCAAGTAAAGTAATACTTACGAATAAGGAGGATATTGATGAGTACACCACTAAAATTTGAATTCGATTTTGAAGAGGTGTTTGAAGGAATTAAACAAGGTGTTATTAGAGAATTGGAAGAAATGAATTTTGATGCTGCAAAAGATAATGCTATCAATCAGATAAAGAGTGAAATTAAATCAAAGATAGAACTTACATACAGTGACGAAAGAGAATTAAAAGACGAGATAAAAAATGAAATCAAGGAAAGAGTTTATGATTCGATTATCAAAGAAGTCGGTGATAAATACGCTGATAAATTTAATGATTATGTAGAAAATCAGTTATCTAAAAATCCAGAACGTCTCAGTTCATTACAGAATATTATTAAATGCGAAGTGAGCGAGAATCTATATGAAAATTTGTATAGTTCTATAAGAAATGAAGTAATTGGACAGGTTAAGGATGCAACAACACAGTTATGTAATTTAATTGGTAACAATTCTGTCAAGGTTAAAGACTCTAATAAGACTATTAGCAAAGAAGAGTATGAGGATTTACTTGATAGAGATAGAAAATTAAGTGCATTAGAAGCAGGTGGAGTTGATAACTGGGAGTGGTATGGAGAATCACTAGCTCAGTATTATAACGAAGAATAGCACAAGAATTTTCGATTTCTTGTGAGGAGGTGAAATATTGGAGAAAGTAATTAAATATAGATGTTCTGAATGTGGAGAATTATTTGATGCACCTGAAGATGCTTTAGCTTGTGAAACAAGACACAAAAGAATTGAGAGAGCTAATGTGATGCTTAGGCATGGATATACATTAAAACAAATCAATGACGAGTGTGAGATTTGGGATTCTATACCAAAACATTTAGAGAATGTAAATACGGACAACTGTTTCAAAATCAGCTACTGGCAATGTTGTCAGCACCCTGCTTATAGAATTACTCGTATCTGTTTTGATGGAGAGGTAAATGTAAGAGGTTGTGGTTCGTGGAGTGGATATTATGGTGATCATCTTAAATTAAGTAGCAGTGACTTAATGAATCCAAGACCAAAGGAAGAGTTATTTATAGATAGTAGATATACAAGCAGATGGTAATTATATTTGGAGAATATTAAAGTGGAGGTAATTAAAATGACATTAAAAGATACAGTAGAAATGATGAATAGCAACGACTATAAGGAAAGGTTTAAAGCTGAGTATTATCAGTTAGAGATTCGAGTAAATGGATTGAAGAAGATACTTGATAAATGGGATAATGGAGAATTAGATTTTACTCCTACTTGTCCAAGAAATACATACAATAATCAGTTTGAATATATGGTTAATTATATGACTGTATTAGCTGATAGGGCAGCTATGGAAGGCATTGAACTGTAAAAACGTAAATTCGAAATTCTTTTAAATCGAAATAGAGAATATATAAGTGTAACAAGGCGATAGCCTAAAATATAAAGTTTAAAATTCAAAGTTAAAAAGGAGAGAACATTATGACAACAGAAAAGATGACAATTCACAAGGCACTTGCAGAGTTAAAAATCGTAGATGACAGAATTATTTCTGCAATCAATGGTGGTACTTATTGTGTAGCAAACAAGCATTCCAATGAAAAGATTAAGGGTGTGCCAGTTAAGGAATATGAAGGCGTTATGCAGGGCTACTACGACAAGGCAACAGACCTTATTAAAAGAAGAAATGCAATTCAAGAGAGCAGTTGTTTTATCAAATGCTACAACAAAGGTTTCTATTAATGGTATTGAATACACAGTGGCAGAAGCTATTGAAATGAAGAATCATGGTGTAGAGTTTGATGAGAAGATGTTAGCCGCATTAAAGAAACAGTATGATAAGGCACAGGCTGAAATCCTCAAACAGAACGGTGATGACCTTGAAAAGAGAGCAGAACAGTATGTAATTGGCATTTACGGTTCTAAGGAAGGCAAGACTAATACAGATGATTTCGAGAAGACAAAGAAAGATTTTATCAATGCAAATTCATATGAGTTAATTGATCCTATTAAGATTTTAGACAAAATTAATACATTAGAAGAGAGCATTGCATCTTTCAAAGCAGAAGTAGATGCTTCACTTAGCACATCAAATGCTGTAACAGAGATTGAAATTAACTATTAAAGAGAGAATAGTTAATTAGAAGTTATTCACTGTTTACCGAAAACTTTAAACTACAACTCATCAGTCTTTTGCAGATATAGACTTATGTAAAGCTGAAAAAGAAATCTGCAAAATAATAAAAAATGCAAATTATTGAATTGATAAAAGATGATTAATTTATATGATTTGTATAATTTCAACTTACTACAGTACATAATTCGGCAAGATAATGGTGAAACCATTGGCTGATATGTATAACATCAAATATGAAATTATACTTTAATTATCAGATTGCCTACGATAATGATAGGTGTGTGCTGTAAAGTTTAAAGTTGTAAGACTCAAATAACAACGCTCAGAAGTTCAAAGTTTAAATTATGAGTCAAAGTTAAAAGAGTAAATAGTAAAGTTGTAAAGATTTATCAAAACCTTGATATACAGTTTAGCATAGTTGTATTTGGCTGTAAGCATCTGCAAGGCTGGTAAATGGTGAATAATTTTATATAAAACCTTGGGTGTTTTATGGAGTGTTTAAGCACTCCACTCTTCCAAGAGTGTGATTTATATGTTACAGGAATATTCGAGAGTAATTAACTTGAATATTCCATTAAACATCCAAGTGAAAGGTAATCCCAAAGGTTCACAAAACAATTGGATAGAGGCTATGGTTTTTAGCCGTTTATCAAATATTTTGATAATAAATGGTATTTTTTAAAACCAATGAATCTGACATTTCTTGGTGCGGATTGGAGAATATATAGTTATGGATAATATGTTTTTGGTGCAATATGAACCACTAACAACAATGACAAGAAGAATTTTATCTTTAGGTTTTGAGCCAAAACCAACTCAAGAAATGATTGAAAAATTTTATGATGAAGTAAATGCTTCTGATTTTTATCATAATTCAATTGTTCTTGTAGTTAAAGCAAAAAGTATGGATGAAGTTAGAGAACAGGTTATTGGAACTTTTAATGTTTTATATGGGAAGTAACAGAGAATATATAGTTGGAGGTGAGAATGTGATATATACAAGTTATTTTGCAAAACTTAAATCGTTACCAGATAATATAATTCCAATTTCAATTTGTGGAAAAGCACCTGATTGGTATACGGGATTACAGTATAAAAAACTTGCACCAAAATACAAGTTTTTTATGGAATGGAAAGAAAATCATGATAATGATTATTATATAAAGTGCTTTAATGAACAGGTATTAAATAAATTAAACGCTACTGATGTTGTCTTAGATTTTTCAAGAATTTGCTATGGATATAATGTTGGAGAAAATGATATTGCTTTGATTTGTTATGAAAAACCTACAGATTTTTGTCATCGTCATTTAGTATCAGATTGGTTAAATAAAAACGGCTTTAAATGTGATGAATATTTATTTAACAAATAAATCTAACTTATCTATGATTCATTCGAATCATAATTTCCAATAAAAAAAGAAAATCGAATAGAGAATAAGTAAGTGAAAGGATCTTATGTGGATTAACAGAACAAAATATGAAGTTGAAAAACTGAAATATAGACAGAGAATATCTTATTTGGAGAATCTTATCTGTCCATGTGAGTCACATGATTATATTGAAATAGCTCACGAAATTATAGACGAACATAGTACAGTAAAACATATTTTTAAATGTAAGAAATGTGGAAAATTACACGATGAATTAAGTTGATTGTAAATCACTGTTTCATTGGGAAATTTGAGGAGGTGAGAATATGGAAGTAAGAGTTAGATTATCGGATGCACGTAATACAATTAAAGAATATGAAAACTTAGGATACAGATTTATCGGATCAAGACAAAATATTGAATATGTAAACCTTTTCTTTGAAGAAGTCCATATACCAAAAGAGAATAATGTAACAGATATAAAATTTAATATCGGAGATTTCGTAGAAAATAGAGATGGAAGAATTGGTTACATTTCAGATATATGTCATTGTGATGAATGTAGAAAGCGTGGGTTCTTTGAGCCAACAATTCAGTATTCAGATGGTACAAGCGATTACATATCAAATTATTCTGTAAAATACGTTTCCAAAGACTATAAACAGATTGGTACTCAGAAGTTCGATAATGACTATTACGAGAAAGAAATTGAAAGATTGAAACATCAATTAGAAATGGAGAAAAGTAAAAGTGCTTATTGGAAGATGAAAGCTAATGGTGAAGAACCTGTTTTAATGGGTACAAGAGAAGGAATGGTTCATATTCTTCGATAGTAACAGAGAATATGTAAGTGAGGTGAGAAAAGTGTCACAGTTTAGATTTAATGAAGATTTTGCAAATAATTGGAAGTCAGGTCAGATAGTTACTTGTGAAGAAAAAGAAGATGGTTATTTAATTGATAAAGCTGCACTTATTGAAAAGGACGAACTTTTAAAACATGGTGAATTTATCACAATGAATGTTCAGATATTGGGACATATGGAATCAAATGGCGTAGATGATTTATTCATGTATGATAGAGATTTCCAACCAGGAGACACAGTACAACATTTCAAAGGTGGTTTCTATAAGATTGTTGCCATTGGAACTAATACAGAAACAGAAGAAAAGATGGTTGTATATCAGAGTTTAAAAGATCAGAGAGTATGGATTAGACCATATGATATGTTTATCAGTAAAGTAGATAGAGAGAAATATCCAAACGCTTATCAGCCATATAGACTTATCAAAGTAAAGATTATTGCTTAGTAATCAGTCTTGAACGATTCAGTTCAAAAAATTCCAAAACAAATAACTGAATAGTGAATATATGAATGGGTGGAAGAACAGCATACCCTTGGGCTTTTGCGCTCAAAAATCACTGTTGAAGATAGATTTTTACATAAATTTATTTTCTGTGTTCCGTCCATTTGGGCGTTTAGATAGATTGTTTTATTAACAATATTTATATAAATTTTTCAATTTTAAGGAGGACAAGTAATTTGGCAAAGACAAAGGAAAGAAAAGCATTAAAAAAAGGTAAGGCAGCATTCAATCTTATTGGTCGTGTAAAAGTAACAGACAAGACATTCAATCTTGACAATAGTTATGATTCTGGCTGGACAGATAACAGTATGTATGTAGGTGTTGATTGTGGGAATGGCAACACAGTATATGCAGAAATGAGAAGTGGCTTCTTCCCTGATAAGGATAATGTAATTCGTGCTTACAGCAAGGATGAAAAGGACGATGCAGGAAAGAGCAAGTCAGTAGAGATTGCGTGGGAGGATCGTCTTGATGAATCTCTGTATGATAGCATTTCAGATTCTTCATTCTTAACAGTTGGTGTTGAGAAAGATGTAAAGGATAAGACTGTATATAAGAAGTTCCTCACAGCTTATGATGCAGTAGAGTATCTAAATGAGCATCTTGAGGACGGAATGATTGTAAATGTAAAGGGTACAATTGGTTACAGTGAGTATGAAGGTAATGTTTCTACAAAGAAAGAGATTACATCTATTGTACTTTCAAAAATTGACGATGAGGCAGATTTCAAGGCTACATTCTCACAGACAATTCTCGTTGATTCAAAGAGCATCGGAAAGAAAAATGATGATAAGGGTACTATGGAACTGGCAGCATATGTTGTTGACTATGTTGGAAAGCCTAAGATTGACGGAGAGAAGATTGAAGTTAAAAAGAATGTTACATACCCTAAAACATTTGAAGTCGCTATCAATGAGAATCCAGAGATTACGGCAAAGATGCTTCAGAAATTTTTTAAGCCTAAGAAGGGAAAGATTACTGAGATTACAGTTACAGGTAATTTAGTAGAGGGCGGTTCTACTGTAAATATTACAGAAGATGATATTCCTGATGATATTAAAGAACTTATTGAAATGGGACTGTATTCAGAAGAGGAGGCAGAGAAGAAGATTGCAGTGGGTAATGGCAGTCGTGAGAGAAGAATGATTGTTGTAAAGCCTGACATTACATATGTTGGAACTGGTGACGATAGAAAGCCTACTGTAGCATTTGAAGATGGCAAATATGATGAGGATGACCTTTATTTCTACGAGCAGGCATTACTTGATGCTGGTGCAGAACCAAGTTCAGATGATGATACAGATTCAGAGAGCGAGGAAACTTCGTCAGAAGATGATGACCTTCTTGCAATGCTTGAAGGCATGAACTAAAAAATACGCTTACCCTGTTTAATATAGGGTAAGCAATTTATCAAAAAAAATATAATTTATGAAATTTTAGGAGGATAAAAAATGTCGTTTAGAGATGCAAAGGCAGCAAAAATTGGTGGAAAATTTTTAGTATATGGTGAATCAGGCTCAGGAAAGTCAACGTTTCAGCTTACATTTCCAAAGGTAGCATGTATTGACTCGGAGGCAGGTGTTGCACATTATGAGGGAAGAGACATTACGCTTAATAATGGTAATACATATAACAATCTCATCCTAGTTGATAATACATCCGATTTAGATGAATTAGAGTCTGACTTAGATGATTTTCTTGATGGCGAATATGATAAAAAGATTGAAACTTTGAGTATTGATTCAGAAACAAAATTTTATGGAACAATGCAGGTTGGTGCGCAGGAAGTTGAAGAGAAGAGAGCAAGAAAGAAAGGTGGCAATGTTGACGATGCAAACATTAGCCAACGTTCATGGGGACGTATCAAAATTCTCAATTTAAAATTACAGCAGCTAAAAATTGATTTATCAACAAGAGGAATTCACATTATTTCCGTTGCACAGGGAACAGATAAGAGAGACGATTCTGGTGAAAAAATCATTGGAATCAAGCCAGATATGCATAAGAGTGTTGGATTCGATTATGATACAGTTCTGGAATTCTTTACGAAAGAAGAAGCAGATGGAACACATTATTATGCCAAGGTGTTAAAGGATAGAACCAAAGTAACCAAGCGCGGAGATATTATAGAGAATCCTTGCTATGATATTTGGAAGGATTATTTTGAAGGAAGAAGTAAATTAGAGACAAATCAGACTTCATACAAGAATGATATTAAAGCTTCTACAGAATCTATGGAAGACAAGGCTGATAAAGCTGAAGAACTTGCTACTGAGTTTAAGGAAGTTTTAAAGTCTCTAAAGGATAATAAGGATGCACTTCTTGCTGTTAATAAGCTAATGAAAGAAAAGAATGTATCATTAAAAAATCTTGAGCTTCAGTTACCAGATACACTTACAGAGTTAATTGATTTTGCCAAGTTACAGTTAGCCTAATTAAAATTATGCTCCGACAGGTTAATTGCCTGTTGGAGTTTTTAAGGAAGGATGATTTGGTAAATGAGAAATGTAAAAAAGAAAGATAATGAGCAGTGGATTGAACTATGTGAGTATGTAAAGAAAGAGATTCTTGAATACGATGATAATATGAAATTTCCACAGCATCTCGCATTAAAGTTACAAGGTATTAAACGTGGCGAATATATAGCGAATAATAATCATGAAGCAAAAGCTAATTATGATGATTACACAATTTTATGTACTTTTAAGTTATGTAAGAGAAAAATTGTTACATATTTGCATGAAAATGAAAAGAAAATCAAAGATGAAAAACATAAAATCAATCTTATTATGAAAATGATTGAACCTGAAATCAACGATGTGTATTTGAGATTACAGAATGTTAAAAAGACTGAAGAGAGAGTTGAATCTAAGGACTTCAATAATCAGAGTAATGAGAATGCTGGATATGTAAAAAAGACTAAAGAGACAAGTGACAGAATGAAGAAACTGTTTTGAGGAGGTACTAATTGGCTGAGAAAAAAGAGAATAAAAAATTGACTCCTTATCAGGAAGAAGTATTAAAATGTGCAAAACAGATTCGAGAATACAAGATAATAGCAGAAGCTAATATAGTTGCTATTTTATATAAACAACCAGAATTGATTTTTGATTATACATTGCAGCTTGAAGATTTTAGTGAAAATACATGGCGTGTTTATTGGCAGATTGCTAATGACATTATTGTTGTGGAGAAAAAATCTGTATTGGATGATATGACTGTTGGTTTATATCTTGAAAAACATCAAAAGCTCAAAAAAGAATATGAGGATTATGGTGGGTATGAAACAATTGATAAAGCTAAAGAGTATGTAAACATCAACAATATGGATGGATATGTCAAAGAGCTATACAAGTGGAAAACTGTTTTAGAGATGTTGAAAAATGGTTTTCCAGTGAATAATCGTATCAACGAGTTCTGTGATATGTCTTTAGATGAAATATATGAAGAGTATGAAGCAATGCTAAATCATATCTTTATTAATGCAGATGATGATGTCCAATCATATTCATTAGCAGATGGAATTTACGATTTGATTGATGAGTTGGACGCAGGTGCAGCAGTTGGACTTCCATACAATAATATGGATATTCTTAATAAAGAAACAGGCGGTCAGTTACCTGGAAATATCACATTGATTGGTGGATTATCAAACATGGGTAAGACAACATTAACAAGATCTATGTTAATTCCAAGCACAATTAAATACGAAGAAAGACTTGTTATTTGTGTCAATGAAGAAGGAAAAAAGAAGTGGCAGAGAGAGTTGTTAGTATGGACAGCAAATAATATTTACAAACAAGATTTACAAAAATTTGTTGTCAGGGATGGAAAATATTCTAGTGAAGTCAAAGATTTATTGAGAAAGTGTGCAGATTGGATCACTGAAAAAGCTGAGAATAATATGCTCATAATAGTCCCATTCAAAAGATATAAGACTCAGAAATTCATAAAAGTTCTAAAGAAATATGCAAACCTTGGTGTTAAATATTTCATTCTTGATACATATAAAGCCGATTCAGGCAGTCGTTCCGATAAGATGTGGTTAGATATGCAACAGAATATGGTTGATATTTACGATACCGTGAAGTGTAAAGAAGAGGGCGGTTTGGAAGTCCATGTAACTATTACATTTCAGTTGGCAAAGTCTTCAGCACGTCAGAGATTTTATAGTCAAGATAATATTGGTATGGCGAAAAGTATTGTCGATCCTGCGAGTACATGTTTAATGCTAAGAGATGTATTTGAAGATGAATATACAGGTGAGAAAAATGCTTTAAAGGTATATAGATTTGATGGAAAAAACAATAAATCAAAAATACCTGTCAAACTGGATGAAGGAAAACATTATCAGCTTATATTCATTTGTAAAAACCGTGAAGGTGCTGCAAGTAGTATACAGATTGTGTGTGAGCATGATATGAGTAGAAATATATTAAAGGAAGTTGGTTTTACTTCTGTTCCAGTTGATTTTTAAATTTGTGATGGAGGCGGTGAGCGTGTATTAATGCAGATGAACTAAAGGAATACATTATAGAGAATAATTGTATAGAACAGATTTTATTATCGTTGGAGTGTCATGGACTACACGAATATCCTACTGAATGGAGAGCCGCCTTACCACAAGGCAATAATAAGACTGCTATATGTGTAAAGAAAGATACATTATCAGTAGCAATTAGGAGTTCGGAAGAAAATAAGCGTGGAGATATTTTTACATTGGTTATGACAATAAAGGGTATATCTTTTGGAAAAGCTAATAAATATCTCCACAATATTTTAGGTTTGAAATATTCATATAGCAAGGGCGACAACAAAGATAATAAGAAAGATCCATTAGCAATCTTCAAAAAGGTGAAACGTCAAAGATACACAATTGATAAAGACGTTCCAGTATATGATGATTCGTGTATGAAAGAATATACTGATTTGCCTTATATTGGGTGGATTCGAGAAGGTGTACTTCCGTTCGCTTGTAAAAGATTTAATATTGGATATTCATATGATAGAAAAAGAATTGTTATTCCTGAACGTAAGTGGGATGGAGATGACAATGAATATATAGGCATCAGTGGGAGAACTACTGTACCGAATTATGAGATGTTTGATATTCCGAAATTTTTTAAATTATCCAAAACATATCCAAAAGGAATAAATGTATATGGATTAAATGAGAATTATCAAACAATTCAAGAAGCTGGTTTGTGCGTTGCATTAGAAGCACAGAAATCAGTGCTTAAAAGGTATTCACGAAAAGATGGTACGGCTGTTGCAATAGGAAATTGTGAATTTACAGAAGAACAGGTTAGGATACTGATTAGCTTGAATGTAGAAATTGTCGTGGCATTAGACGAAGGAATTGATATAAATCGTATTAGACAGGAATGTGATAAATTTTATCCTATTAGAAAAGTAAGTTACATATATGATCGTTGGGATTTGATTAAGAAAGGTAGTAAAGACAGTCCTGCTGATATGCCAAATAAAGTATACAATTTCCTTCTTAAGCATCGTGTTTTATATGATGAGTCAGAAAGGAGAAAGTTAAGAGATTGGCAAGAAAGACAAGCAAGGAATTAACAGAAATTTGTAACAAATTTGGTGTTGATACATTATGGTCATGGTCAAGATACCATTGTTACAAACAAGATAGATGGGAATATTTTTTGAAATACATCCTACACAAGAAAGAAGATAGAACAAATAGTATTTATTGTGTATCTGGTGGTAATGTACATGATATTATTGAGCAGCTATATACTGGCAAAATTAAATATGAGGACATGCCAGATTTATATGAAGATAGCTTATTTACAATGAATTGTGCAGAACTCAAATACAATCGCAGTGATTCTGATAAAAATGATGCAATAGCAAATAAATATGAAAATTGCATTAGACATTTCTTTAAAAATCATAATCTGATTACTTTCCCACATAAAGTTGAGCATTTTATTACGATTAAAATTTCTGATGATATTTACATGCAAGGATATATTGACATGCTTTATATAGAGTCATACAAAGACAAAAATGGCAATGAAAAAAAGCGTGTACATATTGTAGATTGGAAAACATCTACACGTTATCAGGGTGCAAAAATTGATGCAGAGTGTGGTCAGTTAGTTATTTATGCTGAAGGTATTAGACAAGCATTAAATATTCCGTTGGAAGATATTGTATGTGAATGGAATTTCTTAAAATATGTCACTGTTACTATTGAACAGAAAAATGGTAAGAAAAAAGATAGATATATAGAAAGAAATTCTATAGGCGAAAGTCTTATCAATACGGCAAAGATGTGGCTGAAAAATTTTGGATATGAAGATGATATTGATAAATATGTTGATGAGATGGTGTTAAACAACAATATTGATTGCTTACCAGATGAGGTTAGAGAAAAATTTGAAATCCATGATTGTTATGTACAAGTACCTCTAACAGAAGAAAAGATTAACGATTTAAAGGAAGATATTATCAATACAGTCGAAGAAATTAACTCCAAAGAGAGAGAATATAAGGATAGTGAAGATGAAAATATTTTTTGGCAAGAAGTAACAGATGCCGATGAATTTAGATTAGCAACCCTCTCAGGATATTCTAGGGCATTACATAAACCGTATGACCAGTATTTAAAAGAGAAAGAATTGTTCAAAGAAGAAGTTGAATCTGATTCTGATACAGACGAGGATGATTTATTAGCATTTGTAAATAGTTTATAGACATAGGTAGGTGAGAAGTTGAGTAATTTAACAGTATTACATTTACATAGTATGGATTCTAACCCATATAGCGGTCTTGAAGTTGACTCAATCACACCTTTTCAAGCTTATATTGACAAAGCAAAAGAAGAAGGAATGAAAGCCATTGCTTTTACAGAGCATGGCGCAGTCCTTCATAATGTTGCAAAAAGACAGGCATGTGAAAAGGCTGGGTTAAAATATATTAATGCAGAAGAATTCTATGTAACAGAAAAAATTGATATGGATAATCTGCAAAGAGACAATTACCATTGTTGCTTATATGCAAAGAATTATGATGGGGTATTAGAACTTAATAAACTCTCTTCTGATTCATTTAATCGTAATGATGGTCATTTTTATTATAATCCACGAATTACCTTAGAGGAACTTGAGAATACATCAGATAATATTTTAGTATTAACAGCTTGTGTTGCAGGTATGTTATGCAAAGGGACGAAAGAAGTACAGGAAAGATTTTTGAAATTCCTTATTAAAAATAAGCATAGATGTTGGTTGGAAATACAGCCACATAATTTTGATGTTCAGATATATTACAATCAGTATTTGTATAGAATTGCTCAGAAATATGGAATGAAGCTTATTGCTACAAGCGATGTACATGCTATTGACAAGGATCATATGATGGGTAGAGCCGTAATGCAGAAATCTAAAAATGTTAATTTCCATGATGAGGATGCGTGTGATTTGTCATGGAAATCTTATGATGATATGGTTGCTGCCTTTGAATTACAGAATGCATTACCAAAATCAATTTATCTTGATGCAATCGAAGAAACAAATAGATTCGCAGATAATATTGAATCATATGACTTGGACTATAGTAACAAATATCCAAGATTATATCCTGATGCTGAGAAAGAATTTAAGTCACGAATAGTTCAAGGCGTAAAAGAACGTGGGATAAGTAAACTACCAAATTATAAAACAGAGTATATTCCAAGGATACAGGAGGAGTTAGAAACATATAAACATAATGACGCTATTGATTTTATGTTACTTGATTCAGATTACAAGAATTGGTTACTGAAAAATAATATGCATTATGGATGTTCAAGAGGTTCTGTATCTGGTAGTGAAATTGCATATTTGATTAAATGTACTGATGTTGATTCAGTTAAATATAAGCTTAACTTCTCACGTTTTATGAATCCTGAAAGAATGTCATTGGCTGATGTAGATACTGATATTTATGCAGAAGATAGATATAAAGTGCGTGAGTATTTATTTAATAAGGAAGGTTTGTATTGTTGTAACATTATTACTTTTAATACAATTCAGTTAAAAGCAGCGATAAAAGATGTTGGTAGGGCATATGGAATGAGTCCTGATCAAACTCAGGAATTATCAAATATGGTAGAAACTGATGATAAGGGTAAGGATTATATGCCAGAAGAAATCAGAGAACAATATCCAGAAATGTTTAAATATATTGATATGGTAATTGGAACAATTACATCGCTTGGCAGACATGCAGCAGGAATTGTTTGTAGTCCTACAGATATAAGATATGATTTTGGAACATTGTCTATCACATCAGATCCTCGTCCTGTAAGTCAGATAGATATGCACGAAATTGATTCTTTAAACTATGTAAAGCTAGATTTGCTAGGATTAAATGCTGTTGGACTAATTGATGGTGCTTGTAAACTTGCAAGTATAGATTATTTAACACCTGATAAGGTTAATTTCTCAGATGAAAATGTTATTAACTCAATAGCAAAAGATACTACATTGATATTCCAGTTTGAAAGTGGTTTTGCAAGTGATTCATTAAAAAGAACGCTTAGCAAAGAAACCTTGGAGAATATTAAAGCACAGAATGATAATATCTCATATCTTGATGTCATGGCTATGGTCAGTGGTGCTATTAGACCAGCAGGTGAATCTTATAGAGAACAGTTATTCAATGGTATTTACAAAGATAATGGCAACGAAGCACTTAATAATTTCTTGAAACCTACGCTTGGTTATTTAGTATATCAGGAACAGATTATTGATTTCTTACATGATTTCTGTGGTTTTACTATGGGACAAGCAGATATTGTCCGTAGACATTTTGCTAAAAAAACAGGTACTGAGGCAGATATACCTATCATTGAAAATGGTGGATATATGGTAGATATTCACGGTAATAAGGATAATAGATATATTCCAGGATTTATTGCAATTGCACAAGAGAAGTATGGAATGACCGAAGCTGAAGCAAGAGAGGCTATAAAATCATTCTTGATAGTAATCGAAGATGCGTCTAATTATTTATTTTCACGAAATCATTCCGTTCCATATAGTATGATAGGTTTATTTATTGGATGGTTAAGGTATTACCATAAGATTGAGCTATTAACATCAGCATTAAATGTTTATGTAGACAATAATGAAAAGATGTCAAATATTAAAGAATATATCAAATCACAGGGAATAGAAATCAAAGGAATAAAATTTGGCAAATCTAAAGCACAGTATTTCATGGACAAAGACGAAAATGCCATTTATCAAGGAATCTCTTCTATAAAATATTGTAATGATCAGATAGCAGACGAATTATATGAATTGTCTAAAAATCATTATGATAATTTTGTCGATTTACTTTCTGATATTATTTCAAAAACATCTGTGGATGATAGACAATTACATATTCTTACAACACTAAATTTCTTTTCTGAGTTTGGTAAGAATAAATATTTGCTATCAATTATTGATATGTACAATTTGTTAGGAAAATGCAAGACATTGAAAAAAGATAAAATTACATCACTGAACATTAGAGAAGAAGATGTAAGAAAATGTGCAGAGAAAGAGACACCTAAACAGTATAGTAATGTTGATAAGGTTAAACTTGTAAAACTTATAATAAGTGACTTAGAGAATAAGCCATTATCAATAAAGGAACAGATTGTATATGAACAAGAGTATCTTGGAAACATAATGTATAAAAATCCGAAAGCACCAAAAGACATGTATTATGTTCTTGAGTGTAAGTTCTATAAGGATAAAACAAAACCGTACCTTATGCTTTATAACATGAGAGATGGCGAGTATCTAAAAACAAAAATCACTTCTGGAAAGTCATTCATTGAATCCCCATTTATAGCAGGAAATGTTATCAATGTAAAAGAATTTGGTGAGAGAAATAAAATGAAAAAGGTTGGTGGCGATTGGATTAAAACAGATGAAAAAGAGAGAATAGTAAAGAAGTGGGACGTATATTAGAAGGAGATGTAAAGTTGGATAAAGTATTTGAATTTACATGTGTACCTGAAAAACCTGTGTATAATTCAGCAGAATTTAAAATATATGGATGTTCTATCAATAGTTTTAAATATCCTGATATCAAAATCAACAAATACAATAATGTAACTATTAAAGGTAATATCTCAGAACTTAACCTTGGAGTTGATTACATTGTAAAAGCAAAAGAAGTATCCGATTCGCATGGAATCGGATACGAAGTAATCAATATTAAGAGAGAAAAACCTACTACATTAGCTGCAACACGAAATTTCTTATATGAAATTCTTACACCGAATCAAACGGATGTGCTATTAGATGCATATCCAGATATTGTTGATAGGATAATGAATAATAGATTGGATGACATTGATTTGTCAAAAACGAAAGGTATCAAGGATTACACATTTAATGTTATTAAAAATAAGGTCATAGAAAACTTTAAATTGGCTGAGATTGTAGAAGAATTCAGAGGGCTATTTAAGCTTTCAATAGTAAAAAAACTGTATGACAAATACACTTCTGTTGACAAAATCAAGGAAGTTATTAGAGAAGAACCTTATCAGTGTCTTTGCAGATTAGGTGGGATTGGTTTTAAAACTGCTGATTCTCTATTATTGACATTGGATAAGGATGGTAAAGAATGTCAGAAGAATGGCAAAAAGCCAGTTTTGTTCTTTGGATTTGACCTCGTAACATCATATCAGAGAGCAAAAGCTTGTGTAGATTATCTGCTTGATGAGAATGAAAATAATGGCAATACATATATGCATGTTGGTGATTTGAAGAAACAGTTTGATGTATTAGTTCCAGAAGCAAAAAGTAATTTGCCTCTTATTCTCAAAGGTGATAATGATGTGATATTTGACAGAGAGTTATTAAGCGTATGTAAGAAAGAAACATACGAAACAGAGAAATATATAGCAGAGAGAATAAAAGAAGGATTGCAGATACATACAAAATGGGAGTGCGATTGTTCAAAGTTCCAGGAACTTGATGGTTTTAAACTAACTGAGAATCAGTGTAAAACATCACAATATATGTGTGAAAATAACATTGTTCTTCTTGTTGGATATGGCGGTAGTGGTAAATCTTCAAGTACACAGGCATTTGTAAATATGCTGAATGCTTATAACAAAAGACATTTACTTTTAGCACCAACTGGTAGAGCTGCAAAGGTACTTTCGGGTTTTACAAATGAAAATGCTATGACAATTCACAGAGGTCTTATGTATATGCCACCTGTTGATTGGGGATTTAATGAAGAAAATAAATTACCATACGATGTAGTAATTGTAGATGAGTTTTCAATGGTAGACATTTTTCTTTTCAGAAAATTGCTTGAAGCTATAGATTTTGAGAAGACAAAATTACTTCTTATTGGTGATGATGCACAGATTCCTTCTGTTGGTGCTGGTAATGTACTTTATGATTTGTTGAAATGTGAGAACATTCCTACCATTACACTTGATAAGGTATTCCGTTATGGTAAAGGTGGTTTATCTACGGTTGCCACAGATACACGAACTGGTACTGAATATTTAGATAAGACAAAAACAGGAATGCAAGTATTTGGTGAGGATCAGTCATATATATTTATGCCGATTCTTCAAGATAAACTTGTTGGATATACTGTAAAACTTTATCAGACATTATTATCCAAAGGTTATTCTGTCGATGATATTGCAGTCTTATCTTGCTATAACGTAGGTGATTATGGAACAGTAGCATTAAATAAGAAGATACAAAACGCAGTTAATTCTAATCCAAAAGCGAAAATTACATTTGGAGATACAGAATTTAGATTAAATGACATTGTAATGAATTATGCTAATGATTACAAAGCAATTATCTATAATGAGGAATATATTGATGATAAAAATACAACATTTATTGCTAATGGTGAATCTGGTAGAGTTGTAAAAATTCTAAAAGATGCAATGGTTGTTGATTATGATGGAACATTTATCTATATCCCAAAAAGTTCTATGAAAAATATTCGATTGGCTTATGCCATCAGTACACACAAATCTCAGGGTGGTCAGTTCAAGGTGGTTGTTTTAATTACACCTAAAGCACATACCTTCATGTTGAATTCCAATTTGTTATATGTAGGAGAAAGTAGAGCAAAAGAAAAATGTTATCACCTTGGAGAGATTCGTACAGTAAATAATGCACTTAAAAAGAAGGAAAATTTCGATAGAAAAACAATGCTTCAGATGTTTATGAAAGCAGAATAGGAGAATATATGAATAGTAAGTCAAGCATTTTTGATTCGATTTTAAACACAATTGAGTCAGAAGATATTAGAAAATTTGCAGAAAGATGTATTGAAACAATTCCAGATTATTTTTGGAATGTGGGTGCGTCAAGTACGGGAAAATACCATCCTCAATATGCTCTTGGTGATTTAGGATTGGCAAGACATACATGTGCTTTGGTAAGATTTTTAAATCACATTTTTGCGGTTGATTGCTTTGGTAAAAATTTTACTCAAAGAGAGAAAGATTTAATGAGAGTTGCAGGAATAATGCATGATTCACGAAAAAGCGGAAATGATGATGATTTTACAAAAAATAAATATACAAAGTTTGATCATCCACTTTTAGCAGCTAATGTTATTCGTGAATTAAAAGGTAATGAACTTCCTGATGAAGAAATCGAAATGATTGCAACTACAATTGAGAGCCATATGGGTGCATGGAATACTGATAAAAGAAGTTCAACGGTATTACCATTACCTAAAAACAAATACCAGACAATTTTACACTTAGCAGACTACCTTGCAAGTCGTAAGGATATAGAAGTTCTGTTTGATGGATTTGAAGTACCCAAAAAGGAAGTCATTAAGTTAGAGGATTATGTTCTGAATTTTGGAAAACATAGTGGTGAAAAGCTTGTTGATGTTGCTCAGACAGATCCAAGTTACATATCATGGGCTAAAGAAAATATGAATAGAGAGCCAATTAAGAGCTTATTGGCTCAGTTGTAGAGAATAATACATTAAAGATTTCTGAAACGCCCGTAAATAGGGCGTTTCAGAGACTCAAAAAACCAAGGAAAGACGGATTTCTTTTGATTGCAAATACAATATATGGTAGCGGTAGTAATGGCACACCACTATATATTGGACATAGAAATGAGGTGAGTACAATATATGATACATGAACTAAAATCTAAAAAAGATTATCCACCTACGAGCACACAATTATTATTATACACCAAAAATCATGGAGTGCTAGTTGGTTTTTATGATCCAAGTACAATTGAATTATGTGGTGGATGTGGATTCTTTAAAAGATTTAAAGATAAGATGTTTGGATATGATATTTATCCGCATGATTTTTACGCCTGTGAAGGTTTGGCTGATGTTTATGCTTGGTCAGAAATTCCAGAAGCTAAAATATCAAATGAGGAATTTAGAAAGTGGCGTAGAGATGAAGAAATTTCACAAGGGTTAATTGCATTTTATGTTGGATGTAACAAAACAACAATTAGTCGTTGGGAGAAAGGACAAATAAATATTTCACTTGAGTTATATGAAAGAATGATGAAATTTTACAAGGAGAATAAAGACTATGATTCAGATGAACGAAGTAATTAGAGATTTAAAAGCAGGAATTAGTGAAAGAGATGTTCTTGATGAGGAAAGAACATATGTTAGCTGCAAGTGTGAGGATAACGATGAAAACTCGTTTGTGATTAAATATCACAATTATGAGACAAAAGAAGAGGACAAGTATCGAATTATTGTAGAAAAATTATAATAGGAGGATTTATGAGTTCAAAAGACAATTCATATGCAAATACAGACAAAAAGACATTATTTTTATCTGATGATGTAGACAACGAATCTATTGGTAAATTAACATGGAGCATTTTACAACAGATTCGAGAAGACGATGAGAAAGATGAAAAAGAGAAAGATTATAAGCGTGAACCAATTAAACTATACATCAACTCGTATGGTGGATCTGTTCATGATATGTGGGATTAATTGATGTCATTCTTAATAGCAAAACTCCAATCTATACATATTGTACAGGATATGCAATGAGTGCAGCTTTTAAGATTTTCTTAGCAGGACATAAGAGATATTGTTATAAACATTCAACATTTATGTATCATCAAATGAGTTGTTGGAGAAGTGGTAAATATCAGGATTTGGTAGAAGACAGAGAAGAAATGGACTGGCTGAATAAAAAGATTGAAGAATATGTAATCGACAGAACCAATCTCACAAAAGATGATATTAAGGAGATTCGTGAAAAGAAGAAAGATTTCTATATTCATTCTGATGAAGCAGTTAAGTATGGAATTGTAGATGAAGTTTTGTAAAAGTTGAATTGACGGATTTCGAAAAAGGAGATGAATTATATGGCATATTGTCAGAGATGTGGTGAATATTGCCAAGACCATTATACATATTGTAAGAGGTGTTATTTTGAACTTGGACAACCATTTGGAAAAGCAATAGAAAGACCTCACAAATGTAGAAAATGTGGTGGCACTATATATGGAAGATATAACTATTGTTTATCATGCGCTCAGAAAAACGGTTTTATTAAATCAAGTTATTAAAATATAAAACAAGAATCGACAGTTTCTTTGGAAGATTTGGAGGTTATATATGATGGACGATAGAGCAATTACAGAATATAAGCTAATTATAAAAATTTATGACCAGAAAAAATGTGCAGAATATGATCCGTTTGGATTATGTTATGTAGACGATTGTATGAGTTGTCCAAATTCAAGAATAAAAATTATTCGTGAAGATGGAGTAGTAATGCGTGATGATTTTAAAGATAACAAGAATGTAAACGCAAAAGATAAATTATGGTCTTACCAAAGAATGTTTGAAAGAGATGGTGTAGAACTATTTGAAAAAATGTACAATGTTAATTTTTCAAAATGGCAAAAGAAATATCTTTCAAAAATATTCAATAAGTTAAAGAGTAAAAAGAACAATTAAGCGGTAGATTCTTGTGAAAATTAAGGAGGTAAAAATGAGAATAGCATTAACAGGTCATAGACCTCAGAGACTAGGATTGCCAGATGATGAGTTAGATATTAAATGGGCAAGAATTTGTAATTGGATTCTTAATCAAATACTTGATGTGTCTGATGTTTATTGTGGTATGGCAAATGGCTCTGATATTTTAATTGGGTTAAATACTTGTCTTATTAAGGAGAGCTACAGAGCAGCTTCGCCAGAGTTAGAGAAGAATAGAAATTTAAAATTACATTGCATATTACCATGTAAAGATTATAACTCATCTAACAAATATTACAATAAATTAAAGACAGAAGCTGATGAATGGGTTGAATTATCAGATGAATTCTATAAAGGCTGTGACAATGTGAGAGATCAATATATGGTTGATCATTGTGATGTACTTCTTGCAATTTGGGATGGTAATAAATCTGGTGGTGTTTGGTCAACAATTCGTAAAGCACAGAAAGCAGGTAAGAAGATTATTTACTGCCCAAAAGAGATTTTAAAAGGAGAATAATATAATATGAAAATTTTAGCTTTAACAATTTTATTTATTTTAATGTTTTTCAGAATTAAAGGTACGCCAAGTGCATTAAGTAAAACATTGTGGCAAAAGAGAATGTTTAAGTCGCTTGCAAAAAATAAAGAGAACAATAATGGAGAACCAATAAGTGATGCCATGTATAGAGCTGTAATATTTACCGTATTCTTTATGGAGCTATTCTTAATTATCTTCTACATAGTGTTAGGAAACAAAATTGGAACAACTGAGTTTATTGTAATGTCTGTATTACAGGTATTCACTTGCTTATGGTCATTTGGTGTAAACCTGTCAGAAGTAAAAACAGCTTTTAGTTGCAATATTGAAGATATTAAGTTCCACAGATTTCAGTTTCTATTTAATGTTGTGTTAGATTATATCTATTATCCGTGGGCGATTTATATGTTATTGAAATAAGCCATTATTTTATACGAAAGGATAGGAGAAAAAATAATGATAGATAGTAGAGAAACAACGGCATATGAAGATGGAAGAGACATGGGATATATTGAAGGTTTTGAAACTTGCAAAGAAGACATTATGGAAGTAATCAAAAATCTTGCAAATCAAATTGCAAAATATAGAAATTATTCAGAAAATTATTCAAAGGAAGCATTAGAAAGTATTATGTTGGAAGCCGGATTGGATAGAAGTTGCTTATAAAGTGGAGGATACTAATGAAAGCAATTTGTAGAATATAAAGAATATGCTTTTTAAAATTCATATCTAAGGATTAAGTAATTCAAATTCATATGAATAATAGAAACTTTAATGGAAGGCATGTCTTAATAACAAATAAAAATCTTAGAGCATTTCGCTCACAATTAAAAAAAGAGAATAATTAAATATGGAGGTAATTTTATGATAGAAAGCAGTGTTATTAGAAAAATATCAGATTTAAACAATGATAATCGTGATTGGCAGTCGTTAGAAGAGATAGAAAACAAAATTATTAAAACTGCCACAAAAGGATATCAATTGATTAGTGTTGGTAGACTAGGTGATTATGCTGTAAATATTTTAAAGGATAGTGGATTTTCTTTATGTGAGCGATATATAACAACAGAAAACGGATATGATTTTTTAGAAACTCTTATACGTTGGTAATGAAAGGAAGGAATAGGATAATGGGTTGTTTTGATTATGTTAAAGGGAAAATAAAATGTCCAAATTGTAAAACTATATTTGAAGCAGAGGATCAAGTAAAATGGACAAACTGTATGCTTCAAGAGTATGAAGTTGGAGACAAAATACCTGCAAAAGATGGCGAATATACATATGGTTCAAGCGAAAGAGGAAAGTTAATATCATTCTGTCCAATGTGTGATTCACTTATTTCATTTAAGGTTGTCGTAAAAAATGGAAAAGTATACAAAGTAAAAGAAACTGGTTTGATTTTATAGAAGATTGGAGATGAAGAAAATTGAATAGAAGAAAACTTAAGAAAGCATTTATTGAAACTATTAAAGAAATGTTTGTAGTGTTTATATTTACGATTGCTGGATGCTTAATTGCCACGTTTAGTAATGCTATTACTGGAACAATCGCATACGGATTAGCATTTATGTTTATAATTGTATTCGCAGCGAATATGTATTTGGAATATAAAGATCTTAAATATAAAGACGAGTAAATTGGATTTTCATTGGAGGTGATTCTTACGGAATGGTATGTACTCTATAGTGATTCAAATGCACGAAAAATTGTTAAATGGAACATATTCAAGCATGGAGCTTTTAAAAAAGAAGTAGACAAGCTTTTGAAAGAAAATTTAACGAAAGACGATTTTTCAGAAAAACTTGGAAGATTGCTTATGTATTATACGTGGTCTAAAAGCGAATATGAAGTAATCGTATCACCTTGGGTTGGACGAGCAGAAGATATTAAAATTGATGTTTACAGTCAGGTACATATGAATTGGGATAGATTTGTTGATTATGTGTGGTCTTTTAGATAGCGAACAGGAGGACTAAAATTGGGATTTGAGACAAGTGAAAAATTGGATAAATGGGTGGAAAATCATAGAAAAATATGTTGTGGTTTTCATTCAATAGTAGGCGAACAGTTTGTATACGAGTTTTTACCGTATTGTACTACAGAGTGCCAAACAGTTAAGTGTACGCTGTGTGGCAAAGAATTTACAGATTATGTTGGTTAGGAGGATTAAGATTTGAAAACAGTTTTTAATTGGATTGGTGATGATTGGAGACGAGTAAAGAATCATTGTAGAACAACCGATAATAAAGATTTTACAGAGAACGAAGCAACAGATAATTTTAAAAAGAAGTTGCTTATATCAGAACATTCACCAATTAGATTACTTGAATTTGATTGGTCATGGAAAAGTATTTATTATTGGTTGAGTACAGAATGGTCAAGACATAAATTTGAAAAATTTATTAGTTCTCAAAGAGATGATAGATTGGTTGATGATACTCCACGAGGAAAGAAACCACAAGATGCATTGGTTAATTTTGATGGTTATGCTAATGAGCAAAACTGTATTGATGGATGGAGAAAAAGATTGTGTGGAAACGCCACACCAGAAGCCGTTGAATTAGCAGAAGATTTCAAAATTGAATTACATAAAACACATCCATTGGAATCCAATGTATTAGTACCTAATTGTATATATCGTGCAGGTTGTCCTGAATTTGGTTGCTGTGGAAAGATTACTGATTTTATTAAATGGGCAAAGGATAATAATAAGGAAATTAACTGGTTTAATATTCAAAATAGATATGATTTATACAATGAATGGTTTTATGAGGTACACAAATAAATGTTCATTTCAATACATATAATTTGAAGAAAGAAGTGGTAAACATATACGATATTATAAATAGTGATATAGAGAATAAGGTCACTGAAGGTGACTGTGTTGTGATACACGAAACTAATTGGAATTATACAAAAAGAATTGGAAATCCATACAAAGCAATTGTATTATATCAAGGCATAAACAGACAACCTCTTATTACAAAATATGGTGAATATAAACCTTATTGGTCTACATACACAAACATTGTTGATATAGTTGGACATGTGGATTTAAAAAATCTATTTGTGAAAATTTATCCAAATTTATTAAAAGAAGGTGATTAATATTAGAAATCCGAATAGATTATATGATTTTTATAATGAAGTAACAAGATTACATATGACACACATGCCTGATTGGAGAGTTGGTCAATTTTGGATGAACTTTTTAGGTTGGGTGCAAAATGTAAAGAAACGAGATCCGTTCTTTCCAGAAGAGTCAGAAATGCTTACATACTTAAAAGAATATTGTGGAGAAAAGGAGGAAGTAAATGAATAAATTTGATATTACATCAAGGGTTGAAGAACTCAATAAAGCTTCCGAAGCTTATTACAATACTGGACAGCCTATTATGAGTGATACTGAGTTTGATAATAAACTTGAAGAACTCAGACAGTGGGAAGATGAAACTGGTATTGTATTATCAAATAGCCCAACGCACAATGTTGGCGCAACAATATTGGACAATATAAAAGAAGTTACACATAAAACACCAATGTTATCATTGGAAAAGTGTCATAGTGTAGAAGAGATTATTAAGTTTGCAAATAATCATAATCTTGTGGCTTCTGTAAAATTAGATGGCTTAACTGTACGTCTTACTTATAAAGATGGTGATTTAGTTTTAGCAGAATCAAGAGGAAATGGTGTAGTTGGATCTGATGTGACAGAACACGTTAAACAGTTTACTAATGTTCCATTACATATTAATAAGGAAGGAACTTATATAATTGATGGTGAAGCATTAATTAAATTAGAAGATTTTGCAGAGATTAACAAAAATGGAGAATATAAGAATAGTCGTAATTTAGCAGCAGGTACATTATCAAGTCTTGATACTTCGATTGTAAAAGATAGAAAACTATCTTGGTATGCGTGGGAAGTAGTTGAAGGATATAAAGATAATTCTTTTATGGTTTCTTTATTAAAGGCATTTGACCTTGGATTTGACGTAGTTCCATTTGCTAATTTGGCATTGGCAGATATGTCAATTGATGAAGCTATTGAATATTTTCTTGATGAAGCAAAAGAGAAATTTTTACCGCAAGATGGCGTTGTATTCAAATTTGATGACATTGAATATGGCAAATCTCTTGGTAATACTTCTCACCATTTCAGGAATGGAATTGCTTGGAAAGCAAAAAATGATTCATTTGAGACAGAATTAACAGATATTGAATGGACAATGGGTAAAACAGGAAGTCTTTGTCCAACTGCTGTATTCAAGCCAGTAGAAATTGAAGGGAGTAAAGTAGAACGTGCTTCGTTGCACAACATATCCGTATTAAGACAAATTATGGGTAGACCATGGCGAGGTCAACATATTGGCACATTTAAAGCAAATCTCATAATCCCTCAGATTAGATGGGCAGAAGAAGATGATAATAAGACAAAAGATTATATTGATATTCCAAATAAATGTCCAATATGCGGATCACCTACAAAGATTGTTAAAGACAATGATTCAGAAGTTCTTTATTGTACTAACGAAGGTTGTAACGGTAAATTACTTGGCAAACTCAGTCACGCAGTAAGTAAGAATGCTTTTAATATTGATGGATTATCAGAATCAACTATTGAGAAATTCATCAATCTTGGATGGTTAAAATCAATCAAAGATATCTATCATCTATCAGAACACGAAGAAGAAATGGGGTTACTAGAAGGATTCGGTAAAAAGTCCGTAGAAAAACTTCTTTCGTCTATTGAAAAATCCCGTAACACCAATCTGGAACATTTTCTTTATAGTCTTTCAGTTCCTATGGTCGGAAAATCTGCAAGTAAAATGATAGCAGAAGCAGTAGATTATAACTTTGACAATTTTATGCAGCAGATGGCATTAACAGGAGCAAAATATTTTAAATATATTCCTGGAATCGGAAATACTTTAATTAATTCTCTTGATGATTATTTTGAAAAACATTGTTCTGATATTTTAAAATTGTCAAAAGAATTCATATTTGAATCAAAAGGTAATCGTAATACTAATGGTTCATTAAAAGGATTAACATTTGTAATAACTGGTTCGCTTAATCATTATGCAAATAGAGATGAACTAAAATCAGAAATTGAAAGTTATGGCGGCAAAGTATCAGGTTCAATCAGTTCAAAAACTTCTTATTTAATTAATAATGATGTTAATTCTACGAGTTCTAAAAATTCTAAGGCAAAATCTCTAAACATTCCAATTATTAGCGAAGAAGATTTCATTAAAATGATTCAGTAAAAATTCCAATTAAAAAAGAGAATATAAATATGTAGTAATTAACATTCAAAATAGGAGGACAAATGAAAAAACGTATAGAAATTTTAGTATGTTTATTTGCAATTTCTTTTCCTGTCGTCCCCATTTGGGGACACGATTATAAAAATAATATAGGAAAAGAATTAAAAATAGGCACAGAAATAGCAACAAATATTAATCAATTACTTAGTTGTATTGAATTTCCAAATATCGAAACGAAAATTGGCTATTTGAACAATTCAACAAATATAAGAGTTGAGCCAAATCTTGAATCTTATGTTGTTGAGGTAAAGCCCTTTAATACAGAAATTGAATATTATGACTATGACGAAAATTGGGTATGCATAGAGCAAGATGAAAATGTATTTTATGTGTATAAATCACTGATTTCAGAAAGTCCAACCGACTACTTATCATATAATACCCCCTATAATAAAATTAAAAGTTATATGAGTTACAAATCCATAACATCAAAATCGAGTGACCAATATAAAATGCAGCAAATAGCATATACCGGCAATTATGGTATTCGTCAGGTAAATGGAAGATATTGTATAGCGGTTGGCTCTGCATATACCACAAAAATCGGTCAGTATATTGATTTAGTATTAGAAGACGGGACAATCATTCCGTGTATTTTAGCGGATTGCAAGGCTGATATTCATACTGATTCTAATAATATTTGTACCAGTGATGGTTCGTTGGCTGAATTTATTGTTGATACAAAAGCATTAAGTAAAACAGTTAGATATACAGGCGATATTTCTACTGCATGTGAAGATTGGGAAAGTATGATAACACAAGTAATTGTTTACGACAAAAAGGAGGAATTCTAATGAGTAAAGAACATATTGTAAATCTTGATAATATTTCATTATTGAAGGAGTTTATTAACGAAGTAACTTATCATATTAAAAGTGATGTGGATGCAATTTATGACCGACAGGTTGTGGATGCAAAATCATTATTAGGTGTAATGTCAATTGCAATTCATCCACTTAGAGTAGTTATTCATAGCGATGACTTATCAGAAGTTGCATATTTTGCACATATTTGTGAGAAATTCAAATAGGGAGAATATTATTATGCATGAAGAAAATTATATTGAACTTGATAATGTAACAATTGGTGATTGTCTTGATGGATACAACTATAAAAATAGAAGAATTGTTGTAAATGATGGTCATATTATTGGATTTGTGGACGAAGAACTTGAGGTAAAAAAATGTTAATTTTAATTGGTAAGACTTGTAGTGGAAAAAACTTAATAAGAGACAAATTAATATCTGAATTTGGCTTTCATGAAAATGTTACATATACCACAAGACCAATGAGAAAAGGCGAAATAAATGGAGAAACATATCATTTTATTTCAGATGATGAGTTTAACGAAAAGGTAAAAAATGGATTCTTTTTAGAATGGCAGGAATATGTGACTAGCGATGGTATATGGAAATATGGCTCATCTAAAGAAAGCTACAAAAATTCTGGTGATAAAACTATTGTTATTTTAACACCGGCAGGAGTAAAAGAGGTCTTAAAGGAGAATTATACAGCAAAGATTATCTATGTTTTTTCCAATATTCAGACAATAAAGAAACGGTTGGCATTGCGTGGTGATAACAAAGAAGAAGCTGATAGAAGAGTTACATCTGATATAAGTGACTTTTATAAAGCAGAATTATTGGCAGATAAGATTGTTTATAACAATTGGAATTCTAATATTGATGAAGTTGTTAAAAACATTGTAACACAATATGAAAGGTTATTGAATAAGAATGAGAAATAATGAACTTACGATATACCTTGCTGGGAAAATGCAAGGACTTACATATGAAGAAATGACCAAATGGAGAAACATGTTTAGGGACAATTTAGAAGATTGTTCAGATGCAACTAATTCAAAAATAAATGTCATTTCTCCGTGTGACTATTTTAATTTTGAAGAGAAAAGACAGCAGAATGAAAAAGAAGTTATGAATTTTGATATTTCTTTAGTTCGTAGTAGCGACATTGTTATTGTAAATACAACAGAATTAAATAGTAGTGTTGGTTCTATAATTGAAATTTATGAAGCATATAAAAACGATATTCCTGTAATAGCTTATGATGAGAAAGGATGGTATAGAATACTTCATCCATGGATTAAATGTTGTATTACTAGAACAGATTCTTGCGTAAAAGATATATGTGAATATATAAAAGATTTTTATATGCAATGAAAGAAGGTGTAGGAAAATTTATTTAAGTGGTATTAAAACAACTCATGGTTTAGCAAGAGAATTATTAGATAAACCTGATGAGTTTTTAACAGTTACAGTTGAAAATAGAGAATATAGTATTGACCACATAAAGCCAGTTAAAACACATGCAAATATTGATGATGGTGTAATACATAAAACGCTTGTATGTGAAAAACAGGTTGATGGCAATATTATTAGATAAGAGGTGAAAAAATTATGGGAATTGGAGATACTTATGTATTCGGACATGAAGAGTCTGGTTATAACAGAGAAGCATACGATGACAAAATGATTCTTATCGAATTAATTTGTAACAAGCAGACAAAAATGATTCTTAATGATCCAACTTCATACGATTCTTCTTTTTACAAAAAATTAGAAGAATTGAAGGTGAAAATAAAAGATGCAAATTAGGAAACCCTTATAAATAGGGCGTTTCAGAGCATGAAAATTCCAATGAAAGGTTGATTTTTCTTGTGGAATCGAGAAAGGAGATAAATGGGAACGTATAATAAAGAAGATATCTATATGATAACTTTAGAAGGCATAGAACAGGGTTTATTTATAGGGGTAAGTAATAAACACTATGATGAATTATATAAGTATTATGGCTATTTAAAAGTGTTAGATAATACTGATAATGTACAGAAATCAAATGAAGATAATGGAAAAATAAATAGATTACAAAAAGAGCTAGAACAAGAAAAAGCTTATTGTAAATTCTGGAAAGAACTAACTTTAAATCTTAAATCGTCATTTGAGGGACTTATAAACAAAATTGAGGAAGGAGATATAAATATTGACAAAAGTAATTAAGAGAGATTGTTCAGAGGTTGATTTTGATAAATCAAAAATCTCAACTGCAATTCTTAAAGCTATGAAAAATGGTTCAGGTATTGTAAAACCAAAGATTGCAGAAGACATTGCAGACGAGATTGAAGAAGAATGTAAAAATAAAGAAGATGTGAGTATTTCTGATATTGAATCAATGGTTTATGATAAATTGATTACTAAGAAGCAGAGACTTACTGCAAAAGCATACGAGGGATATAGAAGTATTCGTGAGTTTCAGAGAGAAAACGAGAATACAACAGATTCCGAGATTGATGAACTGTTAGATGGTGAAAGCGAATACTGGAATACTGAGAACTCCAATAAAAACTCAAAAGTATTAAATACTCAGCGTGATTATATGGCAGGAATTGTTAGCAAAGATATTTCTCGTAGATTTTTACTTCCACCAGAAGTTGTACAAGCACACGATGAAGGTATTATTCATTTCCACGATATTGACTATTTTGGTATGAATGCGATGAGCAACTGTTCACTTATCAATCTTGAAGATATGCTACAGAATGGTACTTGTATTAATAAAGTAATGATTGAAAAGCCTCATAGATTTATTACTGCTTGCACAATCGCTACTCAGATTATTCTTGGTGTTACGTCACTTCAGTACGGAGGGGCTACAATTACTCTTACACATTTAGCACCATTTGTAAGAGATAGTTACAACAAATACTATGAGAAATATAAGTCATGGGGATTTTCTGATGAAGATTGTAAGAGATATGCAGAAGCTGATACCAAAAAAGAAGTAGCAGATGGTGTTCAGACTTTTAACTATCAGTGCAATTCTATGTCTAACTCAAATGGGCAGTCTCCTTTTTTGAGTGTGTTCATGTATCTTGGAGAGACTACAGAGTATAAGAAAGAACTTGCAATGATTATTGAAGAGTTTCTTAATCAGAGATTAATTGGTCTTAAAAATGAAGTTGGCGTATACGTCACACAGGCATTTCCAAAGCTTCTCTATGTCTTAGAAGAAGATAATATTCATGAAAATTCCCCTTATTGGTATTTAACAAAACTTGCAGCTAAGTGTACTGCAAAGAGAATGAACCCTGATTATATCTCTGAGAAGATCATGAAGAAATATAAAGAAGGTAACTGTTTTCCATGTATGGGCTGCCGTAGTTTCCTTTCACCTTATAAAGACGAAAATGGTAATTATAAATTTTATGGAAGACTAAATCAAGGCGTTGTTACCTTAAACCTTGTAGATGTAGCATTGTCTTCTGAAGGAGATTATGAAAAGTTTTGGGATTTAATGGAACAGAGAACAGAATTATGTCATAAAGCATTACTTTGCAGACATAAACGATTAGAAGGAACATTATCTGATGTCGCACCTTTATTATGGCAGTATGGAGCATTTGCAAGACTTAAAAAAGGTGAAAAGATTGATAAGTTACTTCATAATGGATACGCAAGTATTTCACTTGGATATGCAGGTTTATATGAATGTGTAAAATATATGACTGGTAAATCACATGTTGATTCACAGGAAGGTCATGATTTTGGTATTAAAGTAATGAAGTTTATGAACGATAAGTGTGACCAGTGGAATAAAGAGCATTATATTGGATTTTCAATTTACGGATCTCCAATCGAAAACACAACGTATAAATTTGCGAAGTGTCTACAGAAACGCTTTGGAATTATTAAGGATATTACAGATAGAAACTATATCACAAACAGTTATCATACATTTGTAAAAGAACCAATTAATGCATTTGATAAACTTGCTAAAGAATCAGAATTTCAGGCGTTATCACTTGGAGGTGCGATATCTTATGTTGAGACAGATGGATTGGTAAATAATGTAGATGCTATTTTGGAAATGAATAAATTCATCTACGACCATATCATGTATGCAGAAGAAAATACAAAGTCTGATTACTGTCAAGTTTGTGGTTATGACAGTGAAATTAAAATTATTGATGAAGATGGTGAACTTATTTGGGAATGCCCAAATTGCCACAATAGAGATAAAGACAAGATGAATGTAGCAAGAAGGACTTGCGGATATATTGGAACTAATTACTGGGGAAAAGGACGTACTCAGGAAATTAAGGAGAGATATGTTCATATGACAGATATTGCGGAGGACTTATAATGAGATACGCACAGATTAGATCTATGGATATTTCTAACGGAGAGGGAGTTGGAGTCTCCCTCTTCGTCCAAGGGTGTGACAGGCATTGTTTCAATTGTTTCAATTCTGAAACATGGAATTTTAATGGTGGAAAAGAGTGGACAGAAAAAACAAAAAATAAATTTATGAAATTGATTGATAGACCATATATTAAGCGAATTTCCATATTAGGTGGTGAGCCACTTGCTGAACAGAATTTGAACGATGTTTTGTCTTTAATCAAGGAAATTCGAGAAAAATATCCAATTTCTCAAAATCCCAATTCAGAAAACATAGGAAAATCAAGGGTTTTAGAAGATGAAAATCCCAAAGAAAGCAGTATTTCTTTTCCCGAAAAAACTATCTGGTTGTATACAGGATATTCTTATTCAGAAATATTTCGAGGACAATCATCATGTTTATCTCAAGAAGGATTAAACAATTTTAAACGTAGAGAAATCATTAAGCTATGCAATGTACTCGTTGATGGAGAATATATAGATGAGCAGAAAGATCTCACGCTCAAGTGGAAAGGTTCAAAAAACCAAAGATGTATTGACGTAAAAGAGTCTATTGTTCAGAACAAAATGGTTTTATATTGCGATTAAAAAAGAATTCGAGGTGAGTGCAGAGTGAGCGTTTTGTGGTTTATTATATTATCAATTGCATGGCACACTGGGATAAAAATTGACAATATACCAATTATGATGATTTCAATTTTTTATATTGGAGATTGTATTTTAGCTAAAAGGAGGAAAGAATAACGAGTTATTTAATAGATAAATTCAAAGGTATTTACCGTATTAAAGTACCATATAATCAATGGACAAAAGATTTTACACGAAAACTTAATGGAAATCTCGAAGATGTAGACTGTTACATTGACTGTCAGTATGGTAATAAAGTATTTCATTACGGCAGAGATGTTTTACAAGCATATATATCTTCACTTGGAAGAGGACACAATATTTTGAAATCAATTAACGAAATTGACCAGTCAATTATCTTTGATATAGAAGAAACCGATTCAGAAATTCTCTTCAAATTCAAATATGTCGATTCTGACAAGATTATTCCATTATTAAAACCGAAGACAAGTGGAGCTAGTATAAGCCCATTTTCATCAAAGAATTTGCCACTAAATAAAGACTTTAAGATTCCAGACGAAGAATTGCAGTCTTATAAGGATATGTTAGCAAATATACCTGAAAACAAGCGATTAAGTATAGGAATAACCACTAATAACTTTATTAAAACATTAGCAACAAAAAAGAATCCAATAGAGAATATTAAAGCAGATATGAAATTAAAAGGCTTAAAAGGAAAAGAATATATTTTCTCTATTGGACAGTGGAGTAACTATATTAAATATTTAAAGGAGAATTTGTAAAAATGAGTATCATTAAAGAAATAAAAGAAATTAATAAACTTGCTAAGTGTAAAACAAGTGAATATGTATGTGTTGAAGATGTATATACCATACAAAAAATTAAGATTAAATATTTTGACAAAGAAATTGACAAATTGGAATACATTGGTGGAGGTAAATCTAATTGGATTGACCTTCGTTCAGCGGAAACAATACACTTGAAGAAAGGCGAATTCAGTTTGATTCCATTAGGTGTAGGAATGAAGTTGCCGGACGGATATGAAGCCAATATTGTTCCACGCAGCAGTACATATAAGAATTTTAAGATTTTACAGACAAATTGTTTTGCAGTCATTGACAACAGCTATAGTGGAGATGCTGATGAATGGAAGTTACCAGTAATTGCTATGGAAGATACCACAATTAATAAGAATGATAGAATCTGTCAGTTTAGAATTAATAAAATTCAGCCAGAGATTGAGTTTGAAGAAGTGGAACACTTGGATGAAGTATCTCGTGGTGGAATCGGTTCAACTGGAAAGGCGTGATTATGATAATTATTCCAATAAGCGAAAAGTTTACATTAACTATTCAAGAAGCAAGTGTTTATTTTAATATAGGAAGAGATAAATTATACGAACTTGCGAATGAAGAAGGAAATACTTTTACTATACATAACGGCAAAAATATCCTTCTCAAGCGCAAGCAATTAGAAAAATATTTAGAGAATAAATCGTATATATAAAATTGTAAAAGATCAAGCTTTATGATAATATAATCATATAGGTTTGGTCTTTTGCTCATAGAAAGGAGTACAAATGGGTAAAGACTTAAAAGGTAAGGAACTTGGTAAAGGTTTAAATCAAAGAAAGGATGGAAGATATCAGGCTAGATTTACTACTTTAAACGGAAAAAGAGTAGAAAAGAATTTTGATAAAATTAAAGAGGCTCGAAATTGGCTCGATGAAGAAAAACACAAATTAAATTTGCTAAATAGTAATAATATAACAGTTGATGAGTGGTTTAATTATTGGATAAAAAATTATAAAGAAGGAATTGTCGCTGATAATACCAAAAAAAATTATTCAAATCGTTACGAATATAATATCAAAAAAACAATAGGTGATATGGAATTAACAGATGTAAAACAAATTCATTGCCAACAGGTATTAAAAAAGATGATTGAAGATGGCAAATATGCTTACGGAACAATCGAACTGACAGCTATAACTCTTCACGCTTTATTTAAGAGTGCGTTTGAAAATGGGTATATTGTTAGAAACCCAGCAGACAGCTTAAAAATAAAGAAACGAGATATTAACGATGATGAGAACGACAAAAGAGTTCTTACAAGAAATGAACAAAAAGAATTTATCCAATATGCAAAAAAATCCATTTATTACAATGCGTTTTCACTCGTACTTGAGACTGGATTAAGAGCTGGAGAAATTGGTGGATTACAATGGTCTGATATTGATTTTGAATCTGGATTTTTGTATGTTAAAAGAACATTGTTGCAAGACTCAAAAAAAGGTGGTTTTTATTTTGGAGTGCCTAAATCAAAAACAAGTAAAAGAAAAATTCCATTAACAGAAAATGCTAAAGCTATACTGTATGATCAACAAAAATTACAATATAAATTAAAAAATCAAAGCATTAAATGGCATAATGAATGGAACGGTCTTGTGTTTACCACAATTAATGGGAATCCTGTTGGTGCATCTACTTTTAGAATTACAATGATTCGAATAGTTAAAAATATCAATAAGGATAGAGAAGCAGATGCTCTTGGTAAAACATATAATATTTTTGAGCATTGTTATATGCATTCTCTACGCCATACATTTGCGACCAGATGCATAGAAAAAGGCGTACAACCCAAAACTCTTCAAAAAATATTAGGGCATTCAAGCATACAAATAACAATGGATTTATATGTTCATGTTACAGATGAACATTTAGAAGAAGAACTTGATAAAATGAACATTGCAATTTAATAAAAATTTTTGGTGCAAAAATGGTGCAAAATCAGTAAATATGTAAAAAACAAAGCTGTAACTCCAATAAAATCAACACTTGTATAAAAAAAGATACCGATTACGCAAAATAAGCAGGAAATAAGTGTCCGAAGAGTGAAAGCTTTTTGGACACTTATTTTTTTGCAAGAAAAACAAGTAATGAGGAAAAATCTGTAAGAAAAAAGGAGAATACAATGGGACAGAATCATCAGGAAGAAAAAAGAATCAGAAGAGTTAACAGGGAGTTAAAATATCAGGGCGCAATCGTGGATGTTTATTCAGACACCATCGAGACACCGGACGGAAATATTGCATACTGGGATTATGTGGAACACAGAAAAGGAGCGGCGGCAGTTGTGCCGGTTACACCGGAGGGCAGAATCTTAATGGTACGCCAGTATCGGAATGCATTAGACCGTTATACTATTGAACTGCCGGCAGGATGCAGGGATTCCCTGACAGAGGATACGAAAATAAGTGCCATGCGGGAATTAGAGGAAGAAACAGGCTTTCAGTGTGGTCATATCGAAAAGATGCTTTCTTTAAAGACGACTGTAGCTTTCTGTAATGAGTTTATTGATGTATATCTGGCAACGGATTTAAAACCGGGCAAACAGCATCTTGATCCGGAAGAATTTATTGAAGTAAGGGCATATGACCCGGAAGAATTATTAGAAAAAATTTATGCCGGAGTAATCCAGGACAGTAAAACCGTAGCTGGTATCTTGGCATATTGTTACCGTTACCGGAATAATATGAAATAA